CCTTCGGGTCTGATAGTTGATATATCCATACCAACACCACAACGTCTTTTTGCTAAAAGTTGCATTTCCATTGCACTTCTATTGAGACCAATAAGGGAATCGTGTGGTGATTCTATAACCGTACAGTTGGATATAGAAGATAATTCGCCGGTTCCTACTGTTGAAGTCACTGAACCACCCGAACAAATTTCTTGACCATATAATAGATCAAAAATTTTACTCCACATTTCCTTACGATCAGTATTATCGTTATCACCTATATAACGATATCGGTGTTTGCCGTATGGGGTTAATTTATCCCATATTTCTTTTGTTATGTTTTTTTCATATCTATATTCGATTTTAGCGAGTTCATTTGCTTCTCTTAAATAGACTTGACGTGGTGTTTCAGATTTATTAAAGGAGTATTTTTCTGAAAAAATGTTTGCGACATTTTTATCACCATTGAAGTACTTTATCGTTTCCTCAAGAACACTCACATTTTCATTTACATGAGGAGTTACCATTTCATTATTATCCATTATATAACAATTAAATTATTATTATTATTTTCTACAAAAAAACTGTTTTTGTTGCAATAAAACAACAGGAATTACCATTTAGTATGATAAATTTTTTGAAAGGATACCATTTTTTAAACCATCGAACCCATTGAACCAATCAATTATCACGTTCTTCAAAAATATATCCCGCTTTTTGGATTTTTCAATATCACCTTTAAATTCTTCTTCAACACGAAAGAAAACATCTAATGGTGAGATTTGTGCAACCATTAAATTTATGTTTTTACTATCATTTGCTCGTATACCGATAACCTTTTTTTTGGTAACGCGTCCATCAATAGTTACTGTGGTGGTTTCACCGGGAGTATAATTATCATTTAAAAATTTCACAATTTTTTTTACCATATCCAACTGATTCCGCTCTTCTTTTATTACACCTCTTTGGCGGTTGTAAGCAGATAATTCGTTAAATCGTTTTAGATAATCAGTGCCATTATACATAATGCCCTCCCGTTTCATTTGAAATAATATCAAAACTTAAAACCTCTACGTGTCGTTTTACCTCACCATTCGAGGTCGTAATAACATCTAAATAATATTTGTTTGGAAGATAAGATTGACAATCAAATAGAATATAATTTGAATTGAATGTTCGGTTGATTGGTTGCCAATCTTCCCACACATCAATAATTTTGTTATATCCGTCTTTTATAAAAAGCATACACTTTGCTTCGTCAATAAGTGCTACTTGATTATATGTGTATTGTAACGCAAATTCAAACATAAGTTTGCGAATACCATCATCTCTTCTTACCTTTTCATTATAACTTATCCCACTACAAGTTACCGAATATTTTTTCGGCATAGAATCATTATCACCGTATGAATATAATTCGTCAGGGTCTCTTGTGGTAAATTCTAATGTTTTATCTGCGACATTTATGTTTTTATCTTTCTTACAATCGTAATATGAAAGATTGGACCATTCGTCATAAAACATACGATTGGCACTTGTATCACCTTCTGATAATTCAACATCCACATAATAAACCCCCTTTGTTGCTTGGTGAACTTCGGGTGTTTCCACATATTCACTACCATCTTCCAATGTTCCTGTTATTGTACACACAGGTTTTTCAGACTTTTTCCAATTCAAATTAATACCATGACCCATACGATTAAAATAAAAGTAAAGTCTATTCGGAATATCTAAATGAAAATTTTGTCTATCATCTAAAATGGTATCCTCATAAGAGGTTTCAATATAGGGTTCAAAGAAATTACTACAATTATGTCCGAAGAAGTTGATACACTGTGGAATATCACACATTATTTTATTATATTCGGGTGCAAAACATATTGCGAATCTGTGATTTACTAAATTATATGGGTTTTCTCTAATTAACCAATCGGTAATTATGTCTGATATGTCCCACGTAAGGTTTTCGTTACCATATTCAAAATGTTTTGACCTTAAAATAACACTTGATTGGTTATTATTAAATCTAAAATATTGTTCTTCAAGAAATTTTTCTGAATAAATTCCTTTTGAAACTCCTTCGTAAGGAAATGATTCTTCTATTGGGTATAAAACGTTTCCGTATTTATCGTAAATATAATTAAGTTGAATAAGATTTAATTCGTCTAAATTACTACTTCTATTTTCTTCGTCTAATCTAAAATATTCTCGTTCCGGTTTGAATAAAAGGTGGTCATAGTGCCCCAAAATACCCACACCCCATTGCCATTCTGTTCTTGCTTGATGCCAAGTTACACCGTCACAACTGATATGTTGGTCGAATAGGTTGGTTCCACATAATGTTGTGCTGACATGGTTAATGTTATCGGCATCATATCCTCGACCGTTATCCCAATATTGTGGAATTTTGAACATAATAAGTTCAAAACTTTGTGCGCGGGCTGCTGTTTGTAAGTTAATCGTTGGACATGGGGAAGTATAACTGCGGAAATCCATATTTCCACAATTCCACATTTTCAACGTGTGTTTCATTTTACATAAATCGGGAAAGGTTTTATCTTGTACAAATTGGCGAATATAATCAAGTTTGAATTGTATTAATATGCGACTAAACCCACCACGACCATAGAAAGCGGATAGAATCGGATTGGCTCCGAAGTTATTATTGCTATCGAATACTATGGTTGACGATTTATTTGCGAATGTTTTTATCTTTAACATAATTTCTAATTTACATTATTTTTATTAATACACATATATTTGCAATGGTGTACCACTCATAATTGCGCGCATACTTTCAATCATTTCTTTTTGTTTAGCTAACAAGTGGTGTGGTAATAGAGTTTCTAACCAAGTATCCAACGCTTGTATTTCTTTTTCCCATTCCGCTTTTCCGTCATTGATAAACATAGTGTAATCTAATTTCATTACTGCGTCATCAATCTTTATTTCACCACTTGCATAACCTTTTGTATAACCAACCACTTGTTTTGCTTTTGCTGCTAACAATGCTTGAATGGTTTGTTTGGCGTTGGCGTTCATAAATTCATATTTTCTTGAAGATATGGGATATTGATCGGGTGACAACATAACTTCGGAATTTACTCTCGCACACTCATCCGGATCAGTACTATCATAATAAGTGTACCACACAGCACATTGTCTTCCCCTACCGAAGAAATGGGGGCTTTGCCAAAATTTATCACCGTAAATGTGGATAATATGTTCACCACTTTCCATTGCTGTAATTTTATACACCAATTCTCTTCCGGTTAATTTTTGTTTCATATTCATATCTGCTGCCAAAAGGGTGAAATCATAGGCTGGCATCATAAAAGCACCACCAACACCCGCACCACTGTATGTAGAAGCACCCATTCCGGGCATACCGAATGAACCACTTATACCATAAGCACCTGCACCAATACCACCAAAACCCGATATTTGTCCTTCTGCACCACCAAAACCACCTACTCCACTCATTAATGCTGGGTCTGTTGTGTTTGGTGTTACATATAATACACTATTGATCGCCCTACCAGCCGGTATCACATAACTCTGTTTACCCTTTTCCACCAAAAAGTAATCCTTTTTTAGTTCGTATGGTCCTTGTGCTTGTAACCCCTTTTCCTTTGAAAAGAAATAACTGAATTGTTTTGCATAATCAAAGTTTCGGAATGTTAGTTTCCATGCTAAATCATTTTCATTCAGAATATTCTTACCATATACTTGCGCAAAGTTTTGGGTTATCAAAAACTGATTCATGTGTTTTTGGTATTCATTAACACAGAAATCCATAAGAACACAGAGTTGGTCGTCTGTAATGGGGACAATGACTAGGGGCGCACCCATGTTCATTCTCACATACTCAAAAAGACTTTTCTGTTCATTCGTTATCATTGACAATATTTATTTTATTATAAATAGTTTCAATGCTATTTATATAAAAATAAATTAACATGAAAATTATACCGAAAATAATTGGTGAACTCAAAGAAATTACGTTGAATGAGGATGACAAGGGAAAGGTAGAAATTGTGATTGACAAAGATAAAGACGAAGATGTAAAAACCCAAGTTGATAATGCGGTTGAAACATTGGGTGATGATAATAACATAACAGTTTCAGGGCAACCAAATACTTCAACAACACTATATGCTTGGCGTGAAAGGGATAACGCTTCAACTTTGAATGAATATAAAACTTCAACAGCACAACGTTACCACACTTGGGTAGATGTGTTTACAAAAGGTGTGAAAGACAATAATTGGTTAAGAACGGTGTATTTACAAAAAGATATATTTGATCTTGCAGCAAATGTTCCATTTACCGATAAGGATTTTGATATTATTGAAGAAGTTTATCAAGACCCCGATTTTCTTACACAGCAAGCGTTGGGTGGACTTGGAGTTATATTGAAAAATGCTTTAGCAAGACGTTCACCACTACCCGAAGATATGAAAATAAGGTTGAGGGAGTTTGATACGTTGTTATCCACTACCGCTATGGATAAGGGTTTAAACAAAAAGAAAAAACTTGAAAGAACAATGGACCCAAATCTTGTGAATTATCACAATAAAATGTCGGGTATAGATTCTAAAGCGGAAGCAATAGGAAATATGATGGGATTACCCGAAAACCAAAACTTTATTGGGGCATTGTTGAAGAAAGAAATAAACAAAATTCTTGACGGGGGTAGTCCTGATTTGGGTATTAAAAAAGAGATTGTTAATTCATTAGCAAAACAAAGTGATACTAAAACCAAGATAAAAAATAGGGGTGACGATACCGATCCTAAAGATTATATTCCTGTTAATTTACTAATATTATACGCAGTGTTAATCAAAGATAGTGGTCTTGTACACACAGCAATTGAGGCGGAAGGACAAGAAGTTGATCCACTTGAACAGAAAAGAGTAAAGGGTAAGTTTGCACCTAAACTTGGAACCATATTAGCAAAATTAGTTGATGGCGAAGGAATGGATGAAATTAAAAATATTTTGATCGCCGCTCGAATTATACCAAAACCAAAGAAAATAAAACCTAAATTAGAACATAAAACCATGGGTAGAACTATTATTATTTCTGAAAGACAAGCGCAAATGTTATCTCTATTAAGATTGAGTGAAAATGCGCCAAAAGACAAAAATCTCGTGATAAAGAACGCCGCTAAAAAAGAATTGATAGTTGACAAAAGCGAAGAGGTTGCTGAAGACCAAAGATTGAACGATTACTTTGTTAAAGAAGGTATTGAGTACTATAAAATAGTAACAAAACAAGACTTACTTGACGAATTTAAAAAGTAAAACACAATGGGTAAAAAAATTATCATATCCGAAGGTCAGTTGCAAATATTAGTTGAAAGTTTGTTGGGTGGTGCTTACTCAACCTATCGTAATTTGGGTAAAAAAGAAATGGAAAAGAAATATGCCGCAGAAGAAAGACAGAGAAAAGCCCGCAACAAGTGGTGGAAAGACAGAGAAAAGGCTGTTGGTAAAACACCAATTACAAATAAAGGATATGTAAAGACACCTGAACAATTGGAATGGGAAGAACGAAACCCATATCCAAGAGCAGACCTTGAAGAACCCAAATCATTTTTATCCAAATTATTCAGTAAAAAATAATATATTTGCACTATGCCAAAAAAAATAATTATATCCGAAAGGCAAGCAAAAATGTTATCTTTGTTAAATGAAGATAACCCACCTGATTATGTTGTACAAGCAGTAGATATGTACGCACAAGGAAAAGGTTGGGATTTTTTCAAGATCGGAAATTTACACACACCCGCAGAATCGTTACCGAAAGAAATGGTAAAACAAATATTAGCGGGTAAAACCTCTTTGGGTGATAACCCAGCGTTTCCACCGGAGGATGAAGTTAAGTTTGAAGAAAAGTTATTATTATATCCATTTAGAGTCATAACTTCCGATTTAAGTGGTATGTACCCGGATTTAGATATGGATAATGTAAATGAATGTAAAAATGAACTATCTAAACTTCTAAAAGAGTGTCAAGAAATTGAAAAACCAATAAAAGCACAGTTGGAGGTGTTGGTAATGAACATAATCAAAAAGGTGTTTGGTGTATCAAAAGAAGATGTTGATCTTACTATCGAAATGGTAGATAAAATAACAGCAGATGATATTAAAATGTCATTACTACCCGAAGCAACTGACGATATTGAGTTTGAAGGTATTGACGACTTTAAGGGTATTAATGATGATGTTTATAAAAGGCGTATAGTAAATTGTTTAATGCAGGGTATTTCTAATCATTTCATTCATTTGTACGAATTTTATATAAAGGATATATTCCTATTGAATGATAAATTATTAGGGTTATATAAGCGCATCATATTATTAAACGAATATGTTAATTTTATGTCAAACGCTAATAAGGTTGACGAAGATAATGTAACGTTTGGTAGTACGTCTGATATTACTGTAAGAAGTAATAGTAAATCCTCTATTACTGTTAAGGGTAAAAACTTTATAGCGTTGCTTCATGAATCTGTGAGAGCAATGTTGGATTTGATTTCGGTTAATGGATTACCGAATGACCCCGATAAAATGAAATATGTTTTGAAAAAGGCGGATTTTCGTTATGCCGCTTATTGGGATTTACGTTTCGGAATGGGAATGTGGATGAAATTGGAAGAAAAACTTGGTGATATAGAATATACTGATATAATACCATATATATTCTATATGATAGTATCCAAACCAACTGATGAGTTTAATACTTTTATGCAAAACATATTTGCTAACACAAGACAAGGTAAAATTGAATTACAATCTATGATAGATGGTATTAGGTATAAGATTGACCAAGATAATTTTCACTCTGATTTAGAAAAAAAGAGAGATATAATAAGTGATAGTGACACTTATATCACTAGTTTCTGATAAAAATGAAGGTGTTTTGGATGTACAAGTTTCTCTAACTCACCGTATGTTGCCCACATGAAACCGTCATTTTCCGGTATTTTATGACTTTTATTATCAACTACAACGTCAATAGTATTTGAATAACATTCTTCGGCGTTTAGTTCCCAAGTACATTCCATTGCGAACACATATACTACTTTATTTTTTCTTTGTAGTACACGCCCCATATATTCTATAATATTGAGAAGGGGGTTAAAATCTTTCTTATCACCTGTTTCTTCGTGATATTCTCGTATTGCTGTAAATAGGGCAGCATCTCTTTCGGGTTTTCCTGTTATTGAATAAGGAAATCTGAACCAATCAAAGTTTTCTATTTTACCTTTTGGAAACCCCCAAAAACCCCCTTTTTCAACCGTTCTATAGAATACTCCGCCGGGGTGTACCAAGAAAAATTCGCGTTCTTTGGGGGTTCTGTTTCTATACAAAATTATTCCACTACTGTAATCCACAATACACCTTTTTTATATCTATAAATATAAGGTTATTTGTGATTTTCCGAATAGTTAAAGGTTATTTACATCAATTTTAAAATCCCTTGTAATCGAGTTTTCGGGTATATAAATCCGGTAACTAGTGTGTTTGTTTTCGTCATACTTAAAGAAACGTGGTTTGATTGCTTTATTTACAACCCGCACCTTCTCTACTCTTGGTGTTTCATTATTATCTTCAATAACTAATGTATTATGTGTTGTTACACAAGCCATACGATAACCACCCACTTCTTCTCTCATAAAGTAGTAACGTGGGTTTTCACCCACTTTTCCTGTACCTAAAAAGAATTTTCCTTCAAGTGATGCTCGTGCACCTAACGAAACTAATGTGTGAATGGTTTCCTTTGTTTCTACTATTTGAAACCTTTCCTCATTATCAAATCCGTTTGCTATATACATAACTATAAATAAAATCACCATTATAAAAATGTATTTACGAACAAACCACCAAAACCAATAACTATCATAAGTGTCTTCGGGACCAAAATAGTAAAACGCAAACCATGTTGCTGTAATCCCAATTATTAAAAACCATGCAAAAAGTGTCATATTATTTAAAATTTTTAGATTTCTTCAATTCTTCGATTTTCTTTTTATCCGAACTATCTAATATAGTCGGAAACTTGTGTTTAATCACTAAATAAATATCACCAGCGGATTTTTGATTACCATGTGGTATTCCGTATCCACCCAACATTAACGAACCTGTATTAGTGAAATTTTGGGGTATATCCACCTTTATTTTTTCACCAACCGGTGTTGTAATATCAACACTAGTACCCGTAATAATATCCAGGATAGGAACATCCAAATATCTTACAAGATTATAGTTATCAACTTGGTATAAATCGCTTGTGATATTACCAATTACAATTTTCAAATCACCACTTACTCCACTATAACCTTTTGGGAGTTGGTGTCCCATACCTTCACGTGATAGGGTTACACCCTTGGTAATTCCACGTGGTATTTGTAATGTAACAATTTCTTCTTTTTCAATTACACCAATGTTTTTACAATAACTACATTGTTTTGAATTTTGTTGAACTGTTTTTCCTGTTCCTTGACAGTGTGGACATATGTTTGTTTGTTGGAAGAACATTGTGCCACCCATTTGTTGTGAGGTTGTTACCATACCACTCCCCTTACAAGTATAACAAGTTTGAAGATTTACACCTTCGCAATGTGAACAAGTGATACCGCGTTTGAATTTATATTTCTTTTCCGTGCCTTTGTACACGTCTTTTATGTCGAGGGTTATGCGTATTACAACGTCTTGACCCTTTATTATTTGTTGTTGGGGTTGATGTTGTTGTCTAAACCCCCAATGACCCCCACCATGAAAGAATGATTGTAATATATCATCAATATCGGCACGCGAATTAAAATTTTGGAAGTTAAATCCCGAAGTACTTCCTGTCATATCATATTGCATCCTCTTTTGTGAATCTGATAAAACATCTTTTGCTTCGGCAATACCTTGAAATTTAGTCGTTGCTTCTTCTTTTTCTTTTGGGTCTTGAAATTTATCGGGGTGATGCTGTGTAGCATACGCTCTATACTGACGTTTAACAACATCTTCAAAAGGTTTTCCCTGTAATTTCTTCTCTTCGGCGGTTATACCTAATCTATCGTATAAATTCATTTTTAATTACTTTAAAATTTTCTGTAAATATATAGTTATTTTTATGAAAAACAAAAGGGGTGATTATCGCTAATCACCCCACAGCAGAAAAAAAGTATTATTCGTCATTCGCAGATACTTCCACTTCCGTATCTTCGATAAGTGATAATCCAAACACATGATTGACAGCGTTTTGGATTGATTGTCCGGCACGTAAATCTTCCGCCAAGTCGAGTAGGTTTGCCCGTGTGAAATCCCTGTTTCTCAACGTATCGGTTATTAATTCGATTGCGCTGATAATGCGTTCACTTTCCGTTTGACTGATACCCAAAAACTTTGTGATATTCAGTTTTCCACTTTTCGCAACACCACCCTCTTCCGTTTCGGCAAGTTTGATAGCCTTTTCAAGTCTTTCACTCACCTCTTTTTTCCGGGTGTAATCGTTCATTACACCTTCTTCCTTGATTTTTTTATCAAGTTGGCGCACATTGTTGGCGGTAACTTTGTTACTTTTAAGTGCTGCAATAACACTTTCGTCATGCGCTAACAATGCAACCGTTTCTTTTACGTGGTTTAAACTCTTACCCAATTTTTTGGCAATTTCTTCTTCTGTCCAACCGAAGTTCAAGAACTTATTATACGCAGCAGCGAGTTCAATCGGCGCAAAACGCAAACTCTCATTGGCGTTTAACATATCCAAAACTCGGTTCGCCTCGTTGTTGGTTGACCTTTCCAAAATTGCAGGAACTCGGCAAACAGGTGTACCTCTACTTTCAAGTAATAGTGTTGCACGATAGCGACATTCGCCGTCAACAATAATGTACTTGTAAATGGGTTCGCCGGTGTTGGGGTCTTTTCCAATAGATTCCCTGCGGCACGTCAGCGGCGTTAAAACACCGTTTTCAGCAATATTTGCTGCCAACGATTCAATGTGTTCGAGAACAACCTTGTCTGTAAAATTACGAACATTGTGTTCCGCATCCACCGTCAACGTTTTTGGGTCAATTTGAAAAACGTCTTTTCTTACGGTTTTGTTCACATCACCACCACTCACACTACCTAAAATTTCCTCGTCGCTTTTAACGACTTTCATATTTATATTTTCCATTTGTTTTATGAATTTAAAAATTTATAACTATCACTTAATATATTTTTACTAAAATAATCCGATCTTCGTTTTTTTGTTCTCCGAAATTCTATTTGCATTTTACGTAATCCTCTGTGAAAAAGACCAGCAGCGCGGTGATTGGGTATTTCCAATCTTTGGGCGACCATTGCAAATGTTCCTAACGCTTCTTCACCATCAATCCCGAAGTAAAGTTTGATGACTTCTTGTTCTTTGGCTGTTAGATAACTCAAATATGTTTCCACAAGAAACTTGTTATGGTCGTCATCAATGGCATCTGTAACCTCATTGTGAGAACAGTAAAACTCATTGAAATCTGTTAGACCGGAAACATAATCTGTGTCGTCTATTGGAATATCAATAGAAATGGTGGATATTGCACATAACTCTTCTTCGCTTACGTGGATATTATGTCTATCCTTTAATATAGATGCTATTGTACTGATATTTACATCCCACCCCTCTTTATTGAGTTCTTTCCTTATCTCTTCAACTTTCTTTCGGAGTTGATAATCAACGTTTTTCTTGATTAATTCCCTCTTATTCAAATATGTTGAAATGTAAGAATATATCCAATGTACTGCATAACTTATAAACTTGAATCCATAGGTGGTATCAAATTTTTCAGCCGCCTTCATCAACCCAATGTTTCCTTCTGAAATCATATCCATTAATTCGATTTCTGTTTTGGCGTATTTTTTGGCAACCGACACTACGAAGCGTTGGTTGCTTTGGATTATTTTATCCCTAGCCCTTATGTCGCCGTCATTTCTATAAGAGTGAAAGAGTTCTACTTCCTCATCAACCCCCAAAATAGGGTATTTGGCAATGTCGGTGTAGAATTTTTGTAATGAGTCACTCCGCTGAAAGATTTTTGACTTTAACCTCGTATCTATTTTCATTTAATCTAAATTTATAAAAGTTATAAACTATTTCTATCGCACCACACAACGCCTGTTGAATACTTTCGGCGGTAAAATCCGATCTCTCGGAAATATCCTGTGGTGTAAATTTTTGCATTAGATGTAAGTTTAATAAATACACCTCTACTCTTGATAATAGCGTTACATATTGTTTTATTTCGTCAATTCTACTAACTTTATGACGTATTTTCATTATGTCAATCGCATTTTTAATGATTTGTCTAATTCTTTCGGTAGTGAAACCATAGTTATCAGCAATATCATCCAAAGTATATTCAGCAAATGTATTTATACCGTAATATAATTCAACGATTTCCCGCTCACGTGGTAATAATATTGTCAAATATTCTTTGGCTAATATTTTATTATCCTCGTCATCGATTATGTCAATAATGGTGTTTTGTGTGTAAAACATATTATTGAACTCACTTTCGGTTGGAGAAAATTCGTCTTGCTCTGTTTTTGGTGTCGCCGGTGTGTCAATCGAATCAAAGGATAAAACATACAAATCACTTTTATCAATTATTTTTACGTTGTGTTGTTGTTCCAACTCTTCCATTAATTCATCAACATCCATTTCCCTTCCATTAATGTTTCGGAATTTCTCCTTAATTTTATCAACATGGAATATTGTTTTTTGCAAATTTGTTTGAGCAACCAATTTGTTATCAATTATGAAGTTTTGGATTTCTCTTTTGATATACCACACAGCATATGTTATGAATTTGAAACCCCTCTCCATATTAAAATTTTCTAATGCGGTCATCAACCCAATGTTTCCCTCATTGATTAGGTCGGATAAAATTGATTGGTTGGTATTGTTGATGTATTTTTTGGCAACAGAAACCACAAATTTTTGATTTGCTTCGATTAATTTAATCCGCGCCTTTTCATCACCATTTTCTTTATATGCTCTGAACAATGCCACTTCTTCTTCGGGTAATAATGTCATTGTGTCGCGTATATCCTTGTAATAAGCACTCACAACATCATTTGCTTCCGTAAAAAAACCAACTTTCTTCGTATTAAGACTACTTCTCATGTTTTATTTATTATTATTGTTTTTGGTTACTAATCTTCGGTTTCATCGGTTTCATAGATTTTTTCCAACGTATCGGAAATCAATCTATATATGTCAAGAATTTCCACTACAGGAATTTCGACTACGGCAATTGTACCACCGTTTTTATTGAGGTTGTTTTCGAGATGTTGTCCTAACCACATCTCTATTCTCTCTACCTCTCTTGTCAGATTTTCTATCTGCAAGTCCTTTTTATCTGTACTATTCATTTTTATATTTTTTATATGAAAAAATTTTTGACTTTACCCCCTCTCTTCTCAACACTGACGCAGCAAGATTCATTTCTTGATACGAACACGCTGCTTGAATATATGGTTCGCGAATTAATCCGATCCTCTGTTTGTTGTCACAATATAATAGACCCCAATTCAGCGGCAACTCTCCTTCTAAAATAAGACCTTCCATACAAAGAAAGGACCGCAATTCACCCAAACCCATTTCGGGATTTATTCGCCAAAGTTTCTTTTTGTCGGCAAGAAAATCTGCACGTGATGTTTTGACCTCAATTAATTGTGTGCGCGCACCACCGAAACCAAATACATCAGGGGATTCTCCGCAACGTTCTAATTCGCATACTACATATGTGGGTTTTTCCCACTTTGCAATACCGTACCGTTTCATAAATGATGCTCCGGCTTTGCATAATTCCCGATGTGTCATACGACAATTGGTCAATAAAAAGATTAAAAATTAATCCGATGTTTACCCCTCTCTTTTGAAGTTGGCGTATTTTGGTTTTGTGGGTTTATAATCTTCATCCCACAATGTACTTGTTATCATTAAGTCAGCACTGTGTCTGTTACATGCAACAGGAACATTGTGAATACGACACTGTCGCAACAACGCCTGAATATCAGATTCGTGCGGGTTTGGATTGAGGTCGTCAATCAAAAATATACAGAAATTAATATTTCCGTTCACAACCATTGCACCAATTTCCAAGTCGCCGCCAACCGGACCCGATTTATAACACGTAACATTTCTACCGGAACAGTTTTCTTCTTGAAACATTTTTTTCACTAAACCACCGGTTGTTCCTGTGCAATATAAATTATGTTTGCACAAAAACTCAACGTTGTGTCTTGCCCACTCTATCATATCCTCTTTTCGCCTATCGTGGGATACGATTGCTATGTTAAGTATTTTCTCCATCTTCTTTTTCTTTTACTTCTAGTGTTTGTACTTCATTTTGTTTTAACATTTCTTGATATTCGTTAATATCCAATTTAGAGTGTTTTCCGATCCACTCCTCTTTTAACCTTTTTCTAACGATAGTGTTAGGAATAATCTTCTTTCCATACTGATAATTGAATGTAGATTTGTCCGCCCACCCATAGAAATCAGTTATAAATTGTGCAACAGCCCCCGACCGTGAAACACCAGCCACACAATGAATAATATAATTTTTATTTTGATTTACTTCAATGAAATCAATTATTCTTCGTGCTTGTTCAACAGTAATTGGTTCATGTTTTACACCACTTATTTCAACCGCTTCGTCAATATCGTAGAAAGATATATTCAAAACGTTTGCATGACTTCTTTTGAAATAATGTTTATCCGAAGGTTCACCACCTGTTATTGATATAATCGCCAATTTGGTTTGGTCTTCAATATTAGAATCATTGAAATCACTTTTTGTCATTAGTTGGTGAAATTCCAACATACCCATTACGTGTATGGTGAACTTTTCCCTTAACGAAATCTTTTGAGTATTTATATTCATATAAACGTATTTTTGTACAAACATACAATATAAATTAGAACTTTTAAACTATTTATACATATGTTAAGAATAATCAATGAATCTGCAAACCGAAATGATATTTTGAGAGCATTGAAAGGTAATCGCCTTTGTGCTGTAACAACATACAATTCGCAGGTCCCAGGATATGGCAGCGTACCAAGTACACGGTACGGTGTTGTTTTGTGTTTGGGTACAGGTCGCTATCAAGACCAACCCGCCATTCGTTTTTATCAAATCAAACCAAAAAACGCTTCGTGGGGACAAACTCAAAAACCACCGCAGGGGTCATTGTATAAAGTATTATATTTGAAAGATATTGTGGAATTTAATGTCTTAACTAACACCGTAACAAACCCACCACCCCAATTTAATCCCGAAGATGATAGGTGGTTTAGGTCAGACAGAGAACGAATTATAGCAAATTTCAACGAACCAGGAAAACCAATCGTAGTTGGTGGTAGCGCATTACCGGGTGACGAAACCGAAAGTGAAAAAGATGTTAAACAAGACCTTCAATTACCAACACAATCGGTTAAAAAGAAATATGATGATTTAAGAAAAACAACAAATGACTTGAAAGGTACATATACAAGTGTTAATAATATGTACAATAAGTTGTTGAAAGACGAACAAGCGGGTAAAAAAATCAAACCATTCCGAAAGAAAACTCTCGAAGCAATGTTGCAGAGAACAAAAGAGTTATTTACTAAATCCCAAACACTCACTAACAAATATTGGGGTATATATAGAACAGAAAGTGGTAGTCAAAACATATCAATACCGAATAAAAAGAAAACTTCGTCTGAAAAAAAGATAAAAGATAAACTAAAAATCTAATAACAGTTGAATAATATTCTCATACTATTATATTAATTAAAAAAGATGTTATGATGGATAATAATATACCAAGTGAAAACTTAATGCAACACCTGTTTCAAACAGATAACCCAAGTGCTTTATTCAATGAAGTACTTAATAAAAGCGTTGATAAAACCAAACAAAATAATAGAGGTGGGGTCGGTATGGTAGCCGCCGGTAATGCGCCGCTTCCACCTGTTCAACTATCTAATGAATCTGTACAGGGTGGACATAAAATACCAAGAATACATCACCAACCGGGTGGTACACAAAATGTAAATAATGACGTTTTGAGAGGTATGCTTGGGGAAAGTTATTTCAACAACCTTGTTAAAACACCACCCGTGGCAGCTGGTGCTGGGTCGGGAAGTATATTAGAAGCAGTTGCTAATAGTATGTCGCCACAACCACAATACCAACAACCACAACAAAGACAATATATGGCGGAAAACTATGAAATTGTTGAAGATACACCGAAACAATTATCATTAGTAATAGAAGGTAAATCATATTCCGGTAAAATTGTACAAAATAAAAAGGGGCAAATATTGTTTGTGATTAATAATACACAAGCATTTGTACTTACCCCTTCGACACTAAAAACAGTGTCTAAAAAATGATGATTATTGACCCGAAGGTATGTCGAAAACTTTGTGGATACGTTTTTTAAATTCTTCAAAGTGGTTATAAACCCCCTGCGCCCAAGAGTATGCGTAGAATATTGACATTATCAAAATCCCCCAAGATTCTGTTTGATATGCCCATATAAACCAAAATGGTTGTGCTACCAAACCTATCACATATCCGTATTTACGCCAATTCTCTTTTCTTCCAACTAACCAAATTGAAGAAATCCCACAAATTGTTATAATTATCTGTATTAACATACTACTTTTTTACCTTTTTCATCAATCTCCGAAAGCGTTGTACTACCACACGTTCTACATTTGAGTTTCATACCCGCTTTTTCAGCGCGTTCCATAATCCAACGAACAGTTTCGGTTATGTTTTTACAATCTAAACAATAGAATTTTGTTACCATTATTTCTTTTTTACTAATCCCGAAGAAAAGACATAATCCAACTTCGGATGTGGATTATAGTTAGATAATTCTAAATTATTAAATTCCAAAGAATTAAAAAACCATGTTAATTCATAAGAAGTCCACTCATTTTTAATGGTTTTATTTACCAAAATATTCAATTTGGGTAATTCTCTTGGTTCTCTGCTCAACTGTTCTTGACAGGTTTCAAATTGATTTTCGTAGATATGTACGCTATTTCCTGTCCATATCAATTCACCTGGTTCGTATGGTAACAACAAACACAAAATGTGTATTAACAATGCGTATGACGCAATATTCACAGGTACACCGATAGGAAAATCACAACTTCTTTGATCAATATACAAATCCAAATATTTTCCTTCTCTAACATTGGTTTGCCAAATCATATGACAAGCGGGTAATGCGTTTTCGCCATTCGTAATAACAGTTGGATGCCATGCGGATACTATTGAATAACGTGAGTTTGGTGTTTTCAATATCATATTGATTAAGTTACAAATTTGGTCGGTTTGTCCGTTGAAATTTCGCCACAATGAACCATATAACGTACCACCATCCGCAAAACGATCATCGCCACCTTTTACTTCCTCCAACCACGTATCATATTCGGGTACATTGTGTAACCCATATAATTTTCGATTGAATTTATAAACATCTTCATTCCAAAAATTACAGTTTGCACGAATAAGTTCACCCACATTTGTACTACCTTTTAGAAACCATTTTAGTTCTTCAAATGTTCCGCGTAAATAAATCTTACGTGTTGTTAGCAGCGGAAAACCTTCTTGTAGGTTGTGTCTGATTGTGCGTACAAACAACTCTTTTGTTCCTGGTAGGTTTTCCCTTGCCGCTGGTTTATAATCCCCCTTATCGAGGATTTCCTGCATAATATCTAAATATTGTCTTTCCATTTTATTTATTTTTTATTAGAATTTTTCTTACTTATTTTTTCGATTTTTGTGTTATTATTACATGCTTCCGCAAACATATTTAATGAATCCACAAACTCCCTACTACCGATTATGAAATTACCATAACCAAGGGTGTGAGTTGGAAAATCATTTATCTCTATAGAAGACAAATTATGTTTACCCAAAACATTTAACACCTCTCCCACACTTCAAATTTATAATCGTATGCGTGTTTTTCGTCTTTACGACACATTTCACCGGATATTAAACGCCATTCATTTGAACATAAATCGGGAAAAAATGTATCCGCTTCGTCAAATACATGTTGGATTACGGTCATATACATTTTATCCGCAAATGGTAATAATTCACGATAAATTTCCGCACCACCAATAACAAAATATTCTTCTTCATGAAATCTCCAATCTTTAATTTCTTGTAAATTGGAAACAACTGAACTCCCCAATAGATTTTCGATTGTTCTACTGACTACAATATTTTGTCTGTTTGGTAGTGGTTTTATTGGTAGTGAATCGTATGTTTTTCGACCCATTATTATTGTTCCACCTGTTGTTATGTTTTTGAAGTTTTTTAAATCATTGGGTAAATGGCATAATAATTTGTTTTTTACACCAATTCCAAGATTTTGATCTACTGCGACTACTATTGATAACATATTATAACTATTTTAATAATTCATGTATAATGATTCTGTTTTTTCTTTGGGTTTATTCTGCCCTGTGACTGTGTTTATGTTGAAATCAACCCTTTTCCAACCATTGGATAAGAAAACATCGTCATATAATTCACACCTATATCCTGACACCAAGTATTTTGCATCCCCATTTACGATTAAATTAACAAATTGTTCCTGTTGAGCATCACTCATATCTACCGGATATCTTGCAGCGGTGCGTGTGCTGTGGTGATACGGTGGGTCCATATAGAAAAAGTAATTGGATTTGTTGTAATTATCTATTATTTCGAGAGCGTCTCTGTTTAATATAACAAAATGTTGTATTCTTTGGTGTGTTTCGGTCATTCCGTCTATTGTGCTAAACGTATCTGATACCGACTTGGAAACACCTCTTCTGATAACCATATTTTTTCCGAAACTTTGATTGTTTCCCGAATAAGACATTCTATTTACAATGAAAAAATGGTATGCTCTATCTTCAATTGAATAACCATCCTTTTGTCCCACTTCTTTTATCCATTCCAAAGACTCCCAAAAAATGTCTTCCGAATAAAAAACAATATCAAGTTTTGCTTTCAACTTCGCAAACATATCTTTATCTTGTACAACCTTAAAGAATGAATAAATATTTTTATTCAAATCATTAACTATTAAAGAACATTTGTCGTGTGGTAGGTTTAACCCCACAACCAACGACCCCATAAATGGTTCTACGTATCCACCATATTGGTCGGCAGGTGGAAAATATTCATACAGACTATTAAGCATATTTGATTTACCACCAAATGATCTTAAACTAGAATTAATCTTTTTATCCTTCATAAAAAATGGGTATTAAGTATAAATTGTTTTGTATTATTTGCATTACTTCTTCTTGAAGAAAATCCGCTTTGTAAAATATACTGTTATTCGTATTATTATAAAAATATTTGAGTATTTTATTTTTCGGAATCCCCAAATATTCAATATCTTCAAGATTAAACCCCAACACTTCATTGTTAATGTAAACATACATAAAATTATAATGCACATAACATACCACACGTGTATTAGAATTTAATGTGGATATAATTTCTTTTGTTTCCGATAGTGTTAATTCAAAAATATTAATGAAATGATATGGTATTTTCTCTTTGATTATTTCAATTATAGTTTGATAAAATTCTGATACACATTCAATATGTTTTGTGTTTTTTTCCTGTGGGCTAAAACACCACCATGTTTTATTATCAATTTTTTCTTTTAGAATTGACAATGGGGTGTCGGGATATAGTCGTTTTACGTTATTCCAACCAATAATAAGAGTTGGAATATCATTTATAATATCCGTCATAACCTCTGTGTAATGAATAAAACTGACTTTATTCATTAAACGCAAATCAGATTTTTGTGCAACAATATTTCCTAACTTTCTAATCATTTTCTTCTTTTAATTCATAAAAATCTTCTTCTCCCCCTTCTTCTTTTAACTTATCTACTTTTATTTGTTTTTCCACCATATAAATAAGTGGAACCCAATTCATACCCTTATAAGTACCAAATGGGTAAATATCACCAACCCCTGAACGTATTTTTTGTTCCGTTGGTATAACATGTTTTTCATAAGACCAATCGGGGTTTGTTGAAACAATAATATTGTTTTTGTTAATAATACATTCAACCATAAACCTCCAATTTCCACCAACACTGAAAGATTGACATTCTCTTTCACCGAGTTCTTTAATATATGCTTCCGCTTCTTCGAGTGTATCAAAACCCATTGTATCAAATATACAATGATACCATGTAATTACCCTATAATTACTATTATGTTCTGCATTGTATTCTAACCAAAGATTATATTTTTTTAATTCGTCTTCTACCCACTCTTTGTGTTCGTCTTGGTGTTTACTTTCAACATGTTTGAACCACCTCTCTTTTCTTTCTTCCCAATATTCTACTTCACCGAATTGTTCGCGCCCATATACCTTATAATATATATCAAGCATAGACATAAATGATATGTCTGTGTGTTGTACACCACGATCCTTAACATATTTTTCAAAAAATCTGTCAATCATTTTTGAGTCCATATCATTTAACACTCTTTCCATTTTACTCATTTTGTTCATTTTATTAAATTTACACGTTTTATTGATAATTCCGTATATTCAGGTGATATTTCCATACCCAAATAATTACGTTTGTTAAGTTTTGCCATTTTACAAGTGGTTCCCGACCCACACATTGGATCAAAAACCAAATCACCTACGTTTGACCACGATAATATGTGGTCTTGTGCAAGTTTTTCGGGGAAAATTGCGGTGTGTTGAAATGCAATTTTATCTTTGGTAGAACCACCCGATCCAACGGCATATTCCCATATATTGTTTAAGGTTTTTTCCTTTTTTAATTCAGCAACGACCTTATTATTTACACCATCTGCTTTTTTATTTGCTACCAATTTTTCAACACCGTGTCGAACAGTACGTGTTTTGAGTGGGTTGAAGGTTTTTGGTTTTCCTTTTGATAACACAAACATAAATTCAAAACAATTTGTGTAAGCATTAGAGCGCATAAATGGGGTGTTTTTCTTTTGGTATATCATTACGTCATGAACGTTGAATCCTATTTCTTGAAACGTGATTCCTTGTCGAAAACTTGTCAAACTCTTATTACCGTTTTTGATTTTGTCGCCGACAACCCACACCATTACGCCACCTTGTTTTAGTGTTCGGAATAATTCTTTAGCAATTTCTTCAAAATTGAATGAATAACCATTATAATTTCGTAAATCATCATAGGGTGGTGAAGTGACAACCAAATCTACACAGTTGTTTGATAATTCCTTCATTCCAATCAAACAATCAACATTATAAATGTTATTCCAAGTATATTCCATTTCATTCTCTAAATAAAACACCTATTTCAATATGTCCAATATAACTTGGTTCACCCGAATCTGACATTTGCCAATCAGAACAAACCGGTTGTTTAAGGGTAACGTGTATCTTTTTAAGTGCGCATTTGTGTCTTCTCTTAGAACATGTTGTACCGTCTTTTCTTCGTGGGCGGTAATATCCACAAAAATAACAATCTTCACAACGTGCTGCTCTTGTCCATTCTACTGTCATACTAACATAGTTTTTCAAGGTATCTTGCTTCTTTATCACACGCTTCGGTTACGACTTCCACACCAAATTTTTCAATTAGATATTCATTGGTTACGTTACCGTTAATCATATTATTCAAACACTCACCCACCTTTTCTTCATATTCCATTTTGGAAATTCTTTCAGCGTCTTCATATTTCAAGCGTTTGATTTTTAATTCATCAATATCAACATCGTCAAGTTTTTCAAACGGATATGTTTTGATAAATCTGTTGAAGGCTTTCCCATGTGAGTCGGGTGCTTCTCTATTTAGAATTTCAACAAAAGATTGATAATCGTGTATTTCAACATCTTTGTATATATATTGTGCACCACGATTAAATACTACTGTAACATCAAGTATTGGTACAGTAAAATCTATTACAGTTTTTTCTTCTGTTGTTGGAGTGGGAACAATTCCCTCTGCAAGTTTTAATATTTTGTGTCGTAACTTACTAATATCAACCTTTGTATAATGTATATTACTTGATTCATACCATATTTCTTCTACAACATCGGTTTTTGTTTTATATATTACTGCCATAACAACATTTTTTGAACTTTTTACCACTACCACATGAACAAATATCATTTCGCCCAAGTTTCTTTTCTGCTCTCACATAAGGTACACGCTTTGGTTTTTCAACCATACCAGCGCATTTTGCACACAACGGTCTTGTGGTATATTTGTATATATCTGTACTACCACATACAGCACACTTTCTTTCTTCTTTTACCTCTTCTGCTTGGGTTTCACCCAACGCTTCGTTAAGGTTTATTCCGAAATTTTCTACTAATGGTTTTTCACCCATAAGGGCATTTACTTCTTGTAATTTATCAAATTCAGGCATATGTTAAATTTTATTTGTTTTATTTACGGTAAAAATACATTTAAAAGTTTAATATCTGAAACGGTATTCTCTTTTATGATATCCCCTCATTATTTCTTCTTCTAAATATTTTGTAATAACACCGGATATTTTTTTCTGAAATTTGGGTACTTCTCTACGTAGAAAGGTTTTTATCATTTTTTTAGCGTGAGCACTACTCACGGTTTCACCGTAAAATAATTTTTTGGCTTCAAACCAATCTTCATCTTCTATATAACGGTCAATATCTTGTAAAACCCTTTTAAACCCTTTTAGATATTTAAACTCTCTTGTATCAGCAATACACGCATATACATCCATTGGATTTTCAATAACCAAACGTTTATATAAACCATTAGCAAATGCTGATTGTTCTTCTCTATTAAGAAAATAATACATTTCAGCAATAAATCTAATAGTTAGATTTTCATTATAACAATTTTTACAAGCAATTTCACGTAATCTTGATAACTCTCTATAATTACGTGTATCTATGTTTTTTACTCTTTTATGGTATCTTTTTATTGCTTTATAAAAATGTGCCACTTCATGTTGTATTATTTCTTCATATCTTCTATTGTATGGATCACCACACACCTTAACCAAATTCAAATCTATAACAGGGTCTATTATGTGAGTTTCTGCTACGTATGTGTTCTTAATTTTATGTTCTACTTTATCAATTAATCTTACAATATAATATGTTTCCCCATAACCAACACGCGCATTTTCTATTGAATCGAGAGAATCAAAATTTATCAATTCACCCCTTACTTTTACAACATCAAAAAACGCTAACGATTTACATTCACCAATTTCTTCTAAAAAGGATAAATATTCGTCTTTTGTTATGGAAAAATCAAAAAAATCATAAAATGGGTTGTTGTATTCCATTAAACAATATTCTATATAATCTGTTAATGTTTTAACTTCCCGTGCTATGTGGAGTGCCATTCATTAAATTTATAAAATTGTTTTTACTGTTTGTAATTTGTGGTAAATCTTTTTTATATTTCATTACAATCCCCGATAGTTTTTTTTGAAAATTTGGTATTTCCCTATATAAAAATAATTTGATTGTTTTTTTGACTTGTTCATTACTTACCGACCGACCAAAAAACAATTCTTTTGCTTCATTCCACTCTTCATCTACAACAAAATTATCAATATCACTTAAAACGTCTTTGAATATGAGAAGTTGTTGATATTGTACAGTATTATGTAAATAGTTTTCTACATTTTCGGGGGTTTCAAAGTTTGGTTTTTCAGATATTAAGCGTCTATATAAACCATTAGCAAAAGCAGATTGTTCATTTCTACAAAGATAATAATATATTTCCGCAAACAACTTTACAATATCATTAGAATTATTTAGATTCTCTTTACTTTTGTTATACATATTAGATAATTTGGTAAAATTTTTTGAATACCCATAATTTTTATTGTGGAATTTTTTTATCGCGTTATATAAATGAGATACTTCGTGTTGTATAACCTCATAATATCGTGGCGCATATGGTTCTCCATGTAATTTTCCCAAATATAATGCAATATTTGGGTTATCTATTTTAATATCTGCTCTATGTTTTTTTACATTTGGTGGTGTTGTAAAATTCATTTTAGGGTTTTTATTAAGTTCCCCGAACCCCGTTTTACCACTCATTAAATGGGGGTGAGTATAGTTACTAATACGCCCCTGTATTTGTAAATTTTCAAAAAAAGCAAGATTTTCACAAACACTATTGGAATAACCAAGACTATGTAAATACAAAATATATTCTTTTTTCGTTATGGAAAAATTAAAATTATCCCCCTTTGGGTTTTTATATTTTGATAAACGGTGTTCTATATAAGTTGTTAGTTCTTTAACCCCATCTGCTATATGTAATTCTTCGTTTAATAATTGTGTATTACCAATTAAACGATTAAAGTCTCTTAAATATTCTTTAAGAAATATTTTTTGTTGTGTATTCATATTCAATTATTTTAAAATGGAAAATCTTCGTCTTTAATTACTATTGGTTTTTCCAATGTGTTTTCGGCAACGTCTTCATCAACCGTTTCAAGAGCATATTTATCAGATATTCCGAATAAATCAGCAACACTACCAATTTTAACGTCATAGTTTTTTGAATATAAATAATTGTCTTTTAATTGGAAAACCTCAATAAGTTTGTTTAATACTGCTTCACCGTCAGTATCCGAAGTCAATATTGTGTTATATAAATCAACTTCCGCTTTAATAATATCTTGTTTTAAGATTTCCTGTCTATCAAGATATTCCTTCTTGATTGCTTCCCAATCACCCATTGCACCACTCAACTCACTTGTATTTAAAAACGGCGGTACTTTGTCAGGAAGAGTTTCTAAAACTTCGGGTACGGAAATCCAAAATCTAATTTCCTTATCTTCCATTGTAAACAACTCCTTTATTGTGTCCTCATCAGTTGGTTTTTTGGGCATACCTGATACCAATTGTGTCTTGGATTTATCCCAATATTGCCTATCTTTTGGGTTTGTTATTAAAATTTGATTCCGAATATCAGGGTGGAAACAAGTCAATAAACCTGTAATACGCTTATTAAACTGTTCAATGTACTTCGGAATGTTGTACTTTAAACCATCGTCACCAAAAATATCTTCGTTTCCATAATATTCTATATCTGTTTCTAATATTTTTTCGTCAATTCTTACACAATTTAAAACATAATCATAATGCGATATTTTCTTATCTTGAAGTGCAACCGGTTCAGGATTTGGGTTTTTCTTGGTCGGTTTTCTCTTACTATAAACAATATTACCTGCTTTATCAACTCTATCCACCATTACCGGTTTACCCTCATTATCCAACTCATAAACAGGGGTTTTTACAACATCACCTGTTCCCTTTTTTAATCCTGTGTTGATATAATAAATCGTATCACCCGGTAAAACATTTAAGTTTTCTCTAATGGCAAGTTCATACCAAGCTTGTTTCGCTTTACTGTTACCGAGTTTGTTTTTTTCTTCCATTTTTTCTTTGTATTGACTCAAAGAAATTTTAACTTTACCAATAGAAGCAATTTGTCTTAATGGTATCTGTCTATTAAATATTTTTCCAATATAAGCATAATAATTTTCCAAAAATTGTTGCCCATCTTCTTTTAATAATAGTGGGAGATTAGTGTCAATAAACGATTCTATAAACTTGGGCATTTTCTTACTCTTAATTGAGTTACCCACAAGTTTTATCTTACCGTTTTCAAGTAAGTCGGCATAGTTTTTACGACTGAAATATATACTTGCAGGAACAATTTCATCCAATCCAAGTCCCATTTTGTCCCGCATAAACAAATCATTAAATTCAGCACAATATGCGTGAATACCTTTCGATTCTCTACCCTCTTTTGTGTTGCGATTTAAACCCTTTTCAGTGTAAGTATATTCCTTATCTACCTGTGAATAAGTGAAATTAACACCATCGGTATCGCCGACGATAGGTTGAAATCCACGATCCATCATCCATTTTATCAACAAACGTAAACACATTCGAGCGGTACAAGTAATTTGTTCAGCATGTGGAACAGACCCCCAATTGAAAATGTTTGCTGCGCCATAGGACCCGAAGAAACCGTTTCCGAATATCTTCATTGGCAACTGTAACTTATCATATTTATTTTCTAATGCTTCCCATTTTCTTATTTCGTCTGAATCTGCATTGTCAGATTTTAATTTTCCAACTGTTTTTCCTGCGTCTTTCTTTAATCCCTTATATTTTTCACGTTCTGAAAGAATATGTCCAAGTAACGCCTTAAATACGCCGCTAATATCTAATTGTGGAAATATATCCCATGTTAGTGTAATAGCAGGATAAAGAGAATTGAAATCATATTTTACAACGTCTTTAACAAAACCTGTTCTCCATAGCCGGGATAATCCCCCTGTGAACGGATAAAGTCTATCGGTAATTGGAATTGCAATATTATTTTCATAAGAAAATGCTAATAACATATACTTCCAACCAGCAGATGTCCCCATTGTGGTTGCTTTCTGATAAATAATGGGTAATAATTTACATAGAAAGAAGTTTGGTGAATTGTAGGTATATTCTACCCTATCACCCTCATACAAGTCGTCTAAAAGGTATCTGTCCGCAAGATATTCGCCACTAACCAATTTTCGGGGATATTCATTAATATCAACATCATTATCTTCCACCTCTGTTTGCAAATACCATTCCCCGTTTTCTTCATTTAATAAATAATGACATTCTTTGTCTTTATATATTTCTGCAATTTGGTCACCCGGAATATACACTCTGTTTGGGCGTTTAACTTTAGCATATTCGGCAGCATATTTTAAACTACCTGATTTGAAATTACTGTCAATTGCTTGTGCGCGTCTAACTGCGTGAAGTGAATCTATGACAGTATGAGAAGGAAAAATCGTGGGAAAATAAAATTCCATTTCCCCACCAAGTTTAAGTACTTTCTGTTTTGTTTTTTTGTATATTTTATCACCTGTATATAACAACGCCATTGCAGCAAACCAATCATTATTAAAATTCAGGGTTTTGTGTTGTGCACATATTTCTTCTATTCTTTGATTAAGATTTGGTATGTGTTTAGTTTTGCGACACCACTCTTCCCAATCAAAATCAACTGACAGAATTTTACAACGTGTTAAAATAAAATGCCAATCGAAGTTTTCGCTATTATGACCTGCAACACAATCGGGGTTTAATTGACCAACGTAATATAAAAAATATTCTATTGCCTTTAATTCCGAAGTTCTTTCATTAACATGAATGATTTTTTCATAGTCCCTATTGGTTCTTATACCAATTTGTGTGATTTGATGGTAGTCGGGGTCTAATCCTGTTGTTTCAATGTCCCAAGTGAGGCGTAATAAATCGTCATAATCATCATAACCCTTAAAAAAACGTTTTCCTGTGTGAATGAGAAACATTTCTATCGGATTAACCACTAAAAAATGTCTTTTACCCTCAATTTCACCATAAAATAATGATCCCCTTTTACCCCAACCCAAGGCTTTCGCAAAGAATTTTTCAAATGCGGAGTATGACATGGGTTTACTTGCTTGAAATAACACGCAGTACCCATTAACCATTCTATCGGGTTCAAAACCATTTTCACCTTTTGTTTGTAACCCCTTACATTTAATACCGGTTTTTTTCATTTCTTCTATGAGTTTGGGTCTATCACCACCAAACATCATTCTTGAAACAGCGGCGGTAGCCCACACAAAAGGAAGTAAGTCTTCCGAATGACATACTACTCTATTTTTGTCATTACGTGAATATACTTTTACACTTTTATCGTTATATCCACACTCAATATTTGATATGCGTTGTTGTGGATCACGACCATTAAGAAAAACATTTATTTTATCATTATCTATCATTGTACAAATATACAAAAAAAAATAAAACTACCCACACCGTAATATGGGTAGTTTTATTAAATTAAACTTCTTCGGATTCTACACTTTCAATATCCACTTCACCTTTATCCATGTTTTGGGTTTCCATTAGGAAGTGTGCTTTGGTTTTCATTTTCAGAGCAGGATAACCCTTACTTTCATTACGAATACACACACCCTCATGAGGAACACGATTGCGACAGTCGGGAGAATTTAACTCCATAGAGAATCTTTCAGTATCTTTTGATAACATATCAGCAAAATTTCTGTGCCAATGTTCTTCAACCGCTAATTCGGGAAACACATCCTTTGCTTTGCCGTAGTACAATTCTTTCACCGGCATAATTCGGGTTTTTGCAGGAGTAATCGCAGTTAATTCCAAATGTGGAATTATTAATCCCATTTTTTGACACCAACCTTGAATTTGTTTTACTGTCCATTCGTGAACAACACCATCCTCATTGGTCGAAGTGATACGATAAATGTGGATTGACATTTCACCCTCATTGTTGAAATAATCGTGGTCTTTTTGAATGAACTTCTTCGTTCCGGGTTCATATCCACAAAGTTCAGCATAAACGGTTTGTCCTTTGTGTAAGAATGGTTTCAATTCTTCCCCTGCGAATGTCCAAATATCGGTTGCATAGAAACCACTTCCAACATCTTTGTTGATATAGCGATTTTTGATAACACCACGACTTGAATAAACATAGTCGTATTGTTTTGTTTCAATTTTTACACCCAATCTTAATAAGAGTTTTTCAAACCAAGACAATTGTTTATTTGTCAAAACATATCCGGCAATGACACTACTACCATGAAATTTACTTGTTATCGCAATAACATCATCAGGTGCTATTTTGTACATATTATCAACAACTCTTGCGGTATCGTAATGAAACGAAAACTGATTTTCAATGAGTTTATCAAACTGTTTCAGTTTGTTGTTACGTCTGTTTTTACCACCACCTGACATACCTGGTTCGCGTTTATAAACAACATATTTCTTTGAAAAGAGTTGTCCGCCGACTTCGTCAAATCCTATCCCAATATAATCCTCAATTTTATTTAGATTTAATTCGGGTTGCCACACATTTAACCAAGATATGGGAAACAAAAATCCTGTTGAGATTTCATTACGAAGTTTGATTGCTTTTACACGACCTTTATCTTCAAAGAAACCGGTTTCTGTGGTATTTGCGTTTGCTTCCTTATCACGAAATTGGTTATTTACACGTAAAAAATCCAAATTCAGAGCAGATTCAACCCCACAAAACACCATTAAATCACCAACTTTCACACTATCCCTTGCAACTATAATATTGTCGCCTGTTACAGTGATAATATCGAGTTTATCGGCGTTGGGGTGATTTCTAATGTTATCAATCCTAATAACCCGCGTTGCGTAGTTAGGATTATACTTACTTGACTGTGAAAAAATGTTCTTTGCCATTTTTAATTCTTTTTTCTAGTTTGACATGTTTTTGAACACCCATTGCAAAAATCTCTTCTTTGGTATAACCTTTATGTAAGAGGTGTTTTACATCGGTGTTTGATAAATCGAGTTGACCGAAGTCAACGTATCCGGCTTTAATATACTTAAATTTTTGCCGTGAAGCAACTACTGCTATTCTTCCCTCAGGGGATTTTACTACAAAATCAACCATAATTATTTAATATTTAAACGTTTTATAATTTCTACCAAATGCAATTACTTTTGGAATAATTGTGTTGAAATCCAACTCAAACACATCACTTCGCCATTCACCCTTCCACACCCCTATCAGTGTTCTTCCATCATCAAAGACCAAATTGTCTTCAACAAATGCTTCGAGCTCCGCCTTCGCACTAAATGTGTATGCGCGCTGAAATATTTTACCATCAACAACCCGCGTTACTATGAGTGGGTTCAATGGACTAATTGGGAAATCTCCCATATCTGTTCTCATTCCTTTACAAAACATAAATTTCAATTTTTAAATTTACAGCGAATAAAAGAACAAAATAATAATCCGATCCTATGGGAGTAATAGAAAGTTATCAACCATAATTTTGTTTGCAATATTATTTGCACGTTCAATATTTCTTTCGGGAAGGGTGCTGTGACCCCTAACATTTACTTTAAGTGCTTTTTCAATACCCATAAGTGCTGCTTTCTGTATAAGTTCGTGCATTACATTGATACTAATAGTTACTACTTGCATATCGGTATATTATTTAGTTTATGAGATTTTAATACTATCCCTATAAAATTACATATAAAATACTATTTATAAAAAAAATAATATTTGATATGATAACAAATGAATGGATTAAAGTCCAAAAAAATCCGATAAACGAAGCAAACCGTAAAACAACTGATGAGGAAGCACCGTCAAGAGGTGAATCAAATGGTGTCCCTTATAGTTTACCTAGAACTGACATGCCCATATCGTTTAAAGTTCCAAGATATGGGGAAAAGGGGGAAGTATTTGGTGGTATGTTGAGACCTGCACAAAAAATAAAAAATAATTCAAAAACAGGAAAAACAACAATAATGAAACCCCATTTTGGTAACGACAATGTTTATGTTGCCCAAATAGTTGGTAGTGATTGTGAAAGGGGTGGTAGAGGAAGTCAATATTATGTTGATGCGGATTGTAATCCTATTGAAATAGAATTTACAAGAGAAGATGGTACACCAACCAAAGAACCAATATGGTTATCAAGACGAACCACTGATCAAAGAAATGATGCGGGTAAACAAAGTGATACCAACAAGCGCGCTAAAAATATAATGGCACAACAATTGGAACAAGACGTGATAAAAAGGGCGGCGCAAGAAGCAATGGGTGATGATGAAGACCCCAATGTTGCACCCGAAAAAACAATTCAACATAACCAAGCAAGTGCGTTTTCGGCATATATAATGAAACGTCTTTCCGAAAAGGGTATTAAAGTAGAAACTAATGAAGACACACAGGTCGTAACATCTATTTTAAATAGAATTATAGATAGGGTTTATAAAGAAACACCTGACAAACGAGATAGATCGAATAAGAATGTGGAAGGAAATGAAACATATGTTGGAAAAGTAAGAGATGTTTTTAGAGGAAATGATTTTACCACCAAAGACGGTTTCGATACTAGTAAGTTTGATACAATGTATATTAAATATGAGGATGAAGATGGTGATCCTTCGGCAGCAGAAACAAGGTATCAGTTTGTGGTTCACGGAACAGGAAAAGAGTATGATATACCAAATAATGACGTTGATGCATTTAAACGCAAACACCCTAATTGGGAAGATAAGGGTGAAATAAAGAAAATAGAGGATGATTTATCAGAATACACTACTGTTGCCGAAGCAATAGATATGGAAATTCAGTTTGCAATAGAAGATTATGAAGCGGAAAATGAATTAAAAATGAAAGAACACCTTTTAGGTGGACAATCTGATAAGGAAATGCGTGATGATATTATGGATAGAAAAGATATATTACCTTCTCTCCCATTTAATCCTGATAGAAGAATAACGAGAGCATATGATTCTTCACCCGCACTTAATAGGTTTATTGATAAAATTGTTGGTACAAACCAAGAACAAATTGAAAGTTTAGATGAAAATGATAAAAAAAGTTTTGAGAGTTTAATTACACACTTAAAAACCCTACATCATATGGAGTTTAAAGATGGTTACTATGTTAAATTCAAAGGAAGTAAAAATTACGACCGCGAAGCACAGGTTTATAATCCTGGTGGGGAAGAATATGGTATATTTGGCGCGGGTTGGACAAAAATGTCGCCTGATGCGCAGGAAGAACTTATTGAAAAAGCAGCAATGAAGAACGCTATGGTTTATATTCACGCAAGAATTGGTGAGTGGTTTTATGAAGAAAAGAAATCAACAAAACGTGATAATACACCCGAAGAAAGTACAGAAATAAGAAGTTATATTAAAAACATACTTACTGATGAAACATATGCTGATATTATAATGAAAAAATATAAGGTTGATAATTCAACATTAAAAAGAATAGTATCTGAAATGTTTGGTGGTGATATACAAGAATCTCTAAAACGTAAAAAACTAAACGAAGACGAAGAAAAAGAATTTATACCCAATGTTGATTTATCTTCTGGTCCAACACGTAAAGCGAAGAAAGGTGAACAACTATATGATTATGATAGTTTAAAAGATGATGGGGATTTAACAACAAACACTCTCGATAAAAATTCTAATAGACTTTTTGCATATGATTCACGTGGTAATTTGATCAAAACAAATACTTCAAGGGGTGGTGCAAATGATGGTGAAAGAGCATTAAGAAACCAAATTAAAAAATGGTTATCTTTAAGTGTGTCGGATTTTACTGATATGATGCACTTGAAATTAGAAATTAAATCACAAATGTTGCAATCACCGCTTTTAGAAAAAGATAGAAAACGAATAATAAATAGAATTACACAAATTCAAAAAGACGAATTTTCGCACGAACAATTACCAACAGAGAAAATTTTTAAATGGTTAAATAACCCAAAATTGGCTATTATGTCTTCTGACAAATTGGATATGTTGATAAGAAAGGAGTTGTTCGGTCAAAATGTTCAATCAACTGCACCAACAAAACCTGCGGTAGCAATGACAACAACATCATTACGCGACATTCTTGACGAATTAGACCCGAATGATACACTTGATTATGATTACATAGAAGGTCTTTCAACTGCTTGGTGTGGTGGTAGTGATACTAAACCATTAGATGTTAAAACTGTTAAAAGAGTGGAAAATGCAATAAAAGCAACACTTAGAAGTAATGAAGCGGAAGAAAATCACCCTGATAATGATTGGGATGGTGAAGGTGAAGCACCCACAATCCGTGATACGTCGGCAGAACTTGATGATTATATTTCACGAAATTCTTAAAAAAATAAAGAATAATAGTTTGAATGTAATAGAATAATTTTATTTTATAAAAACAAAATTATGAAATACGATTATGATAACACAAGAACAACAAATAGAAGAATATGTTAAATGTTTTCAAGATAAAAGTAGAATATATTTTATTGAAAATTTTTTAACAACGTATGATGCCACCCAAGAGCGGAGTGTACAGTTTAAACTCTTTCCAAAACAGAAAGAGTTTTTATATAATATTGCTAATAATCAAAATTCAATTGTATTAAAACCCCGACAATCGGGTTATTCAACTGTTACCTGTGCGTGGATTGCTGCTAGTTTGGTATTATGTCCTACCGGTAAAATGGAAACAGCGGTAATTGTTACTAACAAATTGGGTATGTCAAAGGATGATTTAAGTAAAGTAAAAGCCTTTATTGAACAAACCCCACGTTGGTTTTTTGGTGAAGATTATTATCACCCCGATAAAGATTATGTAAATGAAGAGGGTGAGTTAGTAAATAAAAAAGATATTTTTCTCAAAAACACACAAGAAGAGTTAGAATTATTCAATAGTTGTAAAGTTTATGCAAGAAGTTCGGGTCCTAACGCCGCTCGTGGTATATCTGCTGCTTCAATTATTATGCTTGATGAGGCTGCGTTTATTGAACGTGGTGATGAGGTTGCTGCTTCTGTAATCAGAACAGCTGGTACTGTGAAGGATAAACGTATTATAATGATATCCACACCTAATCTTAAAGATAAGTTATATTATCAGACATATCATAATGCAGAATTAGGTAAAAATAACTATAAGATTACTTATTTGAAGTGGTATCATGACCCACGATTTAACAAATACCTCAAATGGTGGAAAGAAGTACCCGGTATCAATAAAAAGGGGGAAGAAATTGTTACAAAGATTTGGGATGAAGACACAATAATTAATAAGGGGGGTGACGTTAAGTATGATCCGGAGCGTTGGAAAAGAATGGAATCTGATGGTTGGAGAGCAATATCACCGTGGTATATTAGTGAATGTAATGCTTCAAACAACGATGCCGTTAAAATAGCACAGGAGTTAGAATGTTCGTTTTTAGGTTCAGGTAACACAGCAATCAAACCCGAAGTTATAGAAATGCAGCGTAATAAAAACGTTTCGGAAAACTATAAAACAGACCCACTTTATCCTGAAATGAGAATATGGAAATATCCTATTCCAGGACACAGGTATATTCTCACCGCCGACCTATCACGTGGTGATGCGGGTGATAATTCTGCTATTGAAATTATAGACGTAGATGCTATTGATGAAGATACGGGGGATAAATACATTGAACAAGTGGCGGAATTTGAAGGTAGAATGACCGGTGATATTGTCGCCGATATAGCATATAAATATGGTTTGATATATAATGAAGCACTCATAATCACAGATAATACAAATGGTTATGGTGAAATAGTGAGTTTAGCGTTGGTTGCAAGGAAATATCCCAACATATATTATGGTATAAATGTTAATAAGGAGTATCTTAAAGATGATAGTAAGAAGGAATTTGAAACACCACAGTCTGAAAAAATACCTGGTATGCACATAAAGGGTCAGCGTACATTTATGATTTCCAAATTTATCGAAATGTTAACTCACAATACACTCCGAATTAGAAGTGTGAGGACTATCGCAGAAGCGGAAACGTGGATTATAAAGAATGGTAAGGTTGATCACGCCAACGGTTGTCATGACGATACCTTAATGGCATTAGCAATGGGTGTATATGTGTTTGAACATTATATTGTAAAGGGTGAAACACAAAAAAACAAAACTAAACTAACATTGGGGTTATTTGCAAGGGATTGGTCGAAAACATTAGTAGATAATAAAACTAATCAAAACACACAAGAAGTTGTTCCTGAAAAAAGAAAACCTGTTGGGTTTTTAAGAACCGCTACGGTAAACAGAGAAAAAGAAAAACGGAATTTTTATGCTGCTCCGGTAAATTGTGGTTCAAATTATCACACATATAACCCATTTAAACAAGGTTATTAATCATCAAAATATTTAAGAAGGGTGGGTATTGCTTTACCGTAATACTTTACAAGTAATTTTCGCATTTCGTCTCTATCTTCAATATCCTGATGATATGCTGCTATTGTTGCTTCGTCAGCCTCTTCTCCAAACGGTTCGACCGCTGTTACATTTTCAAGTGTATAAAGAACTTTGACAATTACACCAATTTGTTTTTCTGTTATATATACTTGTTTACCCATATCTGTTTTCTAAACCTAACTTTTGGTTAAGTTTTTCCATTTCCTCATCGGTTTCAAAGTTGTATATTGCACAACCCCCAAACTTCACACACTTTTGGGTGAAATCAAATCTATTTAACTTAAATTCATAACCACCTAATTCGGGTGTACCCCTGGCACAAACGTTAATTAATTCAGCAGAACTAATCTGTCCACCACGCTCGTCTCTGTATTTATGAAGATTACACCTTTCAGACCAATGTTGAATACCATTTCTATCACGTTGATCAATGCCGATACCATATACAAATTTTATTTCCTCGAATAGATTAGAAAATAATGCAATACTGATACGTTTATCTTTATCTTGGGTGTTATCAAATTCAACATTACCCAATATGTGATAAGCAATAGCACCATTCTTATTGAGCGAAGTAACCTTATTCATACCGGTCATTGCGTCACTAAATAGAATGAAATTAAGGTTTTTATTACGTTCTCTCGCTATTAATAGATTTCGCATCACATTCGTAGCACCTTTAAATGGTGGATTATCAAATACCATTACCCTATTATTCAGAATCATAGTTCTAAACTCCGCGTCATCCACCCATTCCCAAAAGTCATAACAACCAATATTTTCGTTGTACCACTCTTTTTTGTGGGGGTTGGTTATCACCCGTTTATTTGGGTATCTTTCCGACATTATTTTAAATATGGGTTTATCTTCACTGTTAAATGGCAACCATATTATATCACTTTTACGGAAATGATAATCATAATGATAAATTATTTTTCTAACTGTTTCTTCTTTGGTGTAATATTCATACCCCGACCTGTCGTGGTTGGATGGTTTTATAGGCATATATCAATTTTTTTTTAGATTATTTTTCGACTTTACTTTTTGGTGAACAACCCAAATAAACTCTTGTTTTGTACACACCTCGCATACTTTTCTTGACTTTGTATTCTTTCATAACAGCGTCAATAATAGCATCCATATCATTATGACTTATTTCATAATCCATAAATGGTATGTGGCGTTGTCCCTTTTCGTCTATTGTTGCGTTGGCAACCAATTCGTCAAAATCACCTGGTGGTGTTGATGCAGCAAACAAACGTCTATATATTTCATATTCGATTTTTGCTTCTTTGGTTTTTAATTCTAATACCATGATTATTATTTTTATTATTATGTTATTTATAACAAACCTACATTTTTTTTCCAAACTTTCAAATCTCGAATTTCTTTTGTTAGGACATTAATCGGTATTGGGGTGTTATATGTAATGTGGGTGCGATTATTAGCACCTTTTATTTGAAACTTGGTTTCCCACTCTTTCCGATTATTTTCCCATGCCATTCTCAATGAAACAAATGGTATTAAATATAGTGTTTCAAGTATATCGTTTGGGCATATTGAGTAGGAAAGAATATCACATCGGGTTTTATATAACCAACCTGCTGTTTTCTTACCATTGTTATCAATATGGTATCTTTCGATTAATATATCGTTATATGCGCTTCTACGCATTTTTTCTTCTAACGTAATATAATTATTACAATCAAAGTGTATTATTTTATCTATACCTAATTCAAACTGTCTTTTTTTATCTTCAATAAGTTCTATTTCTTTTAATGTTGGAAAAAAGACTTCTTTATATACTTGATCTAATTGTTTTTGAGTTATTGGGTTATTTGCGAATTTAAAATCTTCTTTATAATCATTTATCTTTGTCATTTATTGGTTAATGATTCCAAATTATTTTCTATATCTTCCAAACTGTTTACTTCAAAAGAATATAGTTTGTATGGGTTTTCCACTTCTACGTGTTCTATTTTAAACTCCGGTACTCTATCGCCATTTAGATACCAAATTGGTGTTATTATTGAGTACCCATGACCATCAATTTTTTCACCGTAATTTTGGGGAATAAGACTTCCCGAATAATGAAACTTTAATGGGAATTGTTTTTCTTGTCTCAATATAGTTTCAGTATTATTCTTTAATATTATTGTTTGGGGCATGTGAATATCCCCCGCCAATACCAAGTCGCAATCTCCGAATATGTTTGAATTACTCCCCTTTTCCATTGTGAAACCGATTGGGGTTTTACTTCCTACAAGTGCACCGTGAAATAATCCAATTACAACCTTATCGGGGTTGTTTTTCTTATATGTTTTTATATCGGGTTCTCTATACCCATCAAAAAGACTATAAACAGCAAAAGAAAACTTATTATCGTATTCAATGATACCTGATTTATATTCTAATTCCATGTCTAAAAACCGTGTCTGACGGAAATCCACCATTTTGAATATTGGTGTTAATGTGTCAGTCTTGGTTAAATTACCGCGTGTGCAATCGTGATTACCTGCTATTACAATAGTAGGACATATTTTATCCAATTCTTTGAGGAACCATGATACAATTATTTCCAATTCGTTAGAAATATTAACGAAATTATCCACAATATCACCCGCCACCAATATCAATGTTTCTTCATCACATATTGGTTTAATATCTTCTATGAAGTTTGTTAAAACCTCTTGATATTCTTCGTGTAAGCGGTTACATTTGATATGTATGTCCGCTATCATTATTATTTTCTTTACCATATTGTTATGTTATTATTATCTTCCAAATCCATCTGAATAAATTACAGAATCATCTCTTAAATATTCTTTAACGTTTTCATTTATTTTCCAATCACTACAAGCAATTATTGTTGCTTCAAGTTTATCATTAGGAAAACTATATGATGGTCTAAACCTTTTATATAAAAAATCGTTATTTAATGCACAATCAAAATCTTCCGCTCTATTGTCAAAGATATTTGGGTCATATTCAAAATCCGGTTTTAACCGTTGTATAAGTTTGAATATTTCTGTTTCTTCCATATCCATTTCCACCCAAGCAAATAAAGAACCCAATAAATAACACGCTTTTTGTTCAAAACCTTCTGCTATTATTAGGGGACCAACAGTGAAACTGTGCGAACTACTACTATTTGTTTCAAAAACACTAAATCTAACTACTTTTTTCATTTTACTTCTTCGCTATTTGTTAAACCTATTTGATATTTACCTTCAATTATCTGATCCCAATGCCTTAAATAATCATCAATATCAGAATTTATCGGAATTTTAAATCTGAATTTTTTTGTTATCTTAATCATTCCGAAGAAATAAGATTCTTCTACTTTCAAAATCCACGAATTTATCAACAAATCTTCCATTTCATAAGATAACAACTTTGTTTTCTTTTTTTGAAAAATTTTATATAGAATATACCCACTAAATAGAATTAGGAGTAATATACACGCATAATTATTTATATCTACTGTTATATACATACTTTTTATATTTTATTCTTTATTATTCTACTAACATTTTTTTCTTTTTTAACTGTTATCATTTTTTCAAAGAAACTATTGAAATCGTCTGAATGTGAAATAACAAAAACAGTTGAATAGTTATCATTAAACCTTTGAAATAATTCATATAGTAAATGATAATTATGTGGGGAAACACACGCCGTAATTTCGTCAAGAACACAAAAATCAATAAGAGGTATTGCACCATATTTCACTAATGTAGAGCGCAATGCCAATGAACTCATAGTACGTTCAAATCCACTTGCGCTTTTTAGGTTGCCGCTTTCAATTTCCCCATTATCATCTTCTTTTATAATATTAAAATTCACATTATTCTTTTCATCTATTATAATTTCCACACTAAAATCTGTAAGGTCATTCAGAAGATTATTCAGATTACTATTGATTAATGGAATTATATTGCGCAGCACAAGTTTTTTAATACCGTCTTTCGATAGTAGGGAAATCAATAATTGATGGTGTTTTATATATTCATTTTCTATATATAATTTACCAATCAATTCGGTGTTCACCTTAACTTGTTTTTCACAAATATCAATATTATTCTGTACTTTGGATATTTCTTTTATAATATTTTCTTTGATTTCCTCTTCGGTTTTAATTCGGATATTCATATTACCAACTTGTATGTCGAGTTCCATATTTTTCTGTATGGTTTCTTTGTTAGCGACATATTCTTTGAGTAATTTATCAACTTCATTGTAATCGTTCAGAGATTTTTGAATTTCAACTCTTGTTTGGGATAGTTTCAATTCCCACCTGTTGCGCTCGTCAATCTGTTTTGTTTCCAACTCCAACTTATCAATTAACTCTTGATTTTCTTTTGTGAGTTTATCAATGGTATCTTTTTGTTCCTTTTCCATTTGAAGAATAATATTTTTCATATCAGTCTCCGCTTTTTCAAGTCTTGTTTTTATTTCCAACTCAGCCTTCGCAATTGTATCAGTACATTCTTTTTCGATTATTTCTTTGTTTTTATTTTTAACAATACCTTCTTGTTTCAATTTTTCCATTTTTTCGGAATTTGATTTTATGGTATCATTAATATTTTTCAAAACATCGGCATCATAAGAACGCTTACAAGTTGGGCAAACCCTACTACCGTCTAACTTCACATTTTCTTCTTTTAATGCTGCGTGAGTTGCTTTTATGGTTGCAATATCACTGACTAATGGTAATATTTGATTATTTGCTTTTTCTTTTATATTTGCAATGTTTGAACTATGCCCTTCTTTAATGTTAGTGATGAGTTTATTATGATAGTCTTTGGTTTCACTAATTAACTTATTATGTTGATCATTAGTTTGTGTTATATTTTGTCTATTCTTTTCAATAACATTTTTATCTACCGTAATAATAACATCTTTCAATTCGGTAACTTTATCCGAAAATTCTTTTTCTTGGAGACGAAGATTTTTACCTTGTTCAACGATTTCCGCTTTACGTTTTTCCTGTGTTTCAAAATCAAGTTTAACAATTTTTTCATCAACCACACCCTTACTTGCTATCAACGCTTCCTTTGCTTTTGTTAAATCAACTATCGCTTTATTTTGTGAAGTGAGATTTTCATTAAATTTAACTAACATTTCACGACCATTTGTAATATTATCGTTGAGTTCAATATTAGTTTGTTGAAGTTGGTCGGTTGAATGTTGGTTGGATAAGAAGTTTTTACTTTTTTCCTTAAACAAACTTTTCGCAATAACTTCTTTATCTTCGACAACGGATAAACCAATCCAACGTGAGAACAATTTGGATAATCCTGCTTCACCGGTATCAATTAGACCGTCTAACGTTTTAGCGTTTGCTGTTGTAATAAGGTTAAAATCATCTTCTTTCATAAGAGATTCTTTGATAACCTTATTAGTGTTTCTAACGTCACCCGATTTATTATCAAATGTATCAGGATCGTAATCTTCCAACGGTTTTTCGGGGTCCCAAAACTTATCAATAACTTTAAAGTATTGAACTGTACCACTTGCTTTTGAGGTTTTTGTTCTCTTTTTTGCCCTTGTTAATTTCCTTTCTATAACAAATTCTTCCCCATTAATGGCGATACAACCACGCACAATAACTTCTGTTTCTTGTTTAAGAAATCTATTGAATATGGTGTCTTGGGAATTTGTTCTATTGGTTTTACCATATAGTAAATATCGAATAGCATCACCGGTTAATACTGATTTTCCTGCTTGGTTTGCGGGTTCACCGGCAATAAGAACTAATCCACTTAATTCGGTTAAATCCAAACGTGTTAATTCGGGTCCAAACGATAAAAAGTTCTTAACTTCTATCCATTTGACGGTGATTTTATTGAATTTAGCGTATTGATTATAGTCAATACTCTCATTAATTTCATCATCAATAATATTTATTTGGTTGAAATCTATGTTTTCGATATTGTTTATCCTGATAAACTCTTGAAATAATTTCTTTTGGAAGTTCGGGTCGTGGATATTATCAATAACTTCTGTTTTTACAGATATTTCGTTTCCTTGTTCGTCAACAACTTTAACTTTTGGTTCAACCTTTATAGATGTTTTCGGAATATTATATTTTTTACTGAAAGCATTTATGATTTGCTTTTCAATGTCCTTTGTGTATAGGTGTGAATATGTGTTCCACACCACCTTAATTTTCGATTGTCTTGAAATGTCTACTTTATCAATCATATTCGTTGGTTTTATCGTATTTTTTATTTATTCTATCAATTGCCCTTTTTGTATATTCAACTTCGGGCGGCGGCATATCGTGAGCATCTTGTTTTTGTTTTGCTTTAAGTACTTCAATGCTTTCAAAGGTACTATCTACTACCAATTTTGGTATACCATTATTAAGATGTAGACTAAATATTCTACCTGCTTTTCCTTCTCGATTTTTGGGGATAAAAAGTTCTGCTCTATTTTCGTCAGCGTCTTTTTGTGTTCTGTTTAGGGTTATTACCATGTGTCCGACTTGAACTTTACCTGCCGAACCACCAATTTTATTCATAGTTAATAACATACCTTCCATACTATCCTTTGTTCCTTGTGTTGTAACAACAATAGCACAGTCAAAATCGGTACATAGGTTTTCTATTTCCCTCATTTTTTTGGTTTCCAACTTCCATTCATTTTGTATGGTTCTATCAATAGGATTCGCCATACATTCAAAATAGTCTATTATAATCATATCGGGTTTAAACCCACTATTTATCAACCCCAACACATATTGTTTAAGCATATTTGGTGTTACTTCACCATTTCTAAATTTAGCTAATTTTATGTTTTTCTTAACAAGGTCTTTGTGTTCGTAATTGAGAGCAAGTTGTTTTGCTCTTTCCGAATATTCTTCCGTATTGATAAGTCGTGCTTCAATTTCGGTTATTGCACCAAAGATTTTTCGTTTAATAGCGGGTACTTTATCCTCGAAGAACACCTGTAACACCTTAAAATCGGAAATGGCTGCACCATGAGCAAGTGCACTAGATATTGTTGTTTTACCAACACCACTACCAGCCGCCACAACAACAAGATTTGGTTTTATAATTCCGCCTTGAAGATACTCATCTATTTCTTTACAAGTGGTTGGAATACGGACTATGCTTTGTGGTTCAAAAGTTTCTTCTAAATCATCATATACCCCGCTGAAAATTGTATCATGTGTTCCAATTGATTGTATCTTTCCAATATCCCCTTGTAAATCTCTCGATGTTATGTCAATACCATTTTTCAAATCTTCCAATTGCATATTGAAAAACTTGACTAATTCCTGTCGCTTGAAGAAATCTATTGCTTCTTTTCTAACCCACACCAAACCCTCACTGTCGAGTTCTCTTATTTCTTTGAGTGATTCTAATGTTAATTCCAAATCAATATCATCAGATATTTTAGAGGATAGTAGTGAGTTTAGTAAATCATACGAAGGAACATAATCATATTCAAAGACATAATCTTTGATTGTTCCTGATATTAATTTATATGATGTGTTTGTGAAAGCGTTCTGATTGATATACTGCATATCGTTCTTGAACTTATCTCTTTCTTCGATTAAAATTTTGATTAGTCTTTTTTGAAATTCGTCATCGTAAAGACCCCTTTCCGGTTTCGTAGCCGGTTTTTTACTCTTTGGTGTATTAACCCCCTGATTGGTAAGTGATTGCATATTATTATTTTATTATTCTTATCGTAAATATACTTTATTTCCGTTATTTTTAAAAATGTGACTGTGATTTTAATGTCATTCAAAATATAAATCAATACTATTTATTTATAAAATAAAAATAATAGTTCCTAATAGGCTAAAAAAATAATAATAACTATGGCATCAAAATTTTCTGTTAATCGTCATGCGACACAAAAATACAGTGTGCTTTCTCGCGTTGTGAGCGATAATGCGCCTGTTGTTGTCGCCAATTCTGCTCAAAGTATTAACGACATAGATTTCGTAATAACATTTTACGTATCTGATTTAGATGGTAATCCAATAACGGATGCCACTATTTCAATTCTATCAAGCAAAATAAAGATAGTAAACCATTTTGACGGTTCCTACAAGGCAATGAATGTTATTCCGGGTGAATATCAATTTAATGTTAGTAGACCTGGAATGATTTCTCAAGGTGGAAACGTAACTGTAACCGTATCTGACGTAGATGTGGCAGTACAATTGTGTGAACCCCCAAGTAAAATTTCTAGCAAAGATATTAAATCTATAATGAATGAAGAAATATCTGAACAACTAACCTTTGTTGGAAGTAAACCGGGCGTTTGGTCGTATGTTGAGGGTACTTTCCCAAGAGGTATTTCAATCGGTTCGGATGGTCTTATTAGTGGAACACCCACCGAGTTCGGTAAATATGATTTTACTGTAAAAGTAACTAACCCTTGTGGTGAATTGACTAAAAAAATCAATATGTACGTATGTGCAAAACCAACAATTGCAACATCTTCTAATCTTGTTCTTCCGTATAACGAACAAATAATGGAACAACTACAATTTTCAGGTAGTGGTCCCGGAACTTGGTCGGTTGTAGATGGTGAATTACCAACCGGAGTAACGTTGAATGGTAAATCAGGTGTTCTTTCAGGAATTTCAACACAATTTGGTGATTTCCACGTTACATTGAAAGTGGTCAATCCTTGTGGTGAAGTAGAAAAAGATATTCAAATAACAATATGTGCTGAACCACGTATTACAAGTAATGATGACGTAAAACTTGTAATGGGTGAAGAAGCAAAAGTACAACTAACCGCTTACGGAAATCCCGGAGTTTGGTCAATTGCCGAAGGTAGATTACCAAGCGGATTATCATTAGACGAAGAAGGTCTTATCACAGGTACACCAACAATTTTCGGTTTCTTCAACTGTACTATAAGAGTGATTAATGCTTGTGGTGAAGATTTCCAATATTTGAAAGTTTACATTTGTGGAAAACCGGAAGTTTCTCCTGAAAACATTAACGTTGTAGTTGGTGAGGCAATGACACACGAATTACAATTTATGGGAACAAGACCAGGTAAATGGTCGGTTGCCGAAGGTGAACTACCAAAAGGTCTTTCGTTAGATGCTGACACAGGTATTATTAGTGGAACACCGAGAGTGTTTGGTGATTTCAACCTTAAAATAAAAGTAACTAACCCTTGCGGTGAAGCAATTAAAGAAGTGGGTGTGGGTGCTTGTATGAAACCAACCATTATATCTTGTTGCAGCGGTTGTGACTCTGAATTTGTAAGAGGTAAAGCGGTTGAAATGCAATATGAAGTACATGGTTCAGCGGGTGTTTGGTCAGTTACAGGTGGTCATTTACCATCAGGTTTAGTTTTAGACCCAAATACAGGTGTAATCAGCGGAACTCCAACTGCCGGTGGATATTTTGAATTTAATTTGAAGTTCACAAACGCTTGTGGTGAGGTAGAAAAGTGTATGAGTATATTTGTCTGTGTTGAACCTGTTATCAGAAGTGGTGATATGGATTTCGTAATGGGCGAAGAAAAAACAGTTGAACTGCGTTACGAAGGAAGTAGACCAGGAATTTGGTCAATTTCCGAAGGTGTATTACCAAAAGGTTTAACTTTGGATAGCGAAAACGGTACAATTAGTGGAACTCCGAAAGTATTCGGTGATTACAGTTTCACTTTGAAGGTCGCCAACCATTGTAGCGAAGCAACAAAAGATATTAATGTATCAATTTGTGGAAAACCCGAAATCACTACCGCCGGAAATATGAATTTAATGTTGAATGAAGGTGTTCACATTTTATTGGAATCTAATGGTACGAAAGGTGTTTGGTCAAGTGAATTTGAATTACCCGAAGGTTTGATATTGACTGCTGACGGTCTATTGACAGGAAAACCAACAGAATCAGGTAACTTTAACGTTCAACTTATATTAACAAACGATTGCGGACAAACAAGTAAAAACATAAATATTTTCGTATGTAGCGAACCTGAAATCATAACAGGTGATTTTAGTGTGTTACAAAATACTCCAATGTCAAAACAACTTATGTTTGCGGGTAGCAGACCGGGAAGATGGAGTGTTGTTGAAGGTAACTTCCCTTGGGGTATCCAAATGGATAACAAAGGTGTTGTTAGTGGAACAACAACCAAATTCGGTTCGTTTAGTGCAACAGTGAAAGTTGAAAACTATTGTGGTGAAGCAACGAAAGTTATTAATGTAAAAGCAGAACAAACACAAAAAACAACATTTATTATAAAATTGGAAGATGGTACACCTGTTTCAGATGCAAGTGTTAAAGTTGGTGATTTTATCGTAAATAACAATAATGACGGAACGTATGTTACTCATTTGACAGACGGTTCACACGAATACAGTGTAACAAAAACAGGTTATGAAATAGAAGACGGTGTTGTAGAAGTACGCGGCGAAGATGTTGTCGTTGTTATTACACTTTGCGTATTCCCCGCTATTTTGAGTGGTGATATGGATTTCGTAATGGGTGAAGAAAAAACTATTCAATTGGAAGCATCAGGCACAACAGGTGTATGGTCAGTTCAAGGTAGTTTGCCGGCTGGTTTAACATTGAACAGTGTAACAGGTGAAATTAGTGGAACACCTTCCGTATTCGGTGAATTTAAAATAACAGTTATAATGACAAATCCTTGTGGAAGCGTCAATAAACCTATAACAATAGATATTTGTGGAAAACCTGAAATTACAAGTTCAAGTGATATGGGATTTGTAATGGGTGAAGCAAAATCGGTTCAATTACAATTCGTTGGAACAGAACCTGTAACTTGGGAAGTTTCAGAAGGTGTATTACCGGAAGGTTTGGAATTGAACACCGAAACAGGTGTTATAAGCGGAGTTGCTACCGAGTTTGGTGACTTTACTTTTACTGTTAAAGCAATAAATGAGTGTGGTGAAAAAGAACAAGAAATAAATATGTTCGTGTGTGCTAAACCGGAAGTTACAAGTAGCGGTAAATTCGACTTTGTAATGACTGAACAACACTCTGAACAATTAACTTCATTTGGAACACAAGGTACTTGGTCAATCGTTGGTGGTACACTACCGGCAGGTCTTTCATTGGATGCTGCAACAGGTATAATCAGTGGTAATCCTACTGTTTTCGGTGATTTCAATATAACCGTGAAAGTTACAAATGATTGTGGTGAAGCAACAAAAGAAATGCTTATATATGTGTGCGGATTACCTGCTATTACAAGTGAAGATATGGAATTTGTAATGGGTGATAATGTTTCTCACCAATTAGAATCGGAAGGAACAAAGGGTACTTGGGTAGTATTATCGGGTGCTTTACCTGCTGGTTTGACATTGAGTGCTGACGGCGTTATCAGCGGTGTTGCAACAGAATCGGGTGATTTCTCTGTTGTTATAAGAATGACAAACACTTGTGGTGTTGCAAGAAAAATATTTAACATATTTGTATGTGCTAAACCACAAATTACAAGTGCTAATAACATAAACTTTAAATTAGATGAGGAAGTTTCATTCCAATTGGCTTACACAGGTACATTAGGAAGATGGTCAGTAGAAGGTGATTTACCAAACGGTGTTACTTTAAGACCTTCAACCGGTTTAATCAGCGGTGTACCTACCGAATCGGGTAACTTTGCGATCACTGTAAAAGTTGTTAATCCTTGTGGTGAGGCAATTCAAAGTATTAATATATTCGTATGTGCTGAACCTACTGTTATTGTAAGTAACATAGAGTTCTTGGCAAACGTACCGATGTCAAAACAACTTGAATTTAGCGGCAGTCGCCCAGGTCGTTGGAATATCGTTAGCGGTAGTTTCCCGAATGGTGTTACTATGAGTACAAACGGTATTGTTAGCGGAACTCCAACCGAAATTGGTAACTTTGCTGTTACAGTAAGAGTTGCTAACCCTTGCGGTGAGGATACAAAAGAAATAACTATGTTCTCTTGTGCAAAACCTGTTATTACAAGTGGTAATAATATTGATTTTGTGGCTGGTGAACCATTCGCGTTCCAATTGGAAGCAACAGGAACAGAAGGTACTTGGGCAATCATAAGTGGTGCGTTACCGGAAGGATTGACATTGAGTGCTAACGGTGAAATAAGTGGAATGACAACTGCGTCAGGAAGTTATAAATTTACCGTTCAAATAACTAACCCTTGTGGTGAAGCAAACAAACCAATGGACCTTAATGTTTGTGCAAAACCGGTTGTTGTAACAGGTGATTTAGACTTTGTACAAAATACTCCTGTATCACATCAATTGCGTTTCACAGGTAGTCGTCCGGGAACTTGGGCAATCGTAGCAGGTAATTTACCGTTGGGATTGGCATTGAACCCTAACACAGGTGTAATCAGCGGTATGACCCCTGAATTTGGTGAATTTAACTTCACAGTAGAAGTTACTAACCCTTGTGGAGTTGGAAGCAAAAATATAAACATGAACACTTGTTCTAAACCCGCTATTATGAGCGGTGATATGAGTTTCGTTATAAACGAACCAGGTTCTTCGCTGTTAGAACAAACAGGAACACAAGGTGTTTGGTCAATCGAAAGTGGTGCATTACCAACAGGTTTAAGTCTGAATGAAGTTACAGGTGAGGTTAGTGGAACACCAACCGTATCAGGTAATTACAGTTTTGTTGTGAAAGTTACTAACTCTTGTGGTGACGCTAGCAAAACTATCAATCTTTCTATCTGTGCAAAACCATCAGTTGTAACTAACGATATGACACTTGTAATGGGTGAAGCAACTACACATAGATTACAATTTGCAGGAACAAGACCTGGTGAGTGGTCTATCGAAGGAACATTACCAACAGGTTTAGTTTTCAGCGCAGAAAATGAAACTATCAGTGGAACTCCAACCGAATTTGGCGAGTTTGACGTTATTTTGATAGTGAAAAACCCTTGTGGTGAAGCAAGTAAAACTATAAACATAACAATATGTGCAAGACCTAATATTGTAAGTGACCACGGTGATTTCGTAATGAATGAAGCGGGTTCGGTTCAGTTGGAAGCAACAGGAACAGAAGGTACTTGGTCAATTGATAACGGATCGTTACCTAATGGATTGTCATTAAGTGCAGACGGCGTTATTAGTGGAACACCAACAGTATCAGGAACACATAGTTTCACAGTGAAATTCAAAAATCCTTGCGGTGAAGCAATTAAAACAATCTTATTATATATCTGTTCAAAACCATCAATCATAAGTGGTGATATGGATATAGTAATGGGTGATACAATTTCACATCAGTTGTTATTCGCAGGCACAAGACCGGGAACTTGGTCACTTGATGGTGGTGCTTTCCCAACAGGTCTTTCAATGAATGACGAAGGTTTAATTACCGGAAGAACAGCGGAATTTGGTGAGTTTGTTGTTAGTATAAAAGTAACTAACCCTTGTGGTGAGGATGTAAAAGATATAACAATCAATACTTGTTCTAAACCAACAGTTACAAGCGACAATCATATGTCATTCGTAATGGGTGAATCCGGTTCGGCGATATTAACTTCTTCGGGAACAGCAGGAACTTGGTCAATTTCAAGCGGAACATTACCGGAAGGTTTATCATTGAACACCGATACAGGTGAAATTAGTGGTACACCGACAGTAGCAGGTGGATTTAACTTCACAGCGAAAATTACTAACCCTTGTGGTGAAGCAACGAAAAATATAACTATGGCAATTTGTGCTAAACCAACCGTTTTGACGGGTGATATGGGTCTTGTAATGGGTAATCCTATGGTACAACAATTAGAGTTTTCAGGTAGTAGACCAGGAGTTTGGAGTATCGAAGGTACATTACCAACAGGATTGACATTCAACGCTGATACAGGTGTTATTATCGGAACTCCGACCGTATTCGGTGACTTTGAATTTACTGCAAAAATTGAAAATGCTTGTGGTGAAAATAGTAAAGTAATAAACATTAATATATGTGCAAAACCAACAATCTTGTGTTGTGCTGAAATGAATTTTGTAAAAGGTGAAGCAGGTTCAGCGCAGTTAGAGTCTTCGGGAACAGCGGGATTGTGGTCAATTATCGGAACATTACCGGAAGGATTAACATTGGATGCCGAAACAGGTATTGTAAATGGTACACCGGTTGTTTCAGGTAGTTATAGTTTCACAATAAAAATAACTAACCCTTGTGGTGAAAACTCACAACCAATATCTATCCATATTTGCGAAAAACCAATGGTTGTAAGCGGTGATATGGAGTTCGTAATGGGTAACGTAGGATTGGAAAGATTAGTTTATTCAGGTACAAGACCAGGTATGTGGGAAATCACTGCCGGTTCATTACCTAACGGATTAACTATGGAGCCTGAAACAGGTATTGTGTCAGGAACACCTACCGAATTTGGTGAGTTTGCATTTACTGCGAAAGTAACTAACCCTTGTGGTGACGCTTCAAAAGAAATAAACGTATTCGTTTGTGGAAAACCAAGTGTTACAAGTGGAAGTAGTATGGGTTTCGTAATGGGTGAAGCAGGTTCTGCACAATTAACATCAGCCGGAACACAAGGTACTTGGTCAGTAGTAGATGAATTACCAGCAGGTCTAACATTGAACGCTGATACAGGACTTGTTAGTGGTATTCCTACCGTATTTGGTAACTTTGTTGCAACAGTAAAAGTTGTTAATCCTTGTGGTGAAGCAACTCAAACATTGGATATATTTATCTGCGGAAAACCAACTGTTACAAGTGGTGATATGGAGTTCGTAATGGGTGAAGCAGCATCAAAACAACTATTGTTTGACGGTAGCAGACCAGGAACTTGGTCAGTAACAGGTAATTTACCAACAGGATTATCACTGAACACAGCAACAGGTGTGATCAGCGGTACTCCGGTTGAATTTGGAATATTTGACGTTGCTGTTAAAATTACTAATACTTGCGGTGAAGATATAAAAGATATAACCATATTTACTTGTGCAAAACCAACTATTACAAGTGGTAGTAGTATGGAATTTGTAATGGGTGAAGTAGGTGAAGCACAACTAACTTCGTCAGGAACACAAGGTGTTTGGTCAATTTCAGGTGGTTCGCTACCGGAAGGTCTGACACTGAATGGTGAGACAGGTGTTGTGAGTGGTACACCAGCCGTATTTGGTAATTATAAATTTAGTGTAAAAGTTGTTAATCCTTGTGGTGAAGCAACACAAGATATAGACGTGTTCATTTGTGGAAAACCAAGTGTCATCAGTGGTGATATGGGGTTTGTAATGGGTGAACCATCAGAACAAACATTAGTGTTCTCAGGAAGCAGACCAGGAACTTGGGAAATTATAGACGGTGCATTACCAACAGGTTTTACTCTTAACGGTGAAACAGGTGTAATCAGTGGAACACTTTCAGAATATGGTGTATTCCCAATTACTGTTAAAATAACTAACCCTTGTGGTGACGATACAAAAGTAGTTAATATTACTGTATGCGCCAAACCAACTGTTACAAACACAAGTGATTTGAACTTTGTAATGAATGAGTACGGTGCAGAACAACTAACTGCTTCGGGTACACAAGGTGTGTGGACAATTATGAATGGTAATTTACCTAATGGTTTGGAATTAGAAGGAGAATCAGGAATAATTAGTGGTACACCGACAGTTTCAGGTACATATACCATAACCGTTAAAATTGAAAACGCTTGTGGTGAAGACGCTAGAACAATTTCTATTCAAATATGCGCAAAACCGGAAGTTACAAGTGGTGATATGGAATTTGTAATGGGTGAACAACACTCTGAACAAATGACATTCTCAGGAAGCAGACCAGGAACTTGGACAATCGTGTGTGGTGAGTTGCCAACAGGATTAACATTGAATCCTACAACCGGCGAAATTAGTGGTACACCTACCGAATTTGGCGATTTTAGTTTCTTTGTGAAAATAGAAAATCATTGCGGCGAATCTACAAAAGAACTTACTATATTTACTTGCGGAAAACCAAGTGTTACAAGCGGTAGTAGTATGTCATTTGTAATGGGTGAAGACGGTTCAGCACAACTCACTTCTGACGGAACACAAGGTGTATGGTCAGTAATAGAGGGTGAACTTCCTATGGGATTGGTATTAGACGCTGAAACAGGTGAGGTTTATGGAAACCCAATGGTATTTGGTAACTTCAAATTTACTGTTCAAGTTGAAAATCCTTGCGGTGAAGCAGTTCAAAATATTGATATGTTCATTTGTGGAAAACCTGCGGTTGTAAGTAGCCCGTATATGGAGTTTGTAATGGGTGAAGAAAGTTCAGAACAACTTATGTTCTCAGGAAGTAGACCAGGAACTTGGACAATCGTGTGTGGTGAGTTACCAGCAGGATTAGAATTGAATGGTGAAACAGGCGAAATTTTCGGTACTCCTACCGTATTCGGTGATTATAGTTTCTATGTAAAAATAGAAAATCCTTGCGGTGAATATACTAAACATATTGATATGTTTGTTTGTGGAAAACCGGAAGTTACAAGTGGTAACAGTATATCAAATTTTGTAATGGGTGAAGAAGGTTATACACAATTAGAATCTTCGGGAACAGAAGGTGTATGGTCATTAGTTGATAGTGAATTACCAGCCGGATTGTTTTTAGAAGAAGAAACAGGTGAAATCTATGGTGTTCCAACAGTATTTGGTAACTTCAAATTTACTGTGTCGGTTACTAACCCCTGTGGTGACGCAATCCAAGATATTGATATGTTCATTTGTGGAAAACCCGCTATATTGAATGATACCGAAGTAGATTTCGTAATGGATGAGTATAACGAATTACAATTATTGTTTTCAGGAAGCAGACCAGGAACTTGGTCGCTTGTAGAAAACAGTATTATCACATATTCAGACGAAACCCCTTCATTGTTACCAGCCGGATTATCACTAAACACCGAAACAGGTTTGATAAGCGGTATTCCAACAGAGTTTGGTAATTTCTTCTTCACAGTGAAAATAGAAAACCCTTGTGGTGAAGATATGAAAGAATTTGACTTGTTTATCTGTGCAAAACCGGTAGTTACAAGTCCAAATACATTTGAAACCGTATTTGACGATGAAATTTCAATCCAATTGGAAAACTTTGGAACAGAAGGTTTGTGGTCAATTGCTGACGGTAGTTCATTACCAACAGGTTTAGAATTAGACGAAGAAACAGGTGAAATAAGTGGTATCCCAACAGTTTGGGGACACTTCAAATTCACTGTACAAATAACAAATCCTTGTGGTGAAGCAACACAAGAGGTAAATCTATTTATCTGTAAGTTACCTGACATTACAAGCGAAGAATTTGATTTTATATTAAACGAAAATAGTTCACAACAACTTCAATTCACAGGAAGTAGACCAGGAACTTGGGAAATCACAGAAGGTGTATTACCAAACGGTCTATCATTGGATAGTGAATCAGGAGTTATTAGTGGAACAGCAACTGAAATGGGTGAATTTTTATTCACTGTGGTACTTAAAAATCCTTGCGGTGAGGCGGAAAAAGAAATTAGTATCTTTGTTTGCGGAAAACCGGAAGTAACAAATCCAGGATATTTCGACTATGTTATGGGTGATGAAATTAACCTACAATTAACACACTTCGGTACACCAGGAACATGGTCAATCCATGAGGGTGAACTACCGGTGGGGTTGGAATTGGATATTGAAACAGGTTTGATCAGTGGTATCGCAGTTGAATTTGGTAACTTCCATTTAATAGTAAAAGTAACCAACTATTGCGGTGAAGCATATAAACCAATACATATATTTATGTGCGGACTACCAAACGTTTTGACCGAAAATATGGGTTTTGTAATGGGAACACAGTCAGAACAACAACTGTTATCAACAGGTACACCAGGAACTTGGAAAATTGTTGCAGGTACATTACCAAACAATTTCACATTGAATCCTAATACAGGTGTTATCAGCGGAACATTGACCGAATTTGGTGACTTCCCTATTACAGTTGAACTTACTAACCATTGCGGCGTAGCAACAAAAGAAGTGCATATAACCGTGTGTGCTACACCAACTATTACAAGTGCAAGTGAACTAGAATTTGTAATGGAAGGAAGAATATCATTCCAATTAACGAATGACGGAACACAAGGTGAATGGAAAATTATAGATGGTACATTACCCGAAGGTTTGAGATTGAATGAATTAACAGGTGAAATCAGTGGGAGACCAAGAGAATTTGGTGATTTTACATTCACTGTAAAAGTAACTAACCCTTGTGGTGAAGATACACAGGTGATCAATATGTTTATGTGTGGATTACCGATTATCACTAACGACCACATGGATTTCAGATTAAACGAAGCGGGTTCAGCAAAATTTGAACAAGATGGTACACCAGGAACATGGAGTATTATAAACGGCGCATTACCAACAGGTTTAACTTTGAATACCGAAACAGGTGAAGTTAGCGGAACACCGGTTGTATCAGGACACTTCCATTTTGAAGTAAAACTTGAAAATAGTTGTGGTGAAGCAACAAGAATAGTTGTAATATTTGTTTGTCAATTACCAAACATTATAGGTGAAATAGATAATTTCTACGTAGTAGATGATAACGTTATACAACAATTCCAATTCACAGGTAGCAGACCAGGAAAATGGACTGTTATTGAAGGTGAATTACCGGAAGGTTTGGAATTAGATGAAGAGACAGGTGTTATGAGTGGCGTACCAACAGAATCGGGTGATTTCACTATCACCGTACAAGTTGAAAACGCTTGTGGTGAAGCAACAAAAGAAGTTAATTTTACTGTATGTTTAAAACCAACCGTTATAACCGAAGATATTGAATTTGTTCTTGAAGAAGAAAGTGAAGTTCAATTAGAAGTAATAGGTTCAGAAGGAACTTGGTCAATCGCCGAAGGTTCTTTACCTAACGGTTTATTTATTACCGCCGAAGGTGTAATATTTGGAACACCAACCGAATTTGGTGAATTTAGTTTTGTAGCAAAATTTGTCAATGATTGTGGTGAGGATGTAAAATTAATAAATATTTCTATATGTGCTAAACCCGAAGTTCAAACAACTAGTTTGGCATTAGTAATGGATGAAGAACACCCAAGAGAATTAAGATTCTTTGGTTCACCCGGAATTTGGTCAATCGTTGAAGGTGAATTACCGGAAGGTTTGGAATTAGACGAAGAAACAGGATGGGTAACAGGTGTACCAACCGAGTTTGGTGACTTTGACGTAGTAGTAAGACTTGAAAATTACTGTGGTGAACACGAAATAGGATTACATATATACGTTTGCGGTAAAGCAGAAGTATTAACCGAAGGAGTTGAATTTGTTATCGCAGAAGAAAACTCACAACAATTGGAATCTTTCGGTACACAAGGTACATGGACAATAACAAAAGGTGTAAATAGTTGGACAGACTTACCACCAGGATTAAGTTTGAATCCTGAAACAGGTGAAATTACAGGTGTTCCAACTGATTGGAATATGTTTGGTGAGTTCACAATTACTGTTAAAGTTGAAAACTCTTGTAGTGAAGATGAAAAAGAAATAGAATTGTTCGTTTGTAGAAAACCGGAAGTAACAACAAATTATTTGTATGGTTTGTTAAACAACGAATATTCAGCAAATATTCAATATGAAGGTACAACACCCGATTATTGGTCAATAGTTGATAGTGAATTACCTGAATGGGCACAATTAGAGGGTTATGTTTATGGATTACCCGAAGGTTTAATGTTAGATGAATTTACAGGTGAAGTTAGTGGGACACCATTAACATTTGGTAACTTCTTGTTCACCGTAAAAGTAGAAAATTATTGTGGTGAGGTAGAACACACTATTCATATGTTTGTGTGTGCTCAACCAACCGTTATAACCCCACATATCGAATTTGTTATTGCAGAAGAAAACTCACAACAATTAGAAGCGTTTGGTACAAAACCCGCAACGTGGTCAATTACCAAAGGTGTGAGAGAATGGACAGACTTACCACCGGGATTAAGTTTGAATCCTGAAACAGGTGAAATTACCGGTGTTCCAAGCGATTGGGCAATGTTTGGTGACTTCACAATTACCGTAAAAGTTGAAAATTCTTGTGGTGAAGACGAAAGAGAAGTAACAATGTTCGTTTGTAGAAAACCGGAAGTAACAACAAATTATTTGTACACAGAATTAGGTGACGAATATTCAGCAAATATAATGTTTGAAGGAACGATACCCCACGCTTGGTTAATAGTGGATCGGGAAATACCCGCAGATATAGTCGCTGCCGGTGGTAAGAAAGGTTTACCACAAGGTTTAATTTTGGATGGTGAAACAGGTAATATTAGCGGAATAACAGAAGAATTTGGTGATTTTTATTTCACAATAAAAGCGGAAAATTATTGCGGTGATGTAGAACATATGATTCATATGTTTGTGTGTTCACCGGTAGATAACGTTAGTGAAGAAGAATATGAAATTATAGAAGGTGAAGAAATAAACATACAACTAAAAAATGACGGAACACCGGGTGTTTTTGAGGTATTTGTGGGGGTTTTACCAACAGGATTAATGTTAAATCAGGAAACAGGTTTGATTAGCGGTATTCCCGAAGTATTTGGTGAATTTACTTTCACGGTGCGATTTAGAAGTGTTTGTTGTGAGGTGATTGAGGATATTACTTTGATAATTTGTGGTCCCCCAAAAATACAATATGCTGGTTATATTCACGCCATAATGGGTGAACCAAGAGGTGGTGCATTTCAACACAGTGGTAGTCCAGGTACTTGGTCGGTCGAAGGAACAATGCCTGCTGGTTTAACAATCAATTCAAATGGTGTACTTAGTGGTACACCAACAGGGTATGGTGAATATACTGTCAAATTAAAAGTTGCAAATGACTGCGGAGAAGATGTAATAGATTTACGTTTTCAAATAGACGCGGTACATAAAATAATTTTTGAAGTGATAGATAAAAGGACACGTGAACACATAGTTGACGCAACTGTTTTGTGCCCTGAACTTGAAATAGAAAATATTGGTGGTGGTTATTATATAACAACACTGAAAAACGGTACATATCCTTGGGATGTGTCCGCAGAAGGATATTATCCTGAAACAGGAACAGTCGTAGCGGATGGTGACATACCACAAGATGTTGAGGTATTAGTTGAACTTCAACCGTTAACACACGAATTAAAGTTCATTGTTTCGGAAGAGGGAACAAACACCCCAATTACGGATGCTATAATTGAAGTTGTTGATTCAGACCCCGAATTAACAATTTCTTTAATAAACCATAACAACGGAACATATACAACATTTATCAAAAATGGTAAATATGATTGGAATGTATCAAAAGATAATTATGATTCAGTAGAGGGTGATGTTACTATTGACCACGCTGACGAAGTAGTTGAAGTTGTACTTGTTAAGAAAAGTTTCCTTTTGACCTTTGATATAACCGCTGGTGGTGGAGATTTTTTCTATAAGAATTATGATATTTCTTTCAATGTTAGTGGACAACCGGTAGTAGATGCAAATATTATTACTACTAATATTCCTAATGATATTGAAAATAATGATGATGGCACATATGAAGTTGAGGTTTTACAAGGCACATATCCTTATACAATAAGAAAAGATGGGTTTATACGCCACACAGGTACTACAACCATATCAGATACAGATGTTGTAGTACCCATTGTAATATTCCCATTAACAGGTGTTATAACAATACCTGATAACCGATTGGTCACAGTTAGTAATTTGGGATCGTTTACAGCAACAGTGACACCAAGTCCACCAAATCCAAATGGTAATACTTATAGATATGTGTTTTCTTTACGTAACAAGAACACGGGTGCTGTATTATTAACTGCTGCTTCACAAACTTCTAATACATGGACGCAGACCGATGCTAATATGAATGTTAGTGCTAGACATAACGTACCACTTGAAGTATGTTGTACTATATTTGAATCAACTGCTGCTGATGCTATAACATTTGTTTGTGAACCCATTACTATATGGCGTTTAACAACGTTATCTGCTACACTAAACATAGATGGTACAACCAATCAAGTAAATATGTGGGTAGATGGTCCAAAAGACACCTTTACAGCGGTCTGTGTACCAAGTGGTTCAATGCCACCATACGAATACACTTTTTTTATAAGAATAAATAATGTAATAATACACACTGTTACCCAAAATTCAGAAACACACGAAACTCCCAACACAATGATTTATAAACCAACGGTTGGTGGATTACATCAGGTAAGTTGTGAAGTAAGAGCAATGGGTGTACCATTTGATGTTACGGGGGTTTCACATGTTATAGCACCCGGACCCTCAACTTATCGAAATGTTCAAACAGCTATAATGATTACCGCACAAATAATACCTGCGGCAACAACAATAATAGAAGATACTACAATACCAGGTGTTTGTCAAGCACAAAACGGTTTTGGTGGTTATCGTTATAGATGGGGGGCGGTGGTTCCGGGTGGTGTTGGTTCTATAAACCCACATTTAAGTTCTGATGTTTGGATGCTCACACAACAAACTACGTGGCAAACAACAACAAATGCCTTAAATGTCCCATCAATAACACAAAATGTTCCTGATAATAGATTTAATGCGGAAGGAAAATACATTTTGGAACTTAGATGTTTTGTTAGTAGTGCTAATAGCGGTTTTAACACTATAGCACCTTTAGAAGTAGAGGCAAGTAGAGCATACATTACGATACAACGCCCACCATTTAATTGGAAATACACTAATGATCCGGAGGAAGCGGTTGATTTTGTTGAATGTAGTGAACTTGGAAATACTTGTAACGAAAATTGGATGGGTATTACTATATTAGAAGACCCGTCTGAATGGAAACCAGGTGCACAAATAACAGTATCTATTAATGCTATTGGTGGAACACCCACAATAACTTATCGAAGGGGAATTACTGCAATTATTAATGGTAATCCCACTGCTATTAACGTTACAGGACTTAGTGGTGCACTAACGGATACCACACAAACGTTTAGTTTCATATGGCCAACCGCAAATATATCAAGCACAAATCCTTCCCGGATTGAAGCTTTGAGAATACAATGTATTGCCAGGGATTCAAAAAATAGATTGTTAGATGCTAGAATTGATTTGAAAAATGTTATGTTTAACAAATTAATGGGTATTATAACACCCGCATTTGTTAATGGTTCTAATAGAGACCCCGACACTAATCAAATTTTAATAACACCAAATGAAAACTCAACAAATATACCGGGATTTAGACCGGGTGTAAATGAAACAAGGGTTTATAACATACAAGAATATGGTGGACAACCCGTAGTTCTTTATAATTGGAAGGTTTCTGAAATACAAGATGATGGTTCTCTTGAATTAATATCAACTTTTCCACAAACAAGTGCTACCACACGTAATTGGCGAATACCTAAAACACTTGCTGATTTTGAAACACAACTTATCTAATTGAAAATAAATAAATAAAAAAATATAACAAAATGGCACATTATCCATATAAAAATTTAAAATTTGAGTGTACGTTATCTGATAATCTGACCACAGCGGAAAATGATAATAGATATACAGCAGAATATGTGTTTACACCATCTGTTGCAATGTTGACTTGGGAAGGAACAAAGGAACCGGTGTTACAAGGGATGGTTCCTCATAACCCAACAAACTTACGATACGCTGATATAGTTAATCATGTGTATTCCCCAACAAGAAACACAGCATATTATTATAATAATCAAGTTATTCAATATTCAAGCGTGTGTAGTCCAATACGACTTGTTTATATGTTAAGAATTAATGAGTTTGTATTAACAAATTGTAGCGTTGGTGGTTTACATAAGGAAGGTGTAATATTTTTGTGTAATAATAATACAACAGATGCGCATGCAATATTGGTGTATGAAACACAAGAAGACCCATATGCTGAATACAAAATATTAGAAAACTACCCAAGATTAGTAACAGATGCTATAACCGGCACTTCACGACTTTTTCACGGATATTTTTATGATGATAAATTCTATTGTAATAGTAGAATTTATGATATGGATTTTATTGAAATAGGTAGTTTTCCAACAACAGCAACAACAACATTATCACACACGGGGGTTGGTTTTAATGAAGAAAGGTGGACATTATATGGTTATAATGGGAGTGAAACATTACCAAATATTGGTGACGGTAAATTTTTATGTACATCAAATAATGCTATTTTAATGTATAATGTAAATGACAATACATTTAAAATGGTATCAGATCAGGTTTCTAATACCAACACACTCGGATTTTATTATGCAAATAACTGTTTTGTTTCTTTAAGAAGAAACACTGTTAATAATAGAATAGAATTAAAAATTCGTGATTTAGATAATGATGAAGTTCAAACACATGATATGGGGCAACATAGTTCTGATATAACTACTTGGTATGTTAGACCAACTCAATGTAGACGGTATGTTAATATTTCTTCTCCAAGAATCCAAAACAACCCAACTAGTACAAAAACAGGTTCATTTAACCAATATTCTTTTTTTGTATTTGTAGATACACTAAAAAAACGTGTTATAAATAGAAGTGGTTCAATTAGTGGGTCGCTAAACGATCATTTTATGCACACAGCGTTTGCTTTTATTGAATATGGTGGGGAATTTGTGTCTGCTCAAACCAGAATGTGTGATGGAAACGCATTACATAGAGTTTGCGATGTACCGGTTATTGTTGGTGATAGGGTTTATACATATGGTACTGTTGGGAATAGTGGTACACCAATCTTTCCGGTTTATTTTGTTGATAAAGTAGATAGATTACAATTATTACAAACACATCAAAAATCATATATGCATCGTAACCCAACTGCCACCGCACCAAACGGATTTACTGTACCCGATATGGGTTTAAACACTAATTATTTATTGAATTATGGTGGAGATATATATAGAGTCAACTTTTCTAATGTTGGTAATTTTTCTTGGAGTGGTTGGGATTATACTGTAGGTAATATATCATTACATCTTGTTGTGTCACGTTATAACGTTTCTTCGTATTCGTGGGATGTTGTTAGTAATAGAAACATATTATTTAAACCGGATTTAGCAACACCACCAACAAGTTTTTCTAGTATTAGTGCGGCTAACAGTGATTATAGTACTGGTGTATATGGTCCACCATTTGTGAGACCAATACTTTTATATGAAGAAGAAGAAACTATCACGTTTTTAGTTATTATGCATGGGTTAACTAGACATTATTACCCAAATATTGGTAGTCTTAGTAGTAACACTATGCTTATACATCGAATATTAAAATTCAATAAATTAACATTTGAATTAGTTTCTAGTATACAATCCGCATTACCTGTTATTACAAGTAGTGGTAATAGCACTATACCCGATTTTTTTAGTCCTAGTCTAGGATATCACACCTATAACCGTTTTATGGTTTATTTGAATAGAACTAGTGGTACAATACAATGTTGGATATATGATGTTGTGACAAACACTAACAGACAGGTAATACCACCTGATTGGGGAACAATAATGGGTGGTTTGGCAACCTCACAAATAACACAATTTACACTTAGATTTATTCAAGTAAATGAGGAAAAAATATTAATATCTATAATCAATGCTGGTCATTCTGCTATAATAGAATATAATTTATCAACAGGTATAGCAACCACATTAAATAGACATAATATGGAAACCCCAATAATTCCAACACTCAACCATGTTTATAAGGTATTAAATAACATTTATATTGGGTCGGGTAGTAGTTTTGTTGTATATAACCTTTCTTACGAACAAATAGGAAATATTAGTGGTGGGAGTAATATGGGTACTTATTCTGATTATTTTTCAAATAAATATGACGAATCTACACCAACTTATCTTATACTTACAAATAACCAAATATTGAAAGATAATGAGGTTGTTTCCATAACGGGTTTGGATACAAATTATACATTAAATTCACACTTTTATATGGATGGTATGTCGTGTATATTAGCAAATCATAATGAATATAACCCACGATTGTATCGTCTAAATTCTGATTTTTCTGTAACATTCTTACATGAACTTGATACAATTACTAATATAACACCAACACAAAGCACAGCAAATATTGGTACACATGTGTTATATAATGCCCATTTACCTAATATTATGCCACTGAATCGTGTTCCCTCAAATGTGTCTTCAATGAGTTATGTATTACCAATGCGGAATGATAAAGAATTTTATCTTGTTTCTAATGCCCGTGGTGGGGTTATGAGATTAGTTGGTTCAAATAGTTTTAGATTATCCAACGCCCCAATTGATGAGATTAACTACACACATTGTGGTATTGGAACACAAACAAAACTTCTACATGGTACAGTTGAAGGTAATTCCACACTAAGAAGATGGCGCAAATGGGATGATTCAGAATCGGGTTCCGTTATGAATATAGGTGGTAATAACACCGCACCAACGCTTGTTACTAATAATACTTGTAATGATAGAATTTATATATTTCATAGTGGTAATGTTTATAAATATAATTCTGAACTAAATAGTATAGATTTATTTTTTTCATTCGTAAATGAAACAGATAATATAACACAATTTGAACAACACGCCGAACATTTAGATGGAAGATTTTATTTTATTAGAGGAACACAATTATTACGTGAATCTGATAATTTACAAAGTATAACAAACGTTTTAACAAGCACAACTGCTATCGTAAAAGTTCTACCTAGACCAGGAAATTTATTATATTATGCTAATACCAGGGATATTTATTCTGTTAATATAACAACGGGTGTTCAGACTTTATTGGGTACTACAAGAAACACAGAAAATAATATAATAGATATTACTTTTGATAATAATGGAATATTATGGGGTATAACAGGAACAACTGCTAATAGTACTAACTTATGTACTGTGTTTGATTTTACGACAGGTGTTATGAATGAATATGATGCAAAATACAGAAGTAATCTTACAACAGGTGCGGAAACTGATATTAGAAGTTTATGTCGAATAATATTTGAACCTAATTTCAATAGAAGATTTTTATTTTCAACAGCAAATACATCAAATCAAAGTGCCGGGCGTAATTCCCAAGTTTATTATTGGTCGGATTTATATGGTAACTATATACATCGTGGTACTAATGCAATTGCTAGTATTGGGATGGTAAATAGTAGTGATATTAATAGATATCGTCATATATTTTTATTTAAAGATTTGATATTTGCGTGTGGTAATACAGCAGTAGTGGTGTGGCAAGTAAATGAATATGGTAATTTTGTTTCTTCTGAATTAGATTTTCAATTTGGACCAGATAAAACACATGTTATACCATATTTACCCGCTAATTATAATAGCCCATTTCAACCAGCAAAAATTGAAAATATGCACACAAGCGATAAATTTGATGTGATAGACGATCATTATCAAGGTCGTGAAAGTAATTTTAGTAGTACTTATCCACGTAACGCATCCAATCAAAATAGATCGTGGAATAACCACATTCATTTTGGGCGTAGAGAAGTTGCTAAAACATATAATGGTTTACCTTTGAATACTCTTATGGTAACAAATAAATTGTCTAATATTGATAGACAAGCACCACTTTATTTAGAAATAACAGGTAGTGCGGGTGATGCTTATATTCATTGGGGGATGCCCATACCTGGTGTACCTGTAACCGAAGTTTTTGCAAGCGGGGAAACAGCTATTACCAAAATAACATTAACGGGTGGGGAAACAAGAGTAAGAATGGATTATAGAGCAAGGCATGTTCATTGTATTGGTATCTATACAAACTCTTCTATTACACATATTAATTGTATTGCCGGATTTTTAATGCAATTTGATGTATCCAAAAACAAAGATATTAGATATATAAATGTTAGTGGTAACTTATTGTTTAGAGAAGAATTGGATAGTATGTTCCGAAGTTTACCCACAGTAACCTACGGACAAGTTAGAATTGGTGGAAACCCACATATTGATTTATGTGATAAAAATATTGCCATTAAAAAAGGTTGGGCGGTATTTGGTGGGACATTCTTTGGTTATACGGGTGTTATTGATATGACAGGAAATTGGACAGCAACTTCGGATGCTGAATGTTATGCTTTTGGAACAACAACCATTACACCAACGGTTAATTTAAGACCAAATTTTGGTGAAGATAGTGTTACAAGAGCAAATGGTACACTTAAAATTGCGGGTGTTGAAACACCACTACAAACGTCCGGTGTAGTAACTTTAATACCCAAATCAAGTACAATACCACATGGTGGGGTTAAAATAACATTTAGTGGTAGTAGAACAATTGTTGTTGATATTATATACGGAGAAGTACAAGGAACAATAGAAAGATTATGTTTCTTTGGTAATGAAGAAATAGTTAATAATATTAATATTGTAATAACAGCAGAAGAAATCTAAAAAAATAATATTTATAATAAATAAATTAAAGTAAAATGACAAGAGAAATTTTAATTGGTATTGTTGAATCTAAAATATATCAAAACACGTCTAAACTAGTGACAGCACAAATTGCGCGAGAATGTTTATATGATATTATACATTATGTGTGTGGTGAAAAAGGATTGGTTTACGAAGAATTATTGAAAACGCAAATCAATGGTTCTCTACCGATAAATACTTTAATGCACCCCATTAAAGATGAAACTATGCGCAACCTTCTTGTTGGAATAACAGAAAGGTTGTGGTTTCATGAAGAAAAATCTGTGAATACCCTTCTTAATTCTATTCAGACTAAAATCGTTAATGAAATTACCGCCACTGTTTTAGCAAATGTTTTGGGTGAAATGATAAACGAAATATGGTATGATGAAGAAGAGGTGTTTTGTATTTGCGATGATAAGTTGGCAACCGGTGTAATCGGAAATTTAACTTGGGGAATATGTCCTGCTTATAAATCTTTGTGTATATTGGGTAATGGACCAATGCCGGAAGAAATAGTTGGTGAATGGAGAGAATATGCGAATGTAGTCGAAAGAATTATCATAGGAAGAGGTGTTACAACAATAGGTAATCACGCTTTTGATGAATTTTCCAAAGTATTTTATCTTACTATCCCTAATTCAGTAATATCTATTGGGGATGACGCATTTTTGGGGTGTGAAAGTTTAACTGAAATCACTATACCCAATTCGGTTACAACAATAGGTAATCACGCTTTTATGGGTTGTAAAAATGTATCTGTAATAACAATCGGAAATTCGGTTGTTACAATTGGTAATAGTGCGCTTTCGGGGTTGGAAAAAATTACTGAAATGAAACTTCCCAATTCGGTTACAACACTTGGGAAAAGTGCGTTTGCACATAATTGGAAGTTAAAAGAAATGATAATTCCCGATTCGGTTACTATAATATCTGATAATCTTTTTTTAAGATGTGATGATTTAGCAAATGTAACTATCGGAAGACTTGTTAGGAGTATTGGCGCATTTGCTTTTGCTGAATGTAAAAGTTTAACACAATTTAATATACCAAATTCAGTTAGAACGGTTGATGATGCTGCTTTTAAAGATTGTTTTAGTTTAACAAACATAACTATTGGTAATTTAGTTGAAAGAATTGGGGATGGTGCATTTGCTAATTGTAGAAGTTTGGTTAGTGCCAATCTACCATTTTTAACTAACACGTTAGGTAGGGAGTGTTTTGTTGGATGTACTTTATTAAATAGTATCACTCTCGGTGAATCCTGTATAAATATTGGACCTGGTGCATTTGCTTATTGCCCATCTTTAAGTAGAATTGCTAATTATGCGATGACACCACAAGTAATTAATCAAACGGTTTTTGAACACGGTGTGAATTATAACACTTGTTTAGTTTTAGTACCAGCAGAATCACTTACATCTTACAAGGTAGCAAATATTTGGAGAAATTTTCAAAATATTGAAGCATTTGATATTGAAGAAGAATTTTGTTATTGTGAAGAACCATTGGCATCGGGGACAGTTGGTAGTGTAACATGGAAAATATGTCATAACTACGCTTTATGTGTTCAAGGGGAAGGGATTATTTCAGATAATAGTGCTTCTCAACCATGGAGAAATAACACACATTATAGCAATGTTAGAAGAATAATTGTTGGTAGAAATATTACTGAAATAGGTAATAATGCCTTTCAATCGTGTACAAACACATTTTCTATTCATATTGGTAATGCTGTTACAAGAATAGGTAATAATGCCTTTCAATCGTGTGGTAATTTAATTGATGTTACAATTGGTAATTCGGTTGTAACAATAGGAAACAATGCTTTTCAGGGTTGTGCAAACCTAATTTCATTGGTTATTCCAAATAATGTTACAACAATTGGGCACACAGCATTTTCCGGTTGTACAAGTTTATTAACCGCAATTTTTGGTAATAGTCTCACAACAATAGAACATAGTGCATTTAGAAATTGTTTCGGTTTAACTTCTGTGACAATACCAAATACTGTAACAACAATTGGTGGTGGAAATAATAGTAGTACACACGGCGCATTTCAAAGTTGTACAGGTTTATTGGATATCACAATAGGGGAATCGCTTACAACATTGGGTGATTTTGCATTTAATGGTTGTACTTCGTTAGAAGATGTTGTTATTGGTGGTTCAGTGACTTCAATATCCCAAAATGTTTTTGCTGGTTGTGCAAAATTACGAAAATTAACAATAAATGATGGTGCAACACTTTTGACACTAAACGGTAGTGGAAATAATGCAACAGATAGTAGTAGCACATTTAATGGTTGCCCAATTGAAGAGGTATATATTGGAAGAAATATTATTCGGAATAACGGAACATGGGCGTTATTTAATTTACCCATAAGAAGTGTTATTATTGGTAATACTGTTACAACAATTGTAAATAATGCTTTTACTACACGCACTAATTTAGTTAATCTAACTATTGGTAATTCAGTAGAAGAAATTGGGGTGAGCGCATTTCAGGGTTGTACAAGATTAACTTCTGTAATAATACCAAATTCAGTAATAACATTGGGTGTTGGTGCATTTCAGGGTTGTATAGGATTAACTTCTGTAATAATTGGTAATTCAGTAGAAATTATTGATGTTGATGCATTTTCGGGTTGTATAGGATTAACTTCTGTAATAATACCAAATTCAGTAATAACATTGGGAACTAATGCTTTTCATGGGTGTATTAGATTAAGAATTGTTACTTTCAATGATGGTGAGGGGGTATTAACAATGTTGGGAAACAATACACCGTTTAATAATAGTCCAATTGAAGAAGTATATATTGGAATGATATTATATCGTGAGGGTACATGGGCATTATTTCCACAAGGATTGAAAAAAGTTGTTATTGGTAATATGGTTAAAGAAATTAAAGAAAATACTTTTATCAATTCAACGTCTTTGGAGGAAATTACTATTGGTAATTCACTTGAAGTGATTGAGGATCGTGCTTTTCAAGGGTGTTCGGGATTAGAGATTGTTGTTCTTCCGAATACAATTAAAATAATAGGTAATTTTGCTTTTAGAAATTGTGTTGTTTTAAAGAGTATAAATTTACCAAATTCAATATTAGAAATAGGAAAATATTGTTTTCAAAGATGTATAAAGTTGGAATATATTACTCTCCCAACTTCAATAACTTATACAAAAATTGAGGAAGGTGTTTTCTTTGGTAGTGGTTTACTTAATATTATTATCCCTAATAATATCACAGAAATTGGTTCATTTGTGTTTTCAGATTGTGAATATTTATCACAAATAACACTTAATAACAATATTACAGAAATAGGTGCATATGCTTTCCGTGTTTGTAATAATCTAACTAATGTGATTTTACCAAATAGTATTACCATAATATCTATGGGGTTATTTCAAAGTTGTAGAAAATTAAAAAGTGTTACCATACCCCCAACAGTAGTAAAAATTGATAATAACGCATTTTATGGTTGTGTTCTTATGGAGGCAATCACCATTCCAAGCGGCGTTACTTCTATTGGTGCGGGTGCTTTTGGAAAATGTCGTAATTTAATTGGTATTGTTATTCCTTCAGGAATTACAGTTATAAACGAATTTACTTTTCAAGGTTGTAGTGGTTTAGAAACAATAACTATTCCTAATCTTGTTACGGAAATTAAACAAAACGCTTTTTTTGGGTGCACTGATTTAACCACAGTGGTTTTAGGTAATTCTGTTAAAATAATTAGACAAAATGCTTTTTGGCAATGTCGTTTTTTAGATACCATAAATATACCAAATTCAGTGGAAATTATTGAAAACCATGTTTTTCTTGGTTGTGATAATTTAGAAACAATAACCATACCTAATTCTGTTAAAGAAATTGGGGTTGGTGCGTTTCAAGGTAGTGGTTTAATTTCAATAATTATTCCGAACCAAATAACTAAAATTGAGGATAATCTTTTTGTTGATTGTTATAATTTAACATCGGTAACAATCCCCACTTCGGTTAAAGAGATTGGTATTAGTTCATTTAAAAACTGTATTAAGTTAACATCTGCTGCTATACCTAATTCTGTTATAAAAATTGATGCGGGTGCATTTCAAGCAACAGGAATAACAACCCTTAATATACCTGATTCCGTTGTAACGCTTGGTACTAATGTTTTTTATCAGTGTCTTGATTTAGTTACAGTAATAATTGGGAATGGGGTAAAAACAATTGGAAACCATAGTTTTTTTGAATGTACTAAGTTGGTAAATCTAACCATTGGTAATTTAGTTGAAAGTATTGGGGTTAGTGCTTTTCAAGGTTGTTCCGTATTAGAACCTGTTGTTATACCAAATTCAGTTAAATCAATTGCTGATCTTGCTTTTCATAATTGTATTGGAATGATTAATTTAACTATCGGAACAGGAGTAGAAACAATTGGTGTTAGTTCATTTAATCGTTGTCAGGGGTTAAAGGTGTTGAATTTACAAACACAAGTATTAAAAAGCATTGGGGAATACGCCTTTTTCGACTGTCGTTCATTGGAATCTGCTTTAGTCTTACCTAATTCTTTGGAAAATATTGGTGATTTTGCTTTTGCCTCTTTATCTACCGCTTTTAGTAATTTTATACCAAGCGTGGTTTTTGGAACAGGTTTAAAGGGGCGTGGTAGTGGTGCAGTATTAACTGCTAATATCAACGCTAACGGTGTTGTTACAGGTGTTACAGTTAATAACGGGGGTGTTGGATACATACCCAATAACACAGATATTTCATTTGTTGGCGGAGATGGTAGTGGTGCAACAGCAACTGTTAATATAACTACAAGTAGTATTGTAGGTGAGGGTGTAATTGGTTCCGTAAGTGTTAGTAATGGTGGCAGTGGGTATACTGAACCCCCAACGGTCGTTGTTTCAACAAATTCTTTAATTGGAAATTATACTTTTCAAAACAACACACGCTTAAATTCAATAACACTTCCAAGTAATTTGTTACGTATTGGTGATTATACTTTTAATAATTGTGGTACAAATGCTACCTCACCTTTAACTTCAATAGTTTTAACAAATTCACTAATTAATGTTGGTAATTACACATTTGATGCTTGTACTCGTTTAGGTTCAATAACATTCCCAACAAATAACACATTTACAACTATTGGTAGCCATACTTTTAGGGGTTGTGGTGTAACAGATAATGGTTTAACGGATAACCGAACTAAATTTCTAACTTCAATAGTTTTACCAAACTCACTCACAACAGTTGGTAGTAATACTTTTCAAAATTGTACCCGTTTAAGTTCAATAATTCTTTCAAATTCACTTACATCAATTGGTGGTTATACTTTTGCATCTTGTGGTACACTAGATAGTGGGGTTGAAAATAATAATTTTTTAACTTCAATAGTTTTACCAAACTCACTCACAACAGTTGGTAATTATACTTTTCAAGGTTGTAATCAACTGACTTCAATAGTTCTTCCTAATTCAATAACAGGTACTAATGGTGTGGGGTCTTATACATTTGATGCTTGTACTCGTTTAAGTTCAATAACGTTCCCAACAAGCACTAATTTTACACACATAGGAACATATACTTTTAGAAATTGTGGTACACTAGATAATGGGGTTGAAAATAATAATTTTTTAACCTCAATAAATATACCGGAAACTGTTACAACAATTGGGGCGGCTTGTTTTATGAATTGCAATCGTTTAACTTCACTTGTTATACCCAATAGTGTTACAACTATGTCTAGTAGTGGTTGGCAAAGTAGTACCGACGCTGATGGTCCATTCAGAGGTTGTAGTAGATTGACTTCAATAACTCTTTCAACACACAGTAGTTTTACAACAATACCTATTTCATGTTTTTCGGGTTGTAGTGCTTTAACATCACTAACCATACCAAGCAATATTACAACTATTAACGCCGCCGCTTTTCGTGGTTGTAGTTCTTTAACAACTCTTTTTATTCCTAATACGGTTACAAGATTAAATGGAAACAACACATCGTATAGTAATACGGCAAGTGGTTCTTTTGAAAATTGTACAAGTATAACAAACATAAATATTGGTAGTAATGTTGCAACAATAGAAGTGGGTGTTTTTCGGGGTTGTACTGCGTTAGTAGAAGTTATAAATAATCGCACAGTACCACAAGCAATTGAAAACAACACATTTGGTGGAATAACACTTACTAATTGTTGTTTGAAAGTACCGGAAGGTTCTATAAACCAATATAGATCAACTAATCATTGGGGGAACGGAACACCATCTTGGCCAACCGCTAGAATTGTAGCAATAGGTTCAAACTGTCCTTCCTAACCATATTTAAAATTAAATGGGGTGATATTATCCACCCCATTTTTTTTATTCGTGTCTATCATTGTAATCTCTGACCCATGTGTCGAGTTTTCCCGAAGCCGCACCTAATCCAAAGCCATAAACCCCTAACATGATAGTTATAAACACATTGTCGTTGTCAAACAACTCGGTGTAATGTAATAACACAAGTGCTGCCCATAACAAAACAAACGGTAATAAGAATATTAAAGTTTGTAGCACATCAATTTGTCTTTTCGTTAACTTATTTCGCTTTCTCATACTACTTTTCTTTCGTTTTAATAAGGTTTTCTACAATAAATGATAAATCTATACACCCACTCATTGAACGTTGTTTTAAGGGGGATTATTCGTTGTGATTCCGTATTGTGAAAATTCCAATTCATACTTTTTATTCTATAGTAAAAATCCATGACGGTAATGTTTTCACCTTTATATTCACAACTTAAACAATTATCTTCTAATAATTTTGGTTTAAATTCATAAGCACCTTTATTTATCATATTGTTCAGGGCAACTTTTTTACAATATTCCTTAAATGTATCCAACCATTCACACCACAGAATTTCCGGGTCTTCTTTTACATTATTTTCTACCCAACAATAGAAATTATAAATATAATCCTCCATTATATTTTTAAAGTCATTACAACCCATTACGTTCTCATCCATTTCGGTTGTATTAAATTTGTTATCATTCCTCTGTGGTGAAACCTATATTTTCGTGTTTTGGTTTCATCTAAACTTTCCTTAATATGAAAATTAATGGTTTCCACTTCTTTTTCTGAATATTTTTCAACCCAATAGGTATCTTCAAGACTATTTTCAAAAACACCATTAGCGACACTATCATAATATGGTACAACAAAGGGTTCACAGTTGGTTTTTACATATTTATCAGTTTTATCTTCTTTATTAACAAATAAACACCTCATATCACCCACTTGGTATTCAAAGTGAAATGGGTTTTTCACTTCTATTTTCATACCCTCATATATTTTACTGTCTTTAATATCTTCTGTTTTTTCAGCAAAAAATATTTTGGTTTGGTTCCATTCAACACCAAACGCCATTGCTTCAGAACGTGCTATATTGGGTACAAAGAATTGTTTGTTATTTACCAATTTAAACACATAATATCTATCAGATAATTGAGATGATAGTTTAATGGTGCGGCGTTCATTTTCGGTAATTGATAATAACAAATTATTACCAATTGTGTTATCAACGGCACTTAAAACCGCAAAGGTTTGTATGTTTGGTGTATATTCAGTCATATTATTAACAATTAGATTTAGAATAAAAGTACTAATAATATTTTGAATAAAAAAAAGGTGAGTTGAATACCCACCTTTTTGATTTTAGTTTGATTTTTATACCATTTCCATTCCCTGCGGAGTGATAACCCATTCAATTTCGATAAATTCAAGCATTGAGTTAGGTTTAATCCACACTTTCGCCGGTAGTGTTCTATTTTCACGTGCTTCGACTGAATTATCAACTTCTATACGGTAGTCGCTGATACCTCTGTTTGTACGAACATCGTTCAAAATTGTGCTTGTATTAGAACGGAATTTGTTGGCTGTTGTCATATCGTTTGGAGTGAACAACAAACCTCTGTTGGCTTGTTCAACCAATTCTTTAATTCTGATCATCATACGTCTTACACCAATTCTTGTCAATGGTTCTCTATCGCCGTCATAAGAAACTTTCAAATTCTTTTGTCCCCAAGAGTATACACCTTGTTTTGCAAACTTAACGATTGGGTTAATACGACTTCCTGTTAGTATGTCGGTTTCTTCCATTTTCAGAATTTTACGAGGACCGATACAGTCTATTTGACCATTATTTATACCCGCAGCAGGATACCAAGAATATGAAGTATTGTCAATTTGAGCAATCAACTTGATAATATCTTTTGTTGGTGGTAAGAATACCGCCTTTTGTTCGTTAGCATCGAAATACTGACACCAAGGATAATAAGTCGCAACATAAGAACTATCAATTTCCGCAACATCCAAATTACCTACAACGTCAAGAGCTGAATACATATTCGCTGGATTGTCGTTTGCGCCCATTGGTTTGTCGGGGGTTGTAACAATATAAATTGTTTTTTGGTTATAATCTCTTTCAACTACGTCTAATGCTTCTTTGAACAACAATGTGTTATTGATACAGTCAATACCTGGTGTTGCCAAAACATTTATCGGGGTTGCAAATGGGTTAGCCATTGTTTCAAAACCAGCCCAAAATGCGTAGAAGTCAGAAGTTATTCCATTTGAAGGTATTCCGTAATCATCGTGTAAAACACTGAATCTTGCACCTGCGCCGGAAGCACTTGATATTCTTCCTTTGTATTTGTTACGTTTGAAATCGTCAGAAGTTGTTCTCACTGTTCTATATGGGTCCCAACCATCAAATCCACCGTAGAAACACAATGTGAATTTACGTAAAGACATATCTTCATAAATTGTTCCCAAAATATCTTCATTTGACGACAACATTGGTGGTTCATCTCCATCACCTTTTAGTTCAAGTGGTGGGGTTTGCCAAGTGAATACACCGGTTGTATATAAGTCTTTGTTTGTACCCGTACAATCAACACCGGGATTTTCGCCGTCAACTACTGTGTTGCAGTCAGAAACCCTTGAATCCAAGTGGAAACCGTCTGTGTAGTAACCGTCTGTGTATGCGCTTCTTCCTTTATATGTTAGCATATCAACGTCTATACCTGTTATGTCAGAGAAACCGAAGTATTGGCGTTTTGGTTTGATACCTTCATAAACCTGTGTGTTAAATGCCAACTGTGGTTTTTGAACATCTGAACCCAATTGTCTTACAGGATAACCCAAGAAACCACAAGGTATTGCATATTTAATGGTATCGTTATCCGCTACTTCACACATAATGAAAGAAGACCTTTGGATTGTGCTTCCGTGAACGTCACCAATTCTATTCAAAATATATCCTGAACTTGCCGGATTAAGGTTACAACCTCTAAACACTTCTAAAATTTTAACTGAACCGTCATTATCATAGAAATCACGAACTACAACATCAAATGTCAAACTATTCGGATTAATACCCTGAATACTTATTTTGCACATTGTATTGGCGGTAGCACCGTCAGATATTGTGAAGAAACGGAATAATTTTTTAACTTCGTTTGTGGCAAAACTACCCATCATTTGAGAAACAACCCAAGGCGTAACAGGTGTTCTATACGCTTCTTTATAGTCTGAAATATCACCAATTACTCTTTGAATAAGATTATCAGTTCCTCCAACTTTTACTTCAATATTGGATGATTGGGGAATGTAACCACTACCGGGATTAATTATATCAATTCTATCAACACTACCATTTCTAAGTACCGCTTCTAATACAGCGGAAACACCACCCGCTTCCGGTTGTGTTGCAACGGTGACGGTTGGTCTTGAAGTATAACCACCACCGGGATGTTGTATTCTCACTCTTTCGATTGAAGCACCAACAAATGCTTCTAGTTCCGGTTCAGGTGGTGCTGGTAAATCTCCTGTGTAATTAATACTAACACCAGGTGCACTTGTGTATCCACTACCACCACTTTCAAGTTCAATATCCACTATTCGACCTTCAATAATCACAATATTTTTAACTGTTGCAGGTCTGTCTGTTGATGTAAAGTTGGTTGGAACATATCCTAAAGGTGGTTCTATTATTATTTCAACATTATTTAATGTGTACCCTTCTTTACTTTCATCTTCTTCTTCAACTTGTTTTACAGCAATTTTTGTTACAACACCGGGTGTAAGGTCTGCATTAAACAATATTGCACTATCGCTTGCACCACCACTAGAATTGACCATTTCATAGAATAAATTGTCTTCAATAACAAAAACATATTTTTCGGTTTCACCATTTATGTCAGGTGTGTGAAATGGTTTTAATTGTTCACCCATATAATGATAATTATATGACATATTACCATTACCATCTAATGTTCTTTTAACAACAAAGATTTTACCATTATCAACTTCGGGGTCAACTATTTTTGTGAAAACCGCGGTTTGTTCAGAGTCATCAAAATATTCGGTTACAATAGATTCTGCTTGTGAATACAAATATCTTTCACCAAGATTATTAATATCCAAACTGTGATTAGGTATGTGTAGAATAGCGTTGACTGGTCTAAATTTTGGTATAATGGGTTCGTCTGAACCTTTTGAACCTAATCCATCATACAATCTCGGTATCAACATATCCGGTGGTTGAACTTCTAATCTTGTACCCACCAAAATACCTTCAATATAGTTAACGGGGTCAGTTGCTCTTTTAACAACTAAATTTTGAAGTGCAACATCATATAATTCTTCAACAAAAATAGGGGTTGTACCTTGTGCTGTTCCACCTAATACATTGTATATATAATCAGATGAACCCGGATTTAATGAAACCGTATATGAAACAAATTCACCACTATACATTTCACAAACAAGTTTAAATGTTCCAAAATCGGTTGGTGTACAACGAATACCCGCACGTGTGGTGTTTGAAAAACTTGCTGACAAACCACAAGTAAAATTAGCAGCGGTTTCACCTGCCATTGAGATATAAACTTCTTTTACATCCCACAGGAATTTATCATATTCATAACTTGTTCCACAATATCCATATACTGTTAAACCATCGCTGCTAACAATTTCACCATTCGGTCCAAATACTGTTCCACCACTGTATCCGGCGATATGTGTTCCGAAAAACTTTTGCCCATATCTGTAATCTGTGCCCGCATATCTAACAGCTGATGTAGCAGGTATTGGTGTGGTTGCATTTTCACCGGTTTGTTCAATTCTACCAACCACATATTGAACGTTGTTTTCAATTTTACCACTTGGTACAGGTTCATCAGAAAATTTTGGTAATCCATATGTTTCAATGTAGCGACCTCTTGATCTAATTACACCGATTAACATATCATCACCTTCACCTGAACCAATTGCTCTTATAAGCCATGCTTTTCCAGCACTATATCCTGATAATCCTAATACTCTTGTTACATATAATTGTGTAGATTCTGTTAGGTAATCCAATGCGATATAAGGTAACTCATATCTAGGATACTTTGAACCCGCATATTGTTCTGATGACGTACCACCAAATACATATTCAAAATTTCTCCAATTATCTATAAACATAGGAGTAAAGGCTGGACCTCTAAGTGTTTCGCCAACAAGACCAAGGCTGGTGATACCGCCTATGCTTTCCCTATTAGCGCGCATTTCAGTTTCTTTCTGATAAATGCCTGGAGTAGTATGTAATCCTTTTACATTAGTTAATGCCATTTTATTATTCTTTTATTTATATTATTTTATATATAAATAGCAGAAAAATTTCACTTTGCAATTAACGGTAAAGAAAGTGTTTATTTATTTTATCGGAAGAAAACTACTACATTTACAGGTTGGGCAAGTACAAGTATAATATTCTGTTGAACAGGTTCTTCCTTTTTCGTCAAATTTTACACACCATTTGCAGTCGCAATAACTACACACAAACGTTAGTGGAGGAAGTGCTTCACCTTTTGTTGTTTTATCTTTGGGTATTCTACCCATTCTTAAAATTTGTATATCCATTATAATATTTCTTATTTTCTATAAATAGGATTTCAATTTTATTTTTCCAATACTACCATCTGAAAGCTATTTATAATCGTATGAAAATAATTGTAATAATAAAATATAAATTAAAGGGTGTCAAGACATTAATTGGGTTGATACCCTTTTTCTGTTATTTTTCATACGATTAATAATATTATAAAAATATCAGTTATGGTAAGGAAAAAGAAGTGGACAAGAGAAATGGAAGAGGAACTATCTATGTATACCTCTCCAAGTGAAACTTATTCAGAAAGAAAATTCTGTTATGAGGCACTAAATTACAAAATCAACTTCAAGGCGAAGAATGAAAAACAAAAAGATTTCTATCGCCTAATCCACGACAAAGAAATAATATTTTGTCAGGGGTCGGCGGGTTCCGGTAAGTCATTTGTAGGTCTATCAGCGGCGTTGGATATTCTTAAAAAGAAAGATAATCCGTATCGTCAAATACTATTGATAGCACAAACTGTTCAGAGCGAATTAGAATTGGGTTTCTTAAAAGGAAGCGTTGATGATAAAATCGCACCATTCTTGGAACCTACTTGGTACAACATAAAAAAAATATTGAATTTGTCGGAAAATAGAAGAGATTCAAGGGAAATATTAGAAGAATTAAGAAAATGTAACTACATTGTTTATAATCACATTTCGTTTTTAAGAGGTGTAAATATTGATAATTCTATTGTGGTGATTGACGAGGCGCAGCAATATTCAAAATCTGCTATAAAAACTATTCTTACAAGAATCGGAAGCAACAGCAAATACATTATTTTATCAGACGTTGAGCAATGCGACAACGAAAAAATAAAGAAAAATAAAGATATGATTGGTGTTAAATATGCTATGGAAAAACTTCAAGGTGTGGATGAGGTTGGAATAATAGAATTTGGAAATGAGGATATTATTAGGAATCCTGTTATATCTAAAATTCTTGACGTGTGGGATTAAATTCCGAATACTATAAAAATAAAAATGGGATGATATTTGTCATCCCATTTTTTTATACAATGTCTATTTTGACTGTCGTGTAATTACCACACTTTTTGCACTTCATAATTCGCCACAACCACGTTTTTGAAATGTGTTGATTACCGTCACGGATTTTATACATTTCTTCTTTTTCCCAACCAATACCTTCGGAGTCGTAGTCGTGCCAACAAAAAAATCTTCTAATACAACCTTTCATGATACCTCCTCTGTGGTTTTGGTGTTTTCTGTGATAAAAACTTCCAATGGTTTTCTTGGTGGTGTAGAGGTTTCAACTCTTTCGATAATCCCATATACAAACTTATGTCCACCTTTAAATGCGAAACTAGTTATACTATCAACTGTGGCACTGTTTAATGGTTCCCAAAATTTTGTTACCACCATTCTACAAGTTGGACAAGGACAGAAAAACGCCTCCCAATACTCGCCACGTTCAACAAAAAAACTATCTTTATCCGCTATCCAAGATGCGGTACAACACTCACATTGAAACAACATGTGTGTTGGTGTTTCAAATTCTATATATTGTGGTGGAACTTTATTTCCTTTTCGACCCACACTTAAAATTTCAATTGCCATATTTATTCCGTTTCTAAAAAATGTTTTACTGCACAATCACGAACTTCGGTAGGAACGTTTTCAATCCACCCGAAGGATAATTCTCTTCCTTCCTTAATTACCACTAATTGATGTTCTTCATTGACTTTAAATCCATTGTTTTTTGCCCATCTTCTAATGTGGTTGTGTTTTCTATTTTTACGCATAACTATTTTTTTTTAATGATTAATAACTTTTATTTTTTACATATACCCATAACCCTTAAACTTTTCAATAAGTGGTTCAATGATGTTTAAACGCACTGTATCAGAATATTTTTCTATTGGGGTAAAAAACTTAATCCAATTGGATACAAAACCTGTCATAACAAATTCGGTATGGAGTGCCGTTGGTAAAATGTTTACAGCCTCTTCGTGTTCCACACCACAATCTATTATTTCAAAATATTTGTTTTCAGCAATTTCTAACCCTTCCACAAATTCTTTAACAGAAGAACTTGGTTCGTATGCGTTTAAATTTTCATCACTTATCCAATTTGGTTGAATGAAATATATATCGCGTTCAAGTATCCGATCCTTTTGTGTTGTTATGAAAAACAAATCATTATCCATTAATGTAATTGCGGTGTTTCTATCCGTACCAAACCGAACCGATACCATTTTTTCATGGTCTTTTGTTGGTGAACAAATATATTCAATATCTTCTGTCCACCCATGTTCTAAAAGTGTGCGATAGTTGGTTGTAACATTAAGACTATAACCGTTATTATCATTTCTTACTCTTGAATAATGGTTATTTTTGTATTTGTATAACCACTCATTACTCCACTTGGTTTCAGGGTGTGTTCTTCTTAAATATACTGCACCATGATTACATATATCCCAAGTTTGTGATTTATCATTACATAAAATACCAATCATATTTATTTGGCGATACACATCATTCAGAAGGTCATTTTTATTGGGACCCCCCTCTTCCACAGGGGGGTTGTATCCAATAGGTCCAAATATCGGACTCGCACTATGTTTGATTAGTTTCATATCACATTGATTTGACACATTCTCATTACTGACAGCGCAGCATTATGGGTTTCGGGGGTTACACCCGCACATGCTTTTATATCCACAGTAACTTTCAAATGGGGAAACGCTGTTTTTATAATAAGCGCGTTTGTGATAACACAAATGTCTGTACATAATCCACATAACTCAACCTCTTCCGTTTCATATTTTTGAAACAATGGTACATTTAACCAAAAGAATGTCCCAAAGGTTTCTTTTTGAAAGGGGTAATGTTGCATATTATCGGGGTCTGCCAAACCCTCATAAATTTTATGACCCCATGTTCCTTCAATACAGTGTGGTACGGGTAACGCCTTACCCTCCGGTGTTTCAAGGTAGTTGTCATAATGGGTATCCGCTGTAAAATATACTACACTACCATCATACTCCTTTATTTTTTGTTTAACTACCGGTATAATTTCTTGTGCTTCTTTGGTGGTTAATACACCACCTTCACCGCAGAAATCATTCTGCATATCAACTACTATTAATATTTTATTTTTCATTTTATTAAAATTTAAGGGTTTAACAATCCGTTATTTGTTTTACAATAATCTTCGTATTCAAATCCATTTGGTCCAAATAGTGGTATGGGGTGTATTTTATGTTGAGCCATTTCATTTCTTGTCAAAATAGCGTCATCAACTCTTTGGCAACCCGAACTACCATTCATAATGAAATCATCAAGTTGTTCATAAGTGAATCCCAATTCTTCTTCGTCGGTTTGTCCTACCCACAAACCAGCAGAAGGTGGTTTGTTGATAATACAATCAGGTACTTCCAACCATTTGGCAAGTATATAAACTTCCCGCTTGGTTAAATTTCCTAATGGGTTTAGGTCACTACCCATATCACCCCACTTGGTGCAATACCCAACATATCTTTCTGATAGGTTACTTGTGCCTATTACCAAACGACCATTCAATTGTGCCCATTGATAAAGATATGTCATTCGGATACGCGCTTTTGTGTTTGCATACACTAACCGTTCTTTGTCAGATAACTCTCTTTCATCACCGTCAGGTATATAACAAAGGGTGTTAAATGTATTTGTAATATCCCACTCGTGCCAACGAAACTCAAATTGATTTATCAATTCCTTTGCATGATCATAACTTTTATCACTTACCATAGCGTAACCACAGGGTAACATTATTAAGTGACAATCAACCCCCGCTGTTTGACATAATCGAGCAACGACAGCACAATCAATACCACCACTCATTCCAAGTACAACCCCCTTTTTACCCACTTTCTTTTTTAACCACAATCCTATGGCGTGGATATACTGACTAACGTTTTCGTCTGTTATAAAAAAATTTGAGTGTTTCATTGGTATAATTCGGGTTTAGATTTATAAATTCTATTCGACTCATATTTAATACGATCTCTGATTGCATCAAACTTATTAATGTAAACAAATTTACCGTCAATGTAGAAATCACGTAAGCAATTGGTTTCACCCATAACCTCAACATCTTCCGGTGTTAAACAATCTTTCATTTCCCAATCTTCTTTAATGTTATTCCAAATAACAGCGACCATACCCTTTTGGGATTTTTTGAAGTTGTCGTTATCAGTTTTTGGGTTTTTGAAAATCATTTTGAAGGTTTCATATTCTATTTCGGCAGTACCTTTTAGAGCAAAACCAAACGTATCCCTTGTGTTGTATTGATAAGTGAAACTACCAATACCCAAAATCGCATTAATTGTTGCAAAACCTTTGGACATTAAACCCTTACAAATTCTTATTGCTCTATCGGGGGTAATGGAATCACCATAAACAACCCCTATGTGTGGATCAAGTTCTCTAAAACCTTTGTGGTTGACGATACCACCAAAAATTTCCCACAAACGTTCTACTAAACCCTTTTCAATAGATTCAGACTCAGGTTGTGCTTTACATTTATTTCCTTTATCATCTACCATATAAACCACTTTACCACAAATAATATCAACCGGTTCTCCGCTGTCGGGGCGAATTAATATTTTACCATGACGGTTCATTATTTCCTTTTTCAATGCGGGAAGAACTACATCCACAATGTTCCAAAAATCATAAGTGTCTGAAACAATAGATAGGTTTCCGCTTGGATGAACCACGGTAATCAAATGACGAAATGCTTCAATTTCCTTTTCACCGTAACTACACATAACAGAGTGTTCGGTTGAAGGTGTGTATCGCATTACATCATAATCCGCATCATAAAACGTTCTCAAATATTTTCTTGCTGAAATCGTTGCTGACACACCAAAACTTGTTAAGTGTCCTGCACCTGTTCTGTATCCAACTTCCGGGCTTGGCATACCACGCATTGAGAAATCCCCCGCTTGAAAAAATACTCTGCTAATATCATCGGTTGTTAGCGCAGCATAGTGGCTTAATATTCGGCGGTAAAAATCTGCTGTGGTTGCCGCTGTCATTGGCTGCCAAATATACGCAGATAATTGAGTTTCTAAATAACCGGGCAACCAATAAAAATTCGGTAATGTATTTTCAATGGTAAACATTGGGCAACCAATTGGTACAAACGCCCCTTCGGGTAGTGCTTTAACCCTGATAGGTAAATATCCCAACTTATGAAGTTCCCTTATGTGGGTAGATTTGTGGTTATCCACAAAATGACGATTTGTTTCCCAAAAAATGTTTTTGATTTCTTCCTCATAGGATTTAACAACAAATTCCACATCTCTTTCAAAAAAGTTTTCCTTGAATGATTGTGTCATTTCACCTAACGCACCTTGTAATCCGAAGAAACAAACGTGATTAACACCGGGAACCCTTGATTTTCTTGGTGTCCATGTTTGGTACACCCACGACAACCCCGCAGGATATTGATCTTTGTGACACACCTTATATCCGTCTGTCCACAAAATAGGGTTTTTGTCTAATTTTTCAAATTCAAACATATTATTCAAAATTTATGGGTAAAACATTAATTCTTTCAATGAAATCACAAATTTTATCTCTGATAACAGAGTTACTTGTGTATATTCGATTTATCGGGGAAACACCTTTTTCTAACAATTTTCCTTGAAATACAGAATTTTCAAGGTGGGTTACAACCAAGGTAACATCTTCTACACCCAATCCTCGAAGAATAATTCCTGCTTTGAAAAATGTTCCACCGAAACTACATAAATCGTCAATTATGATTGCTCTCTTACACCCATTTGGTAATACTTCTTCAAGTTCCATATCCGTTATCCACCCTGTTGCCTCATCTCGTTTTTTCTTGAAGAAAACATAATTGAACTCTTTTGTTATCCTTTCCGCTTTATAACGATCTATTGCACCATAATCAGGAAAAACAATACAATCTGTCTTTTTGTCAAAATTTGTTTCTTCAACAATTCTATCAACCCATTCTAAAACAGGATATTTTGCAGTAGCGTTTTTTAACAACCTAATTGATTCTTGTGAGTGTGGTTCAAGCACAATCACTTTATCAAATTTCAGATTGTTTATGAGTTTACACGCATACGGCAACGAATGAACATCGTTTGATGCCATTTTTCTATCCATACGACTGTATGGCATATACATTACTCTTAATGTATTTTCGCTTGTGATTGTGTTGTTATCAATATCCCACTTCACAAACGCCAAGTGAACAAAATCTTTATCATCTTCATAATAAAAATCAACGACATTGTTGTCGCCAATAATGAAGTCTTTAATTTTACTTTCCTTATTGGGAAAGACTTCGATTTCTACCTTTTTACCATTTACTAAAATCATTTTGTTATTTTTTTTTGGTTTAACGTTTAATAAAAAAATTACATATTTATCCGATCCTGTGGAAACAAAAACCCACTAAAAAGTTAGTGGGTTTACTATAAAAATTTAAAATCATATTCAGAATAATATTACCAAGGAAATTCTTCACTATCCATAATAAAATTTTGATACCCCTTTATTTGGGTCATATTGTAATCAAAACGCTTTTGAAGAAAATCATTTTCTTTTTTGAGATAATTGATTCTATCAATAATCATTTCTCTTTCCAATTCCCATTTCGGACACATTTTTATTTCTTCTTCCCGTTCTTCTTGTGGGGTTTCAGGTTTTATTGTTAAATTTACTATTTTTTCAACCAACCTATCAACTTGAAATGGTTTACAAATGAAATCATTCATTCCTGCGTTAAGACAACTTTCCAACCCATCTACCTTATTGTTTTCGTTTGTACTTAAACCGATAATGGGGGTGGGTTTATAACCGGAGTGTGATTCAATTGCTCTAATTCTTTGTGTTGTTTCATAACCGTTCCAATGGGGCATTGTAATATCCATTAATATAACGTCAAAGAATTGTCCCCAAGCGGCAAAGTCTTGAAATTTTTTAATACATTCTCTTCCGTCATTTGCTACGTGGATACTACCAACTATTTTTTGAAGACTTAAAAGAATAATTCTTTGGTTGATGAGGTTATCATCCACAATAAGAATGTTAATATCTTTCAAACTCTTTTTGGGTTTTTCACCACCTTGTTTGAAAACTTTCAAAAAATCTTTTTCCATTTTTTCTATTTTATTTGTGGCGGTTTTCATACCACCCAAAAAACACATAGACATAATATCTTCTATCGGTAATCCCTCACAGATTTCTCTGTGGTCATATACAAACCTTTTTATTTCGGTTTTTACATCATCTTTTAATTCTTCTTTTACTTGATTCATGATTTATTAGTTTTTTATTTTACTTATTATTGGTGTTACCCATTTTCTTTCCTCATTACAATTATTACACAACATTTTAGAGTGATTAACTATGTGTCGTACTTTACCACATCCGTTACATACCGAATATTTTGTCTGCATTGCTTTATATTTAATCGTTTCATTAAATATACATACTATCTATTTATAAAAAAAGTTTTTGTAGTATGGATGGGGAAAAGGTAATAAGATGTGTGGCACTTTCGGCAGCGTCGCTTTTGTTTATATTTATTCTGTCTGTTATGGTTTATATAGTTTCTATAATATAATGCGTCAACCAACAAAAAATAAACAAGTTCTACCAATAGAGAAACCCGATAAAAAGAAGGTGAAGCAACATATTCAACCTATCAAAAATGATATTAAGTTTTGGGTGTTCAAGAAATTACCTGTTTTAAAAAGAAAGGAAAAGGGATTTAAAGAAAATAATTATCCTACAACTTCAAATTTAGAGGTATTGTTTCGAGAACAGTTTCTTGATAAGTTGGGTATAAAATACATATACCAATGGGTCGCACCAACCAAAAGGGTTTATGATTTTGCTATTCTCACAATAGACGGTGGTATGATAGATTATTTAATCGAAATACAAGGTACGTTTTATCACGCCGACCCACGATTTTATGATCACAACAACCTCAAATATAACAATCAAAAAAGACAAATTAAGATTGACGAACAAAAACTAACGTGGGCAAACCAAAATGGTTTTGTGTTAATGCAAATTTACGAAGAGGATATAAAGAAAAATCCCAAAAAAGTTTTGGATATGGTGCGTTCAAGAAGTCAATGCACACTATAACTTTTAATGATTATCCGCAATTATACCCCCTTTGGGTAAAATCAAATTTTCTTCATATTTGAACACATAACCTAAACATTCGGTATCACCTTTTTTTATGGTACTTCTGAATGATTTCGCTCTTTCGCCGTGTCCACCAAATTCAAAAGTGTGAAAACACTGACCCCGCCTGTTATATAGACATACTTCACATTTTTTAATTTTCATCTTCTTCTTTTTATCTAATGATTATTCATCGAAAGGGTATAATTGCGGATAATCATTTTAACTTTTCTATAAATTTTTCTACTAATCTATTAATTGTGTCTTGTTGATTACGTATAATTTCATTTTGTCTTTCAACTTCGGAATTTGCTTTATCACGTTCTTCACGTAATTGATCCATTTTTATTTCCAATAGTTTAAAACTTATATCCATTAATTTTCTTCCATCTAAAATCATAATCGTTGGTCTGTAAATGGTTTAAAAGGTAATTTTGGTATTTCACTAATAACCACCCTTACATAGGGGTTGTTAAGTTCAATCTCCACAAACTCATTGTAAAAATTCGTTTCAACGTATTTGTAAACAGCGTCATTAATAATCGGTGTCGGATTACCATCAGCACCACTGTATAAAAAAATTCCTATTTTTCCAACAGTATCATCCCCATTTTTGAGGTCTTGTTCAAAAAGTTCAACATATTTGTTCATATCTTATATAAATTTTTTGGTATATCCACTAACTTTATCTACACACATACTTTCTTGTTGAGATAACATACTATTAACCCTCTTCCAAAAAGTTTTTATTGCCGCATCAAGTGAACTACATGTTCTATCAATGTCATACCACTCTTCCCAAAAGAACCATTTCTTATCCATTCTTTGAATAATGTATTCCGTTGAACCGTCTTGCGATAAAACAATGTTATTGGAATATTTTTCAAAAATATCATTTGGATGCACGTCTTCTATATTAGCGACTTTTTGGTTATTTCGTATAACAATACGAAATCTTTTAATTACTTGTTGTACTTTCTTGTCTGTTAACATATTCAAACTTTTCTTTTATTTTAGTATCGTAATAATTCATTAAAAACGGACTACCATCTACCATACCCATAAACATAAAATATTTGATTTTATTATTCTTGGTATACTTTTGAAGGAAGTTATATAAATCTATAATAATTTCTTGATGTTTTGAAAATATTAGTTCAATATTATCGTTGATTTTGATAATAAGATTTGTCTTATATATCATAATATTCTTAACTTCATTATCTGAAAGTAAAATATTATTCAGAATATAAGTTATATCTACTTCATTATTGTTGCCCAAATATTGAACATTTGTTCGGTATGATATGGGGATTTGTCAATAATAATAAAACTATCGTGTTCTGTTTTTGTTTCAACTTTCACATTAATTAGTTTTCCGACCTCATTTCTTTCTTTTAGTGCTATTGTGAGGTCTTCACCACGTTCAATTAATACAACTTCATTATTTAGTTTTACAGGTTTTCGGTATTTGAAAACGTATTTCTGTGGTAAAACCACTTTTTTACTTTCTTCCGTGATTTCCCACATTCGATTTAATGCGTCTTCTTTAGAAACAAACTGCTCAACTATTTTTTTCTTTTTTCTAAATTCGGTTAAGACAATTGCGTATTTGAGTTTTAATCTTTCTTCAAGTCGCTTTTCTTTACGTTGTGCATTGGAACATTTTCTTGAACAAAACTGTCCAATATAGTTTTGCATTGTTTTCTTCCGATATTTTTCACCACAGAAAATACATTTATAAGAGCGTTGTCTTTTAAATTCTCTTTCTTTATGTTTTTCACGGTATTCGGGTTTTTTCTTTTCCGTTTCAAACCAATACTTTTTCCTATTCTTTGCTTTTAATTTTTTTTTATATTTAGCATAGTTGGCGGCGGTCATTTTCTTTTGAAAACGCTTTTCTAAACCTTTATTAACACCCTTGAAATTCAGGTGGGTGTGTGGTCTTTGCCATAGTTCTTTATTACCTAATAAAATACATACCTTTGTGTTTTTATTGATATAATAAACTTTGGAATAGTCAAATCTATCACCATGAATAGATTTGGCTCGCTCTATGAACTTTTGTTCTCGTTCTTTCCGCCCACTTTCTGTAACAATTATCGGCATAACTTATCATAGTCAATTTGTCTTGTGGTTGCCTTACCGTCAGGTTTCTGAAAAACCAAAAAATTACTATGAAAGCATCTACTGTGTTCTTGTTTCTTAATTGCGCCGATTAAGCGCGACTTTGCGGTAAGTATAAAACTATCTATGGTATAAAATCCCAATTCTTCCGCCATTTTCCAACTCCAAAATGGAGTCATATATTTCTTCCGCCCACTTATAGTTTCCTGTGTTTTAAATACACAAAACCCACCCGGTTGCAAATACTTAAAAGCATTGTAAAGAAAATGACGATAACTTTTAAATAAGTTGTCAATAGGATAATATCCCTGAAATCTCTTAACAATAATACAAGAGTGTGGGTCTTGTAACTGTTCAGCCTTCACAGACCCCGAACACACAAAAGGTAAATCAATATTAATGCTTTTTAAAGAATTAATTTCAAGTGGCCACTTACCTAATGGTTCAATTTCTATCACACCTTCGGCAATTGGAAAAACATCAAACTTATGTTTGGGTGGGTTTATATTAAATTCCCCACCCTTACCATAATATCCACCTTTAGAATATGTTGGATCACATTCGTAATCTTCGCTATTAAGATATAATTTTTGAATATTGTACAGAATTTCAAATTGATTATCCGATACACTCTTAATAATGTCTTTATATTCTACACCCATTTTACTCTTTCTAAATTTTCGAGAAGTACAACCCCAACATTAATATAATCTCCCATATTGTGATTTAACACAAAAGTTTCATCTGTTATATCTTCACAGAATTGCATTATATTAAGTTCATATAAAACATAACCACTTGCAACGTTTTCGTGTTGTTCAACGTAAATATCGAACTTATTATCAAATGTTGCTGCAACAGTAATTGCTACCACATTCATTAGTTCGTCAATTTTTTGAAGTGTTGTTTCGGTAGAAGTTTCTGTATCAAACCTAACAATATACCACAAATTCATTTGCCAACGATAATCACCCTCTTCCCACAGCGGAATTGTGATAAAATCCTCACTACAATAGGGGATAAGTTTCTCAAATACTTGTTCTTTCATTTTTATTTTATTTACATTATTTCTTTATTTCCACAAAACATACACGTCATCATTCTTGTTTTGCTATCAGCAATCCTCATTTTACCACAGTTTGGACATCTTAATTTTTCAACAGCCCAAACTATGATTAATGATATGAATAATATTATGTATAATACTATTTTCATGTTGTTCCGGTGTGACCAAATCCACCCGCACCGCGTTCAGTGTTACTCAATTCTTTTACCTCTCTTAATTCGGTAAATGCTTCACTTGAAACCGGACACAAAACCGCTTGTGCAATTCTATCACCATTATTAATTGTGAAGGGTTCATTTCCCAAGTTGATTATGATAACACCAATTTCACCACGATAATAGGTATCAATAGTACCCGGTGTATTTACCATTCCTATTCCTTGTTTTGCTGCCAACCCACTTCTTGGGCGTATTTGTAATTCAAACCCATCAGGAATACTTACATAAAGTCCGGTTGGAACAACTTTGCGTTTCATTGGTTCCAAAATTATCGGAGTTTCTATAAACGCTCTCAAATCAAAACCCGAATCACCTTTACTTGCATACACAGGAAATGGGTTGTTTGATTTATTTACAATCTGTAAAAGGTTTTTCTTACCGTCTTTACCTAAATTACCCCTTCTACCTATTTCGAGGGTTAACATTCTTTCGGTTTCATCATCTTCAATATAAAAATTATCACCACGACCGAACACATAATTTTGAAGCAACTGCCCAAGGCGTTGGTCGGGATAAATGTTCCAAAGTTCGCGAACTCTATCTAAAACTCTGTCTATTCTTTTTGGGTCTCTCATTGTATAACTTTTTTAATGTACATTATTTCTTCAACTTCTACTTGTTTTCCCTTTAATCGGGAATACGAACTATTTTTCTTTTCTAAATTTACTATATTTGTATCGTCTAAACAAATTTTATTCGCTTTATCACCACCCCTATTACCGTCAAATGTAAGGGCGTACCCACATTTTAATTCATTACAATATTCAACCAATTCAGATGTATCTATTCCACCGTGATACATACCACTCTTTTTCTCTGTTGGGTATGGTGGGTCCATAAAAACGAAATCATATTCATTTGGAGTAATGTTTCTGTAATCTGTGCACAGGAATCCCACATCAAAATAATTCAATAGTTCTGACGTATCGTGTAATATCTTTCTCATTTTGGAAGGTTCAATTCCACCACGTGAAAAATGACATGAACTATTAAAATGACCTTTTGAATTGTAGCGGATTAATCCATTAAAACAAGTCCTTAAAAGAAACAAGAAGTTAATGGCGTTTTTTAACCTGTTGTGTAATCCACTATTAAATTCATCCCTAATATAATTAAAATGAAATTTACGATGTTCTTCGATAGTATCTCCCATACGTTGATTGAAGTATTTCCATTCTCTCTCATATCCATTTGATAATAAATCGGGGTGTGTTTTTATGTGTTTCCACAGATTAATTAAATCGGCATTGGTATCAACACACACATAATTTTTATACCACGCTTTATCAATATGTCTTCCTGACAATAACTCTAATGTGACAGCGCAACTACCGCAAAATAATTCATAAAATGTTTCACCGCAAAACAATTCATCCATTGTTCCACGTTCAAGCACATTATCTTTAAAATATGGAAAATGTGATATTATTTCGGGTGCAATGGGGCGTTTTGAACCACTCCATTTTATTGGGGATAATTCTTTGCTCATATATATAATTCGGGTAATGGTATTTTTTCGTATTCCATATTATATATGAATCCTATTACGAAATGTGTTTCACATTTTTCGTGTTCCTTCACATGAATAAAAATTTTGTTGTATTTGTCCGGTTTAGATTTATACAATACACCGCCTCTATGTATGTTCTCCGAAGCGAAAAAGGTGGTTTCGTCATCAATGGTATAAATCTGTGTTCCAAAACCCGTACAAAACGCAGGATAATATCTTTTAAAATGAGGTATGTTACCACTTTGTAACTCATTAAAAACTTTTTCAAAACAATCATAACAATAGTGTTTGTTATCAATAGTCAATTCCCCCTCATAAGGGTCGGCGTGTATGCTATGAGTACATACTTTACAAATTTTTATCATATCGAATGGATTTAAAATCTTTATTTCTCTCAAATAAACCCACTTTTTGTATGAAAACCAATTTTATCGAATAGATTTGTTGTAAATGTATAAGGCGTTGCGGAGTTCAAATAGTTGTTGTAACCTACCTGACCGCCTGAGTACCTTAAAAATAATGTTGTGATTATCCTGTTCACCACCACTCTTAATAGCAAATTTTCTCATACCCTTGATTTTAGACCATAGTTGATTACATTTCTTCGCTAAAACCAACATTTGTTCATCGTTTTGTTCGGTTACGAACTTTCCGTGTTCTATGTTGTAGTTGTCTATGATATTGATGTATTTTGCTGCCTTGTTTTTGATGTATTCTTTTTGATATGTAACCGGTTCCGGTTTTTCGGGTTTTTGTATCCATTTGTTACTTTCCAATGAATACCGCCCATTTGAAATAGCGGGGTCTGAAATATCCTCCACATATAATTCAACATCATATCCAAATATTCTTATTTTCTTGGTGTCATTCCACACAGTCTTTTTGCTATCCATATATTCTCTGACAAAATTTGTTCTTTTGTCAATATCATTGAAATCATATATTATATGTAAATCCACATCAGAATATTTTGACCAATTATAACCCACTATACTTCCCACTATGTGAATATCTTTGGGTTCAGCGAAGGGTAGGTTAAGTTCTTCTATGAAATCGTCTGCAACTTCAAGCAATCGAAGTCTTGTTCTCTTCGGTAATTTTTCACCATCGGGAAAAAATTTGGGGTTTAACTCCGACTTCGGTTGAAATGAATTGAGATTTATTTGTGAGGGGTCTACGTCTTCTTGAAAGTTGTTTTCAACGAGTAACTTTGTTGAGGATTTTGTTTCACCCTCAAAAAGTTTAATGAACATTCTTCTTATTTTTCTATCAAAACCACCCTTCAACACTTTGTAAGAAACTTCCAACTGTGGTCCGTCTATGTTGTCGGTATTAACCTTTTGATCCTTCTCTAAAACATTGGTTTTGACCAAATATTCGACCATTTTATTTTTAGAAAAACCACGTGATCGCCAAAACTCACCAACATTACAGGTAATTGGGTGTTCCAATAACGATTTTAAGAAATCCTGTAACTCTGCTCTGAACTGATAAAAAGTTACTTCTTCCCTATCCTCTTTCAAAATATCATTCTTAATTTTATGTAACTGCTCTTCGGATATTATTATGGTTTTCATTTGCCATTCAATTTACTTATAAATAGAAAAATTTAATTTTCAATGCTATTTATTAAAAAAACTTATTTTTATGCAAAAGTTCAATTTAAAGGAATATGTTGATAAAACTGTTAAAGAGGTGTTGAGTGAATCCAATTTTGGTGTTAAACCTACTGCTCAACCTGTTAAGACTATTAAAACTAACACTATAAAAGAAAACATTAACGCTATTCAAAAAAATTACAAGTTACTTCGTGAATACATTGAGTGTGAAAACACAGAAGAATTTGGTGGCGACCAAATGTTGGATAGTGAAATTAGTATGATTGATACGGAAACCCCCGAAATTAATAAATTCATTGAGAACATTAAATCGGAATCGCTCGATGCAATGACCCAATTATCTCGAAATGGTGAAAGCAACAGCCAAGCATTTGAAACCTTGAAGAAGGTGTTTGATATTTGTCATAACACACAAAAAAAGAAAGAAAAGGCGGTAGAATAACAAAATTAATATCTATTTATTACTAAAATAATCATATAAAAATAAATATAATGAACCAATATAAACTATATTGTATCAATGAGAATAAGGGGTTTATCGTAAAAGGATTTAACACAACTGATAAATCCAAGATCAAGAACGAAGTTAAAACCTACTTATCGAATGTATATCCCGGAAGCAAATTAAATGAAAGTTTCATTATCACTTCCAACCCACAAAGTTATGGGTTAAATCCGAAAGACACTTCATCTTGGATAAATCTCCAAAGAGAAAGTCAAGTACATCAACTTACTAACCAAATATATGAATCTATCACAAAAAATAATCGTATATCAAGTTTGGTTGGTCAAAATGTAAAAGAATTGAAGAAAGAGAGTATTGTGAATCACCTTACTAATCTTATTTATGAATCTATTAACGAAGGTCCATTATCGCCACTTGTTCAAAAGGCGATGGGTACTTTACCAAAAGTAAATGACGAAGCTTTAGAAGCGTTCAAAAAAATCATTACACAGGCTTGTAGAATGTCACCGGAGTATATGGATTTAGAACAAATCGCCGCCGAAATCAAAAGAAAATTAGATGAAGTAATCGCCGAAGAAGAATTTGATTACGAAGAAGAACACGGTATTGGTTCATTAGACAGGTATCGTGATACTTTTGACAAAGAAGATTTTCGTGAAGGTGTTCAGAGAATGGTTTCACAAAATATCAATGAACTTTTGACCGAAGCATATAATGATTCGGTTGATGAAGGAATGTTTGGTATTAGAAATGCTTTGAGAAACATAGGTGGTAGTATTACCGGAAGTGGTACTGTACCACATAAAGTATTAGTAGCAGCAAGAAAAATTGGTTCTGCGTTTAAAAATTTTGAATCTGCGTGGTTAAAACATGCTAAATTTTTAGGTGATAATCCGAATGTTCCAATTGACCCAACAGCATATTTGACAAGCGTTGAAGCCGCTATCAAAAGGGTTCCAAGACTTAAAGGTGTGAAAGATATTAGAACACCACAAAGAGACGAATTGAAAGGTCAATATTTTGCATCTAAAGCCGGTATGGATTATGAAATAAAAAGGTTATCAGGACAACAAATCGCTGCTTTAAATCAGACAATAGAGGGTCTTAACAGTGAAATAGAAAACTTACAATCCACGGATCAACAGAGTAAAGAAATTATTGACGGATTACGTGCCGCCGGTATTAATATGGAAAATGAAATTAAAGCATTAAATAACACAAAAACTGATCAAGCCGAAGTAATAGAGAGGTTACAAAATGATGCTGTTGATTTTGAAAATAAAATTAAACAATTAGAACAAACAGGTGCTGTTGATAAAAGAGTTATTAATAAGTTGTGGCAACGACTTAATATAACTAAAAAAACCTTAAAAACACGAACACAAGAACGTGATAGTGCAAATGCTATGGTAGATCATCTACATACAGTAGGTGATTGGGGTACAATGTAAAAAATGAAAGTTTATAAAAAAACCTATTTACAATGTGGTAAATAGGTTTTTTTTTTATTTTCATATTAAGAGGTCTATTGTTAAAATTTTAGATAGTTTTTCAACTGTAAAGTCTGTTTCTTTTGCTAAACGATTAGATTGTTGTTCTAATGTTTTTTCAAAGAAATTTCTTACAAAACGAGCATTACCAAAATTGCGGTCTTTATTTTCAATTACTTGTTGAAAATGTTTCTTCAAAATATTATCAACATTCTTATCCAAATGATATTCAAAATTTTTAACATTTGTTTCAAAAATTCGATATAATTCTTCAACAGAATAATCTTCAAATTCAATGTATCTGTTGAATCGTGATTCTAATCCAGGATTGGAGTTGATAAAAATTTTCATTTCGTCAGTGTAACCTGCAAGAATAACCACTAATCTATCTCTATCATCTTCCATACGTTTCAATAGCGTTGCGATTGCTTCTTTTCCAAAATCATTTTGACCACCCGAAATCAAAGAATATGCTTCGTCAATGAACAAAACACCATCCAATGCGCTATCAATAATTTTATTGGTTTTTACCGCAGTGTGTCCAACATATTCACCAACCAAACCTGAACGGTCTGTTTCCACAAGATGCCCACTTTTTAGTATTCCCAATTCTTTGAAAATCGAACCAACAATCCTTCCGACAGTGGTTTTTCCTGTTCCAGGATTACCTGTAAAAACACAATGATAATTAAGATTAGAAGATTTTAAACCCCTTTCTTTTCTCATCTGTTGTATTTTAATAAAGTTTGATAATGTGTTTATTTCAGATTTAACACTTTCAAGTCCTATTAATTCTTGTAGTTCTTGTGGGTTTTGAATAATAATCTTTATTGGTTTTTCTGTTGAGGTATCTATTAGTTCTTCGATTTCATCCATTTCCCTTTCCATTTCCTCAAGCATTTTACCTCTATCTTTTTGTTCCTCCAATAACTTATCCAAGCGTCTATTCATATCATTTGATCTTTCAATCATATCTTTATATTCCTGCTTCATATATTTATTTTTTAAATTTAATATACACAAAATTCTATATCAAAACAATATAATTTACATTTATTAATCCGATCCTACAATAAACTATATTTTTTCTATTTATAGAAAACTAATTTGTAGATGTTCATAAATGGTGGTAAAAATAATATAAATCCAACACGTGGGGATTACCCACATAGTTTTGGTGAACCGTGGCGTAAAAAATTAGCACTCGAAGCATTTCTTGACCAAGCGTATAATCCCAAACTTATGTCGGTGGAAGATATTGACGCAAGTTTCAAGGAGTGGGTTGAGCGTGAGTTGCAGATAGTGTATAACAAACAACTTGTACCAACTCAATTTTTATTGTCAATACAAAGACTTAGTGATTTTGGTAAGAATTGGAAAATAACAAATAGCGAAGGTGAAATGTTGTTGTCGTTCAAAACCATATCACGAGAATTAGCACCACAACAAGGAACAATACACGGAAAAATATTTAACATTCCCGGTGAATCAACATTTCCTGTTTGTTATATTCCAATCGTTGAAAACGGTGTTGAAGGGTATGATGTTATCTCAATGAAACAACCTGTTGCGATTGATCTTAAATACACTGTATCTATTTTTAGTGTGAAAATGGAAACAGTAAATAAGTTCAACACAATGATACTTGATAGGTTTAAAGCATTACAAGCATATCTTCGTGTTAAAGACACTTATTATGTGTCAATGGAATTGGAAAAGGTTGGTGACGAAACTAAAACGGATTTAGAAACAAGAAGATATTATCTTCAAAACTACGAAATACTTGTAAAAGCATATATTTTACAAGAATCTGATTTTAAAAGAGAACGATTGCAAAACAGAGTTTTGGTGTCAGTGGATACCGAAGCGAAATACAAACCGTGCGCCACCATTGTAGAAGATGATTGTTGTCCTGGTAAGGTGGATTTGGTTGTGGATTTTCCTGTTAATTCTCGAAGTTACGCTAAATTCAGATTAGATGAAAATTTGTATGTACACTCCGTTTCAACCGACAATATTCGCTCATTTACTTTAAAACGTAATGACGAATCTATCAATGTTTGTGGTAATGGTTTTAGATTGTATGAACATGAAAAGGTGGAAATTCATTTCAAGAAGTGGGATAACTACGCACCCGCCAAAATTCGTTTCAACGCAGAAATAGTTTGTTGTGAAATACCCAAGAACATTTATGATTGTATTCTACCTGATATTATAAGTGATAGTATCTCTATTGGATTTGTTAGTTGCGAAATACCGGATATAATAAGTGACACCGTATCATTAGGTGTCACCTGTACTCTCCCTGAAATTGTTAGTCAGGTTGTATCTTTTAATGAGGGTTAAATCTCATTCAAGACCTTATTTAATTTTTTCGTATACCCATAATTTGTTTTTTCATTTATAGATAACAAGGTATTAACATCAATATCTGAATACTTTCTGATATGTTCCCTCAACTTGGTCTGGGATATCGAAGTATGTGTTGTCAAATATTTACCAATTTGTAATAAAAGTGGTTTATGTTTTTCCAACAACGCAACGGTATTTTGCATAATTCTTCTCAATTCAAGAACCGCGTCTTTTTGTGTATCGTAATCACTATGTTCCTTCATTAGACTATCATCATCTTCTGCTAATGTAAAAACACCTAACCGACCTTTCAAATTCCATTTTCTATACGACCTAATCACTAAACCGGTTGCATACTCTAAATCACTCGATGCACCCGTACTAATTAATTCATCACCAAAAACAATAATTTCTGCTGCTCTACCCGCAAGCGAAACGCTAATTTTCTTATCAATAATATCTCTGTTTGTTATAGAATCTTCTTCGATACGATCAAGCGTGAAACCACTATTAACAGGATCGGTTGTAACAGACAAAACTTGTATGGGAAGTTTATTGAATAGGGCGACCATAGCAACAGCATGTCCGGCTTCGTGTATGGCGGTTAATGTTTGTAAATCATTACCCTTGTTATTTCGTAAACTTTCTAAACGTAGGTGAATTTTATGTTCAGTATTTCCAACCAAACTACCATTCTCATAAAATGAAACTAATATTTTTTTATTCTTATACGAATATTCAATAGTATCACAATATATTTCATTAACGTTTTTGTGTAATAACGTATTGGCAAAATTTGACTTAATCAAGTCATTAATACCTGTCTGTAATGGTCTAACCCCAAGTGTTGGAAACACGTTTTCTCTATACACAATTGAATGAATAGATTTATCGAACTTCAATTCTATGTTATATGTTTTTTGAATGTACTCCGAATAACTATTAAGAATATTCCGAATAATAATTTTATATGATTTAGAATCTAATGAGGGATAAATTATGAATGTATTACCCAATCTTGAAACGTGTTCTGCTCTATATCTATCCATTAGTGCTTCTTTGACTTCAACGATAGATATTTTTTTGGATATTTTATTAAATTCGTCAGCGGATATATCGGCACTGAAATCCGAGTGCATACCGTGATACGCTTCATCCAAATTGAGAAGAACGAATATCAAACTACGTTTATAATTTACTTGTGGTTTTTTTGAACCATTGATAAGGTCATTCCGAAGTGTTGTGAGAAAATCGGTAATATCACCAATCAACATTTCGGACATATCCTCGTACAATGTATTTAGATTAATGATTGTGTCCAATCCATACAACTTTATTATTTTAGCAACATTGTCAATAAAACCTTGTTTGAAAGTGAATATAGTTTGTTTGCTGCTGGTTTGACTTGGTCTAATATCGCAGCACCCTAATAAATCCAATATTATTTCGTCTGATATACTAACATACATTTTGTTTGTACCAATATCCACCAATTTGGACCTATTATTTTCAACATCTTCACCCACATCATTGTGGTAGTTTTCAAATCGTTTATATTCCTCTTCGGATAAAGAAAATGAAAGGTTTTTATATGTTTTGTTCTTTAAATACAGTAGCGATCTAAATATTCGCACTGCTGCCGACACCCCTTCATTATCGTCATACGTTTCAATTCTACCGTCATATTTCAATAGTCCGGTATCCATAAACAACCACAAGCCGGATTTATAGGAATCTATTTCACCGTCACTGTCTTTTGCTTTGTAATTTTGAAATTCATCTAAAATTATAATTGGGTGGTCAATATGTCTGTTGTGGTCATATAGAAGAAAATTCAGTGCTTTTTCTTCGTTTAAATCTGAACCATTAACAGTATGACAATAAAATTCCAACCCCAATAACGATATTAACCTATTAACTAATGCTGTTTTTCCACAACCGGTTAATCCAACTAAATTAACCACTAATGGTTTTTCTAAAGAATCTTTGAAAAATAACCAAGGTTTAACTGCATTGATTAACTCATCAATTTGTTTATCAATACCGATAAATTCCAACTTTAATTTGTTGGATATTTCGTTTAGTTGTTCACTTGTGGTTATTATTTCAAATTTTCTCTTATTATTAATAAAATCCTTAATATCTTTTAATTCTATCATATCAGTTATTTTTTTATTTTCTTCAACTTTATTGGTGGAATACCGTCTTTGTTTTCGGCGGTTAATCCAATATAATAATGATTATCCTTGTGGGCAAAAAACAGTGAGGTTAATATTTCGCCTTTTTTACCACGCTTGGTTTTGGGTTTAAATTCAACTACTATCTTGTTATCAAACATTACACTATATTGAGGAAGTAAATTTATAATTTTTTCCCCAAATATGTTTAACCACACTTCTTCCTCTTCGCCTTCAATTTGTGTTGATAATATTACATTTCTAACACAGGAAGGATAACGATAGTAAGATATTAGTTCAATATCATTACAAATATCTAATAAAGACATTATATTGTCCTTAATATTCAGCAAATCTATTGCTAAAAAATGTTCTCTCATTGCTTGGGTCATAATCTACTAACTATTATTTCATGTATATCATCAAGCATTGTTTCACCCCAAGTCTTTCGGGTTTTACGAAACAAGAAATTCCATCGACCGTTTCCACAGAACTTTTGGGTGTCACCCATTTGTTCCAATGGAACGTTATCAAACAAGTCTTTTAACGCAGCAAAAAGTTTATCTTCTTCCTTTTTAATATTTTCTTTCGGCACATAATACCTCAAATATGTTTTTATGTGATTGAGGAGTGCATATTTAATCAACTTTTTCTTATTTGTTTCCATATCACTTATATTTTTATTAATTCAAGTTCTACCATAATATTTTTAACTTTCATTATCAAGTCTTCAAGTGTTCCATTGTTATCAATAACGTAATCCCACCCATTAAATTGTTGCCATTCCAATTCGCTTGTATGGTTTGCGGTTAAACCCGCACTGAGGGGGTTGTGGTTTTGGTAAGCATCCTGCCCTCTATCCACTCTAATCATATAACCACCACGTTCTTTTATAGCATCGATTTCATTGAAATATCTTGCATCGGATATTACCCAATCGGGATATTGACGCTCTACATAACACTTTCTACACAATATCATACGCTTGTCAACATCCTGCTCTCTTTCACCACAGATTTCACATTCAACATTATATTCACCTTCGGGATATGGTATTAGTGTTCGTTTATATGTGTTGAACATTGATAATATCCACGCCTTTTCGTTATAATGATTACGAATACAGTTTGTTCCTATTGTTTGTAACAAATGGCGATATGTTCGTGGTGGTTCACCTTCGACCTGCCATTCACGAGGTAATAACGAATTTTTAAATTCTATTCTTTCAAAATCTTCAACATTACAGTCTAATAATATTGATGCCACTTGTTTTAATTTGGTGGCGTATTTTTTGATAGACCATGAAGTGTGAATAACATCACATCCACTAAATACTTTATCTTCCAACACGTCTTTACAGAATTGAATATCAGTATAATTCTCAAATTCTACCATTTTATTTCCATACTGATTATACCAACAATCCAACGCTTGAATACATTTTGCGGTTGCATCTTTACCACTACCTATAAGCCCACTAACACCTATTAACATGATTTTATTTTTTAAGTATATTTTTTAATCTTTCTGTATGGTTATCCATTTTATATTTACCATAACAATCTTCACTCTCGTTTAAATAAATTAACACTCTATCCAATACTTTACAACCAATCCGTTCTAATGGTATTTGATATAATGATAACTGTAATGGGTACATACCTTCCGCCGGTGAATCTCGCATGTCTTCAAATGGGTGTAACATTCTTTGATCGTTGAAATTCTTAAATAAATCTCTATTAGTTTTAAAATCCATTAGAACCAAAGATTCTATAAGCGGTATATGTGGTCTATCCCAAGCACATAGTAAGTCAAAAGTACCCGAATATTTTAACATTTCGTCATACACCCGACATTCGCTCAATATTGGGATATAACAAGCAGGTAAATCTTCCCAAAACTTAACACTGTTCCAACCCATATAATCACCTATTTCCGGTAATACGACCTCTTCGATTTTTCCTGTGTAAAAATCAAATAAGATTTCATTATAAGAATGTTTTTCGTGTCCAATATCACATGCCTTTTTGCTGATTGATTGCCACTCTTTCAGTATTTGCTTGGGAGTTTTTCCATAATATTTTGAATTTTCGTTGTTATAATATTTTTCATAACAACGCTGTGCTTGTGCTTTTGCATCAAACTTGGGGGTAAACTTTTCAACTATTTTTGACACCGATTTTAGTTCTTTGCCGTTGAGAAAGTATTGGTGGGTATCTTCCTTAAATGTTAAGTTCTTGAAAGAATTTGTGATATATTCTCTCAACTCAATAACATCTTTTCGGTTATTTACCTCTCCCCATTTGTTTTTATTTAATGTCATTCCGGTTCCTCCATATTAAGTTCCCACAAAGATAAACTTCCCTTAATATCCATAATGGGATTTTTATATAATTTCGGGTTTGCTAAAATCCAATTGTAGATGGGTTTTTCGTCATCATATTCAGTATATTCCGCCCACACGCCGTTTTTGGGTGAACCAATAACGCAGTCAACTATATCAACCGAACCAATAATTGCTGAATTGCGATTTTTTTTACCACCATTTACAAAAAATTTTAACCATTCTATATCATTAAAGTTATTATATTCACGTGGTGGTTTTCCTATTAAAGAAACTAATACTTTCAATTGTTCACTTGAAAAAGGAAACCCACGATCTTTTACCTCAATACCGTTTTTAGATTGATGAATAAAAATTCTACCTCTAAAATTGGTTTTCCAAGTACGGTTTTCTATATTTTTAACTCCACAGGCAATCAAAAACGCCCACGGTGATTTTATCGTTAATGCTTTCATGAAATTTAGATTTTACTATAAATCTACATATCTTTATTCGGAAAACAAAAAACGCATAGAATCTTGCCTATGCGTTTTTCGATTTCCTCTACTCGAATGAGAAGTGAACTCAACTAAATTATATTACAAATATACTCATAATACAATTAGATATAAATAGAAATATTTTAGAAACCTATTTATAATAAAATAAAAAAACGATAATGAAGAGAAACTGCTCAAAACATATAAACGTAAGACTTCCTCTTATGGACAATGAGGTTGATTGGGGGCATTTGACTGCGTCTAGATATATGAAAACAGGGATGTTGGTGGATAATTGTGGAAACCCAAGAGTGGTGTTTCTTCCCGACCCTTGTGTACCATTAACAGGTGAAGAAGAATGTGAAGATAATCCGTTAATGACTGAATTAAAGGGTAATGTTCATGTTGAATGTCATTTATCTGCCGGTTCTATGCAAGTTGATGAACTTAGTGGTAATGGTTGTAAGATAAATAACACTGACGATACCAAGATAATCGGATTTGAACACATTGAGAGAGAAAACGAAGAAGGTGAAATGGAAGGTATGTTGGTGTTAAAACAACAGAACTCAAAAGTTTGTGAAGGTGAAGAATTTGAAGAAGAAGTTTTTGAAATATCCACCGCACCATTCACACAGAATACAGTAATTGAAGATTTTAGTTTTGATATAGATGAAGAAACCGGTGAAGAAACCGACCTTTTAACAATACTTGATAGTGATGGTAATACATTTACCGCCGACCTTAGTAAATATAATAACAACACCGATAGGTATGTTGCACCAGGAGAATATGAAGCAACACCCGAAGGTATAATAGAGTTACCGTATAGCGTTGAAACCGAAGATAAAGTTATTATTGATATATCCCAAGCGGTTCATGGTTTTAGAGATATGGATTTTGATAGGTGTAGGGGTGTTTTAACGGTCAGAACGTCTTTAGGTGATCTTGTAGAAATAGAGGGGTTTCCAACCAATATTTCAATGGAAGGTCGAGTTGATACAACAGGAATGTCCGGCACAATTTATTGGAAAATTGAAAATAAAACCATAATGGTTAATTGTAATTTCAACGCGGTTGTTCCTGTTGGTAATATAGCATCAATTGGTTTTCTTCCAATTAGGTTAAAAAGAGAGGTTGCTGTTTGGTTGACTTCTATGCACGGAACATCATATACTAATTTAAGTCGTGTTCAAATAACTGTAACCACAAATGGGGAAATGCAGTTGCGCCAATCACAAGTGCCAGAGCGTATTCAAGATTCATTTGTAATACTTTTTGATAGTATTAAAGAAGAATATCTTGACGAATATTGTAACCAATAATACTTTTTACAATTATGCAAACGGGGGGTAAATATCCTATTACACGAAATTCCCTACACTTTGACGAAAGTATGTTTCAAATGTTTTCGGAATGGGCAAGGGATTATACTGAAACACATATAAACCAAAAGGTTATTTTGTATCAGGTTGATTATATTAGAACCAACACTGACGATTTATACGGTGAAACACAAGCTGAACAAATCAAATACAAATCCCCCATTGAATTACCTTGTAGATACAAAATTGATAAAAGCACAAACGAAGCATATACAAAATCTAAAAACGCCCGATATAAACAAGTTGGTAATATTACGTTTTCGGTATTTGAAGAAACACTAAAAGAATACAAATGTGATATTAAGTATGGCGACCTTGTTGGGGTTATTGCTGATAATAAAACATTGATATTCTTTGAAGTGTTTGATGATGGTAAAGCGAATTTCAGCAACACCGAAACAATGTTTGGATATAAAAGATTTTATAGAAACATAAAAGGTAGTGCTATTGATGAATCTGTTTTTAATGGATAGGTAGACTATCAATATAATTATCCAACGCTGCAATATCAAAATCCATTAACCCATCGTCAGTAAATTTCAATTTTTTACCAATTTTTTTTTCAACAATACGTTCTATTGTTTCTATATCCATATTCAGTATATCGTTATACGGAATACCTGTTGCTCTTTCTATTGAAGCCTTACTCTGTTCGTTTAATCTAAACATTATTTCAATTCGTATTTACCTAAATTAAGATAGCGATTTAACAATTCATCATATACCTCAATGTGTTCTATGTATCTATCATCGGGGTTTACTATTTTTCCGTACTTATTGATATTGTATGGGGTATCGTTTATCCAAGGTTCTATTGTTAAAAAATACCCCTCCACACACTCTTCTTTAATTTGACAACGAAACTCCATTAGTTCAATTTCGTTTGCTGAACCAATATATGTGCCATCTTTGTGCCAAATATGCACCGCATTATTTTGTTTCTTTATTTCTAACATTCGTACAAAGTTTCTCGCATATGAATTAAAACATTTTCAATAAACTCAACATGTGGTGTTTCTTGCAATGTACTTGTATTGTACAAACCATCTATTCGCTCAATCATTTCCTTTGCACGATTTACCAGGTCGTCATATTCTGCTTCACCACGTCTGATTGCCAACAACTCCACACGATTAGGTACACGAACAATCAGATTGCCATTAGATAATATTTCTTCTGATTGTTGTAATAACCTGATTGTGTGCATCATGTTCTTAGCGTCATACCTCTTACCGTGTGATAATGTGTTATTAAACCGAACTTCACTTCGTTTTTCAACCCATTCCCAATACTCTTTATATTCTTTACAATATGTGGAATATCCGTTCCGATTAAAGTACAACCTATTTTGAGGAGTCATACCTTTGGGTATAGAAGAAAGAGCAACTTCATTGGCGTTTGGACAAGACATAATCCCTCTAAAAGTACCCATATTCCAATGGTACAAATCAAAGAAATCTTTTATGTGATTTATATTTGCAAGACCACAATCTTCTTGTTTAAAACCACGAAGTGATAACCATTTTTCAAGTGGTATGGAACCACCATAATCATGTAGAACATAACAGAAATCAAGTATGGATTTTCTCTCTTTCGACATAGGATTGAGAATTTTTTTATTCAATCCTCGTGCCTTTTGAATTTGAGATATTGCATAACCCGCAAATGTGTTTTTACACAACTTCGATAAAAACATATCAACCGTCAGATTATCCATAATAGGATCACGATATAATACACAATCTTCGGGGGTTGCCAATAATTCCAACATGTTGGGGTTGTTTTTCAACAACAGTTCAACAAATCTACCCAATTCGTAATACACCACATCCTTTTTTTCATCTTCTACCTGTTGTACATAATGTAACCCATAAAACTTGTCTTTGGGTAAATAGAAAACACCCCGAATATCCGTATCTGATTCGGGTGTGTTTAATCCGTATGCGTTACTACCACTGATACATTCAAATAGTAGTAAATTATTATTTTTAATGTAATCAATTGTCATTTTTCAACTATTTAATTAGTTTCCATTCTACATTATTTGCTCTTTCATAATAGATATAGGTTTTTGCTGTATCATCGGAAACCTCAAAACCTCGATCACACACATACCTCTTTGCAATATGATAATCTACTTTTTCAATAGTACCGTCTTGGAGGTAATAACTAATTTTTATTATAAAATCCCTATTGTAATTATTCTTACGTGGTTTTCTTTTTTTCCAATCTATTGAATCATCACCAACAAAAAGTAAGAACATAACATAAGCAAATGTGCCTATCATACCAAAAATAAATCCTATTACATAATTATCAACCATTTTTTTATTTTATTAATTTTCGTTTTTACTTGCTTTTATGCTCATTATTATACCGAATATTGTCGCTATTATAAAGGGTGCTAACGCAATAAGTACATTAACTGTTGTGCTCATTTTCTTTTTCTTCTGTTGGTGGTTCACCATCATCACCGTTTCGAGTATAAATAACCACGTCTGTTTCTGTTGGGTATGGTAAATCCATTTCCTTCATCATATTCAGAATGGTATTTGGATGTATTTGCCCTTCTCTTCTAAAAAGGTGGGCATGTTTCAATGTTTCAACATAGATAATTTCGATAAGTGGTTTATATGGTGATACCATTTTAATAAATTCGTCACGATATTTCTTTCGTATGAAGAGATTGTCTGATACAAAATTTTTCTTCTGCTCACACAATTCTATTATACGTTTGTGTTCAATATTCGTTACTTTTTGTTCTTGGTCTTTATTACCTTTAAACTTACCGTCTTTATCAACCATTCCCAATTCTTGTCGAATAATATCACGAGATACTAATTCATAACCCATTTTTTCGTATCTATCTTTGTATTTGCTCGTCTTACCTGCGCCGGCAACACCACACAACATAATGATATGAAAATCTCTTGCGGGGGGTTCAGAATAAAGAGGTCTTTCACCCCAAAATCCCATATCCTTAACGTATTGTTTGAATGTTTGACAGTGTTGAACTTCAAGTTCGTTGTCAATAGAATCTGCACCCATTGAATCAAATAGATTAAGGTAGTACAATAGACGACAATCCGAATTGTTGAAGATTTCAGTAAAGGTTCTATCGTTTTCGTCATCCCTTTTAAAGCGATAGTATTTTGGTTTCATGTGGTATTTAACCAATCCACATATTTTTTCTCTTATGAAAAATGGTTCATCCCATAGCAAATATCGTGTAAGACGCTCACCTTCGGCGGCGTGATATGGTGCAGACCAATTACCATCCTCTTTTAACTTGGCGACTTTTCCTTTACCAATATCGTGAAATAATGAAGCAGCAATTAGAATCCACCGTTCAAAAACCGAAAGTTCATCAGGGTGTTGTTCGATATAATCTTGACACGTTTTAACCACTAATTTAGTGTGATCCATAGAACTACCCTCACGATGCCATTCGGCGTGATAACCACCTTCATTCAGTTTTTGAAATTCGGGTATCTTTTCAACCTCATCCCAATTGACATTTGTAATGTCTGTTATTAATTTTTCTAAAAGTTTCATTTTATTTTAATTTTATTTAGTAAAATAATTACACAATATTATTCCGATCCTTATTTGTTTCTGCTTTCATTTTCTAACAATTAATTCGTCAAAAACAAGTGGTTGTGGTAACACGTTTTTACAAATAAAGATACTTGCAAAGTGGTTTCCTGACATTTCCTGCCACGTTTTAGTTCTTGTTGAATAGGGTATTCTTTTATCAAATATTAGTACTTGTGTTTTACCTCTGCTAAATACGTCTTGAAAACGTCTATTCGATTGAAGTGTTGGTAATGGTAATAACAGTGCGTATGGAACATCCAATTCTTCACAGTGTCTTAACACATCGTCTTTGATAGAAAATGGTGGGTTTGAAATTATATATCTAATATCCATTCTCACCATATCTTCTTTTGTGTAATCGAAGAAATTTTTACCTTCACCGGTTTGTGGGTTGAAGTGGGTGTTGATAACTTGGTATCCCAATTTTCTCAAAACCGTTGGAAAAGCATGTACGTCTTTATCAAATGGGCATAATATCTTTGTAAAAGATTTATTACCCCTGATAAATTTTTCGATAGCGTACACAACATATTCCGGTGTATATACCTCATCACTTTCGACTGTTCTTCCGCTGGTCAAATAACCAATATTTTTTGCCATTTTACTTTTTAATTAAATCCGTTTTCACCTAAATATTTATATATACGTGCAACACACATTCTTTTCATTGAAATATTTTTACACTGCTCTCTGATTTTATTAAATTCCAACAACTCTTTTAGTAATTCTAATTTACTTTTATCATTAAGATAAAAATACACTTCTTGGGCGTATTGTCCAACAAATTCAGGGACTTTTCCTAATGTACCTGACCCCCAATTACACATTGTGTAATCAAATCCGGGTGGTATTTTATCAATGGTGGCATGTGTTGAATTTCTTCTTGATTCTTTTATCACTACATCTTTTAATCTGAAATCAGGTTTGGGATTTAGATTAGTGCTTTTAGGTCTTGTCCACACGTTGAAACAACAATGTAATTTTACACCGCTATAATCCACAACCCCCAAATCTTCGGAATGGAGTAAATCAAACTCATAGAATACTAATGAACCACCCAACATTTGAATAGGTTGAATGTATGCGATATGGTCGCCATACAACATATTCTTTTTAAGAAATTTCAATGATAATAAATTTCGACTACCGAATGGTGGATTACCAAGATACAAACGCCCCTTTTTATATTCTTCTTCGAGAGTTAGGTAATCTTGTTTGGTTACATAATCTGATTCGGGTTCTATATCGTATGCTTTATACACACGAAATAAGTTGTGAAATGAACCATTTCCTGCTGCCGGTTCGATTATTTCACTAACATTTGCTCTACCAATAATATCCAACGCTTTGTTGGTTAATCGTTCAGCAAGTTCGGGTGGCGTATAATACTTGTCATTTAATATTTTTCCCATTATTCGTTATTAGTGTTATTGGGGAAGTTTGGGTTGTTTGCAAAAAATTCAGTTATTTTTTCTTTGCCGGCGGCGGAAAAATAACTCCATGTATCTAATTCGTTTTCCGATTCCGTTTCAGTGGTTGGTACAAGTGGAACTTCCGTTTTCCAAAAATCAATGATTTGGTATGTTATCGTATCCTTTTTTTTCCACTGTAAACAATTACCTGTTTTGGGATTAACACGAACCAAAATAACATTCTTACGTTTATCCTCAATACAATATTCATGTAATGTTAAGGTGTTTGTGGAAGTATCTCTTATGATATATGTATACCCAACTTTAAGTTCTCCCAACGGAATATTATATCTACCTATTAATCTTTTACTCATTTCTTTTTACTTTTTTTTGTTAAACATTTTATACAAACAAATTTCCATCCTATTTCAAATGGTTTTTCGGCGTAACATATCACATTTCCGCAACAATTACAAATTTTAGCAAATGTTGATTTCATTTATGATATTTTCGGTTGGTATGAAAATTTCACAATATTCTGTATTTATGTCTAAATACATATCTAATGGGTAAACAACCTCTTCATTGACTACTATACGTTCAGTCAACCCCTCATTCCAACGTTCATTGGTTACAAGACACCTAAAACAAGTGATTTTTTCACTTGGTTTATCACTATTTGGAGTTTGTGCTATTACCACAAAATGACGATTAACATCTAATGCCGCCATAAACTTTTGCCACGTTTTATCGTCAATAAATCTATCGCCGAACACCCTTCCACCTAATTTTTCAACTCGATCCAAATATCCTGTTAAATCTTCAACGATAATTGCTTTTTGTTCTGCTGATAGAAATTTATAACGATATTTGATGATTTCGTGGGGTAATGAACCGCTTGCTATTGTTCGCCGCCCACAGGCATATAAAATCGCCATTCTAATCATTGTAAATTCAAAATCATCACATTTAAGAAATGGAACAAACACATTGCATTTTGAACTTTTGTATTCTCCGAGTAATCTATCACAACGTTCTATGTTTCCCCAATCATATTCCCTTTCACGGTTTACATCTATTGTGAGTCTGTGTCGTTGAAAATTCGACATTTGAGACCAATATCTTGCACACATTTTATGTGGGTAATCGGGTTCCAATTCTGTTTTTTCGTCAGCCGACAACCAATATCTTGCGCTCATCCACATAAGGGTATTTGTGAAATCATCTAAACCCTTTGCTGTTACTATATTTTCACTATTTACCATAAGATTCCAATTTTTTATTAAGTTTATCTTTAACACTTTCTATGCTTTCACCATAATTTAATACCAAACGATATTCGGGATATTCTTCGTAATATGATAAATCCTCCCAACACAGTGCTAATATATTATCGGTAACGTCAGTCATTGATAATGAATTGTTATTCTGTGCTAATTTTAATAGTATGGGTAATCGTATTTCGATTTTATTGTCAATAGTAGATTCATGGGGTTTCTTTTGATCCTTTGAACACTGTCCTATTGGAAGGACATTCCAATAATCTCCGAATACCAACGAAGGGTCTTTGGCAAGATACAGTTCGTAAATATGTAACCCTGTGCCGTCTTTACCTATATAATCTACATATACTACAAATTCTTCCATTATCTATTATATTCGTCAGTTTTATATTTTTCATTGAAAAATTGTAACCACTGTTGAAATGGTTTGCGTATTTCAAAAAGATTACAAACAAAATGGTCGCAAAACTCACCTAATAACCTATTCATTTCTACCGAAAACTCTTCTGCTGTCATTCCTTTTGGTTCAAGGTAATTAAATGTTCTTTCCATTGAATTATTTTCAATTATATCTCGAATTTCCATATCCGTTTATCGTATTAAAATGTTTTCGTCTTTTAGATACCCATTTTGGGTTATTTTTTGGAATAGACGAGCGGTTGCTACAACATCGGATTCACAGTACTTGGCAATGCGGTTCAAATCTTCTTCATGCGCTTGTTTATCTTTCGCACTTGGTTTAGCAATGGATTGTGTAAACAAAGATTGGTAATAGACCTGTGATACTTGGGAACCATCAATATCCGACTTACTTGTTGGGATACCAAATATTTCACACGCCACTTTCAGAGAAATGCGATTATTGTAAGTGTCACCAAACGCCCATAATTTCATTGTATCAATGAAGTTATAATCCCACTCCTTCTTGGTCATTATGTTCAGTACAAATGGTATTTTAATACCATTCAAGATACAGCGTTTCGCAATGAACGGAATATCGAACCCTTCGATATTATGACCACAAAGAGTATATTTTAATGAAAAATTATTTGTTTCCAACATGTTCACAAAATCTTTCAACAAATCCACTTCTTCATCACCATAGAAAGATTTAACTCTAAAATTCTCACCGTTGAAAACACCTACACTAATACAAATGATTTTACCGGTTTCAGGATAAAGACCACCTTGTAATAAAACACTTTCGTTAGTTACTTCGCTTTCAGTTTCAAGTTTATATTTCTTTTTGATAAACTCTCTTAATATTGGGTTGTTTTCAATATCAATTTTTTGTCCAACAGTTTCTATATCTACGAAGCAAATTCTACTTAAATCACTTAATACTACATTCTTATTCATGTCAATACTTTTTATAATTAAACATTGTTTTATCTAACTTATCACTCCTTAATATGTAATGTGTCCAAAAAAACCTCACATAACCCCAACGCACTGCCAAGCGATAAAATAATCTTCTTGATTTTTCTTTATACCAAAATCCAAACTTCTGTAATTTCAATGCCATTTTAATAATAGGGGTGATTCTAACTGAATCATATCGGAGTTCCCAATGATACCTTTCTTCTTTTTTAGCACATATTTCACACAATGTGGTAATCCAATTACCTGTCCGACCTACTTTGAATGGGCTACCGCAACGCATACAAATATGATTAGAAGCGTGTTCACACATTTTAACCCTTTTCCACTGTTCTTCGGTTGCACCGTAATTATATAAATTTAATGAACCCCATTTCTCTTTAATTTGAGAAAACACAAAGTGTTCGTTTTCGGGTTTATCTTTATTCCACTCTTCAACTTCTTTAAAAAGCGGGATTAATAATCCCGCCCAACCTGTTTTTGATATACCCTCGTCATAAAATAATTGGAAGGGGGTGCGCATAGGTTTTCGTGCCGTTATGGTGGAGGTGAACATGACACCCGGTTGGGTTGGGGGTTCACTTGCCGCCGGTTTGCGCTTGTTCCGTCTTTTCGGTTTCGGTTTCCCCTCTCCCTCAAATTCCTTCAAAACAGTGTTGATTACGTCTATTGTTTCCGGATCTGTTGGAGTTGGTTTTTGGCGTTTGCGCCCTCTATAATTTCTTTTTTTTACTTCCGTTTCCATATTAATTAACAATAATGTGTTTTTTGATAACATCTCTGTATGTATCCACATTGTTCAGGCCGGTAAGTCTTTCCAATTCATTTTCCGCACCATCCATAACTATTACGACAGGTACGCCACGAATATTAAACTTTACACAAAATTTTTCAAATAAATCATAATCCCCATCATCGCTTACTTCCAAGAAATTAATTTTTCCGTTAAATTCTTCCTTTAAAGTCTCAAAGATAGGTTTCAATCTATGACAAGGTGGACAACTACGAGTCCCGATTTTTAATACTGTCTTACTCATTTTAGAATAATTTTATTAATTTATAAATATTTACTACAAACTTACTGTTTTTGAAATTATATTTCAAACTATTTATATAAAAAACAAGAAATATGAGAATCCGAGAAGAAGATGTTTTCAGAGGTATGATAAATACCATACGTGATATCAATGTAAAAAATTCTAAACGTTTGATGGAAGAATATGAGGGTGATTACAACGCAACACAAGAAGTTGTTGTGAACGAGCAAAATTATCCTGGTGTCAAAAATCAAATTATTGATCCATTACTCCAAAAAATACCTAATGTAAAAATGGAAGAAGATGGTTTGGTTGTTAATAAAGAAAAATCAACTATAACATTAGACGGTGTGATACCAAGTCTTTCAAATTTAAAATTCGGAATAACTACTGATATTTCAAATACTGAACCCCTACATATTAGCGTGGAAAATTTCAATGTTAGCGAAGATGGTTTAACGGCTTTAACCGCATTACATGCATTTGCTAAAACATTATATAATGAATGGACTATAAATAAGGTTAAGGAGACTTTTAAGTAACCTTTTTAGTACCATAATCTTTAAATCCAGGTAAACCCATTTTTCTTATACTTTTACCTTCTGTAACAGGTTGTTCTATTATTGCGGGTTTGGTGCTCTTTTCAATCTTAATTTTAGGATCACCTAACACATTTTTCTTTGTGGTTTCTTTCTTCGAATCTTTTACTACCTTCGGTTCTTTTACCGGTTTTGTTTCTTTTACCACCTTCTTAACAGGGGGTATAATAATCGGTGTTACAGGTGGTATAATAATTTCTTCATCTATTATCACGGGGGCTCCTTCGATTACCTCCACAGGAGTTTCTTCCACAACCACCTCTTCAATTTTGGGTTCTTCTACTGCTATGGGATATTCAATAACAGGGGTTCCTTTCTTTACTTCAACAATGGGTTGAACAATATCATCTTCAATTACCTCCACAGGGGTTTCTTCCACAACCACCTCTTCAATTTCGGTTTCAGTTTCTTCTATCGGAACTTTTTGTTTTGGTGGTGGGTTATCCTCTTTGAACTCAAACGTTGCAATTAAGTGTAATGATAACAACGATAGACCCGGCACAATAATACCCGATATAACAGATAACCAAAATTTATGTAGTTCTGTTGTCCATGTGTTAGTTTCACCCAATATTATTGTCATAAATTGTACCCACGTTTGAAACAATTCCCCATTCTCATCTATAAAATTAAATGAGAAGAATATGTTCCCCAACATTTGGTATATTGTGACCACAATAAATGTTAATATTATTGAGAATGTTATTTTCCCTGTCATTAGGGCTATTAGTGTAGTTGCTGCCGCCACCTCTAAACCGATTGACATGGCAATCGCAAAGGGTGAGGGGTTGGCAATATTAAACCACGCTATACAGTGAAATACCGATATTACTATTGCGAAGCAAATCGGTATTGAGTATATACTCTTTAATACTATTTCTCTATTTTTTCTAAACCACTTCCCCATTGTATTCACCTATTATTAAGTCGGAGTTCCATTTCTTCCCTTCGGTTTTGGTAGTATCTCGACCGTTCTGTCGGGGTGGCGCGTGACCTGGCAAAGTCATTAAAATCATTTAAAATGTTCTCTGATACCTCATAACCACCAATTTTGATATAGAGTTGCAACTCTTCTTTGTTGACAAACCCATGTTTTATTGTATCTAATTGTTGTATTAATTCGTGGTTTTGTATGATCAGTTGTTGATTTTGTCTCACCAATGCTTTATTATTTCGTTGCTGACTACATGTTTGAAGATACACACCAAAGAACAGTATCAACACAATCCAAAAATAATTTTCCGCTAAAAAATTCTTAATTTTATCCATCTTTTATTTTTTTTATAAATAGTTATACATTCATTTTTTATCAATTCTCAACATTTTTCAATGAATACTCATAATATTCATTGTTCAGTTCAATACCAATATACCCTCTTTTTAATTTTTTTGCAACCTTACAAGTTGTTCCGATACCACTGAATGGGTCCAAAACAGTGTCGCCGACCATTGAATAATATTTGATTACTCTTTCAGAAAGTTCTTCGGGAAAAATCGCCGGATGGTGTTTAGAACTCTTTGGGTGTATTTCCCATATAGAGGTTTTTTCATATCCGTCTTCCACCTTACTTTCTTCTATTGTATCGCTACGATATTGTCGCAAATTCCAATCAATTAACCTATCAGTGTGTTTGCGAAAAACCAATAAATATTCATGTACAATATTCGGTTTATATGATAATGGTTTTCTATGTTGAAAGAATTGTCCGTTGCGATTTTTGACCGAAGATTCAGGTTTTTCCCAAATGATATCCTCAATGAAATCCCAACCCGGCATGTTAGAGTAAGGGTGTTGGTAAAATCCTAATGGTTTTGTTCTTGTCAACATATACACCAAATCAAACGGTATGGGATACCGCTTTGATTGGTGCGCCCGACTTAATCTTGGTTCTATGACAGGTGATACGTTTATTACTAAAAACCTCCCCTCTTTTGTAACCCTATACACCTGATTAAATATTCGACACATTGTTTGTAAATATGAATCGTAATCTTCATATTGTGAATATTCTCTCGCATTATAGTATGGTGGACTACAAAATGTTAAATCCACCATATCACGAGGAAAAGTTTTTAATACTTCTTCACTATCACCGTTAAGTATAGTATTCGGAGTTATCATTATGCGGGTGAAAAAGTATTATTATCAGTTAAAAATGAAAATGGTTCCCACCACTCACCCGGTTTAATACCCACATTGGTAAATGGAACCATATCTGTTGTATCAACAAATTTATTATAAAACCATTGTTTGGTTTTTTCCAAATTTTCTTCTTTGAGTGCCTTTGTTATTGTGTAATCATGTACTCTTTCATATTCTTCCGCAGGTAAATATCTGTGTAGTGGTATGTAAAATCCTACACACGTACCATATTCAACACTGATTGATGCGTTTTTAGGAATAAGATACATATAATACCAATCTTCATCGGTTGATACAGCACCCACCAAATATTTTATTTTTCCGTCTGCAAGAACATATGTAGAAATATCTCTTTCAACATCACTTATAATGTTTTTGAAATCTTGATTTTCCGGTGCATCAATATTATCTAATCTCTTTTGGATGTTATTTCTAATATCATTTATACGTTTTTGCCCAAACTCTTCGATTGAAATAAGTTTATATTCGATAAACTCATTGTCAGGTACATACCTGATAATTTTATCAATCAGTATGGTTACATCTTCGTAATCGTGAAATTGCGAAAATTGGTCTATATACACTTGATATTTCGTACCCTGTCTAAAAACTGCGGGTATAAAATCACAACGTTTACCAACTGTAATGATACAATTATTTTCTTCTAATTGGTTTAAGAAGTCCAACAGTATTTGTTGACGATTGTTTTCTACTAACATATATTATATATTTATTAAATTTGTTTTAAAATACTCACTTACAACTCCGTATATTCATCAAACTTTTGATGTTTTTCATATCCTAATATTTTCAATTGCCCTTTGTTTTTATGGTTATAATATACTTGTTTGCCGAAATAAATCGCCGCCCAAACTATTATTCCCAATAGTATCCATTTGATATTTGTGATAATCAAATATACCAATGTACAAAATAACACCATTGCAATTATAAGGCAACCGTTTATATATTTTCTGTCAGTTATTTTTCTATCACCTATCTTTGAAAATATATCGGATATTTTTATGTTTGATAAATTGAACATATATCTTACTTTTTACTACAAAAATACAACATTTTCAGGAAATCCCAAAAAAGCCTATTTATATGAAATGAAAATAATATGGGCAATCTTAATATAAGACGAACTGAAAGACATCATTTAGATAGTTGGTTACTTGTGGATAACCGATATTATGACTTTTATCTTCACCCCGATGCAACAAAAGCATCTCGCACGGTGGATTGTGTTGTTGCTACCATTGATCCAAGTTTATCGGAAATAGACGAAAATAATAATATTTATAGTGTTGAACCATGGGAAGAAGCAATAAATACAGGTCTTGACCTTAAAGATTGGGGGTTGTGTTCGGTTGATAATGGGGTTACTTCAATAAATTGGGGGGTAGATGATCTCGAAGATATTTTCCGAAACACCACATTAAATATACCGGAAGAAGAAAAACGATTTTATATGACCCCTGTGAAGGGAAATTATTATTGTGAACCACCCATTGACTACACTTTAACTTACGAAGAAATAGATAATCGAATGGTTGTGAACGCACAAGGTGGTGGTTTACAGGGTTTTTGGAAAATGTTTCTACCAAAACATGTTGGCGAATATGAAACGCTGCCGACAAGACCCAAACTTTGTGTTGCGTATGAATTTTTAATTAAACCTGAAAACACTATAAAAGACAATACCTTATCACATTTTTATCCTGAAAATTTTGGAATTTTCTTCCATAAAGGATTACGTGCTGAAAATAAGTGGTGGTATTACACAAGTAAAATTAACATAGAAAATCTTAATAATATTAAAAAAATATTAGAAGAAAATGGGGAATGTAATTTACTTAATCTATTAGACGAAGAGGATTTGCGTAAATCCAAGTCAGTGTTTGAAAAATTGGTGAACAATGAGGGTATTGCGTTGAACACACCCAACATTGTTGAAATTATAACTAACAACAAATACTTATACATGAATAGAAGTGTTTGTGGTTACAGAGTAGATTGTCGTGGTGATAATGACGAAATACCCGAAGAAATTATTTATTCATATCAGAAGAAAAATTCCAACCTTAACTATTATACATTATTTAATAGAACAACTGACGAACTAGGTAGAAATACCGGTTTGACTATATCACAATTACATCCTGTGAGTGCTACCGGTTGTTGTAGTTATGGTTTCTATGAACTTTGGAAAAAATATCAGTGTGATTCCATTAATCTATATAATTTGGGTGATAAACCAAACCAAAAGTTACCACCGGGTTTTGAAGACATTGATATATATGATAACGAAATAGACATATATAAGGATACATATAATAATGTAATGGCTTTCCGAATAACACCGGAGGGGGCAATAGGTTACAGAATTAATGTTATAAACTGTGATGAAGATAGAAAAGAACACCCAACCAAACTAATTGAAGAATATTCGGTGGATGGTGTTGTTAAATTTGGTGAATGGAATAATATCATTGTTCAAATATGTTATGGTGTTTATATTCCTGACCCAAAATGTACGATGATACCCCAAAGAAAGGGTAGTATAAAAATGTATGTCAATGGAAGATTAAAATTCGTTGGGCGAGATTTTATGGAACCAATGTTTAAAGAGTTGAACGAACATTGGTCAAAACAAGAAGGTGTTCCATTTAACATTAGTTTAATGATGGGGTCACAAGGTTTGTTGGAAACAATATTATCGGATAAACCGGAAGATTATGATAGATACATATTTCCAATAGAGAAACACTTTGCGGGTAATCTTTGTGGGTTATTAGCGTACTTCAAAATGCATGATTGTGTACTTCCACATAAATATATTAGGGATAAATTCCGTCTATACAAATAATTTTGAAAAAACTAACTATTTATTATTAAAATAAGAAAAATATAATATTTCAATTATGAACATAAATGAAAATCCAATATTAGATGTTGTGTCTATAAGAGAAAGCGTCAAGCAAAATACCGAGGCTTCTCTTAAAGCCATCATGGAACAATCAATTAAGGAAGAAATGAAACGTATTATAAAAGAAGATAATTCTGAATACGAAGAAGAAGAAGAAGTTGATTTACAAACCCAAGATGTTGCTGCACCCGAAGTTGATACAGCGGAAGGGGAATTTGATGGCGAAGAAGTCATTGACGAGGTTCCCGGCGAAGAAGAAGAACTTGACGGTATGGAAGATTTTGAAGTAGGTGAGGATACTTACGACGTTAGTCAAAATGATGAAGCGGCTATAAAAGTATTTAAAAGTATGTCTGATGCTGACCAAATAATTGTCACTAAACAAGGTGATACAATTGAATTGGAAGATACTGAAACCGGTGCTGATTATATTATTGACTTAAATGAGGAAGAAGAAATGCTTGGCGAATCGTCTATAAGTAAATTGAACCCACAATATGCGGGTGGAAAACTAGGTGATTTTAAGGCTAAATTAGATGTACCTGTTGGTATCACCCAAAACAGAAAAGGTGGTTTTGGTGCTGGTACAGGTGGAAGACATCAGGGTAGTAATATCGGTGATGGTGATCCATTTGAAAGTAATGTTGAAGGCGCAAAATCACATGAATTTGGTACAAGTGGTAAAAAGGGTAAAAACGGTGATAGTGACCCCTTTGAGGATAACACCAGCAGCGCAAAATCACACGAGTTTGGCACAAGTGGTCAAGGTAAAGTGAAAAACGCTGATAGCAAACCTTTCAAAAAATCTGTTAATGAAAGCGAAGAAGATGTTGTTGCTGAAAATGACGAAATGGAAGAAGGTTTGGTGAGAACTCATCGTAGTTTGAGAAACATTGGTAAAAAATCCGACAATCAAGTTAAAGTTCCTGTTCAACAAGGTAGAGTACCTGCGGTTCGTGACGGTGCACAACTGAAAACCGAAACCAAAGAACTTGTTGCGAAAATGAAAGCAATCGTGGAAGAAAATATGATTCTGAAAGAAACTGTAAAACAGTTGAGAGAATGTGCACAAAACTTCTATGTTGCAACACAAGAAACGGCTTTAATGAATCAAAAGTTAGGAAAAATTATTCAATTAGTTTCTGAACATTCGACAACGACTGACGAAAAGAGAAATATCGTTGAAAGATTTGAAGGTCATAAAACACAACCCGAAATCCAAGCACTTTATGAAACAATAAACAAAGAGTTAAGAATGAGGAAACCGATTATTGAAAACGTTGATACGGTGTTCAATAATATTATTACCGAAATTAAACTCACAGAACAACCAACGGTTGTTAATGAAGACGTTAAAAAATCAATCGATCTAATGAATCGAATGGAAGGTCTTTATAATCGAAAATAAAAAACAAAAATAAACAATAAATAAAACATAACGAAAATGATAAACAATTTTTTACAAAGCGGATTGGTTGGTAATATTCACTACAACCAAGTTGCTGCTGAAAGACAAAGGATATCTGAAACTTGGGATAAATTAGGTTTTACCCAAAACTTGCAAGGTGTTATGAAGGAAAATATTTCTTTGTTGTATGAAAATACTGCAAGAAACCTTATCCACGAAGCAACAGATGCCACGAACTCCGGTTCATTCGTAACCGTAGTTTTCCCGCTGATTAGGAGAGTATTTAGTAAATTGCTTGCTAATGACTTGGTTTCTATTCAAGCGTTGAATTTACCCATTGGTAAGTTGTTCTATATTAAACCGGTAACTTCTGAAAGAGAATGGGAAGGTCTTGATAATCTAGGTAATGTTCAGTCGGGTAGTTCGGCGAAACACGTGGGTTTGATGGGTTACAACAGACATGATCGTAACTTCCAAAACCCAGGAAAACGTGCACTTGTTGGTGATGGTGAATTTGGTGATCCTGTACAGGGTTTGCAAAACAACCGTTTTTATCT